TCAACGAGGGGAACGACGGCCGGAAGGCGCGCAACCTCGGGGACCTCAAGATCGAGGGGACCCACTACGAACTGCTGGAAGCAGCCCTTTCCCACCAGGACGCCGATCCGTCCGACATCTTCATCTGATCAAGGAGAACCCCATGACCGACGTCGCCCCCGTCGAGGAAGCTCCGCAGGAGCAGCCCGCCGCCGAGGAGACCCCCTGGTCGCCGTTCCCGGACCAGGACCCCGCCGTCTTCGACGTGAACAAGCCGCTGAACCAGGCGCAGCTGCACAACGAGCTGGAGAAGGCCCTGGACGTCCCGGTCCAGCTCTCGACCTCGCAGGCGCCCGGGGACACCGCCAGCACGCTGTGGCTGGTGCCCGGTGACGTCGACAAGGAGCAGGTGCAGGCGATCATCGACGAGCACGAGGCCAACCCCGAGTGGGGTGTCCCGAGCAGCACCCGCGACTTCCTCGCGCTGGTGCGGAAGGTCGTCGAGGACGAGAGCTACCGGCTCGATCAGGACGAGATCCAGACCGCGCTGAAGGGGCTCATCACCCGGTCGCAGGGGGCGTAATCACCTGATCATTCAGGGCTACGGGTGCCTGTCCGTAGCCCTGAATCTGGTGCCAATTTGCGACAAAGGAGGTAATCGTGGAGCTGCTCGTTTTGATCTTGGCCATCCTCGCCGTCGCTGGCACCGCGCTGCACACCATCCTGTGGGCCACGGTCCCGAGCTACCGCAGTCCGCTGCTGTTCCATCTGGCAGCCCTCTGCGGCTTCGTGGCCGTGCTCGTGCTGGCACTGAAGTAGCGCCGGGTGGGCCCCGACCCCCTGTAACTGCACGTCCGTCAGGTGACGAGGAGATTTCTGCCGTGCCGATGCGTCCGCTTCCGCGATGGCTGCACCTCTTCGCCTACCTGTTCATGAGCGTCTCGGCCGTCATGTCGTTCTTCGTCCCGCTGGCCAGCTTCGCGCTGGTCAGCTGGAAGATCTACATCTACGTGTGGGCCGCGTCGCTGACCGTGGGAGGCCTCGTGGGTGTCCTGGGTGCATCCCTGCGAAACCTCGGCTTCGAGCTGGCGGCCATTACTCTGCTGCTCACCGGTTACGCCGCGTACACAGTGATCTTGTTCGCTCGCGGAGTGACCCTCGTTTCCGATCACCGGATGGCCGAGATTCCGGGCCTGATCTATGTCCTCTTCAGCACGCTCGCCCTGTGTCTGCTGCTGGTTCGGCGCTATGCCGAGCTGTGGACGATCTTTCACCACGCACCCCGTGTGCGAGGTGACGAGAAGTGAGCCTTGAGCTGATCCTGGGCGCCGTCTTCGGCGGCGGCCTGGCCACCCTTATTGCCACGATGGCTAGGGTTATAGACGGTCGTCGCAAGGGGAAAATAGAGTCGGAAGACTCTGTTATCACCCGCTTGGAGGCCGAGAACCGGAAGGCCCGCGAGCGCGCCGACGAGGCCGAGATGGAGACCGAGGACTACCGCAAGAAGATGCATCAAGCCGAGGATGAGGCAGCTCGATACCGGCGACTGCTGATCCAGAACAACATCCCGATGCCCGGCGAGGAGACCGGCCATGTCCATTGACCCGACGCTGACACCTCAGGCGAATCTGCTCGTCAACGAGCACAAGCGCCAGCGCTCCCGCGAGCGCTGGGACAGCTTCCTGGGCCGCCTGGGCATGGCAGGCCTCGGCGTAGCGCTCTTCGCCGCCATCTTCGCCATCCCCACGGCCAAGGTCGACGCGGTGACCCAGGAGAAGGACACCAAGAGCAGCCAGCTGGCCAGCGTCAGCCAGGTGGCGGGCACGACCTCGGACAAGAACACCGAGCTGTGCCTGCGCGGCGGCGCGGCGGCCAAGGAGATGGAGCAGGCCGGTCTCTGCGAGCTGGCCAAGCAGCTGAAGGCCGCCGTCGTCGCGGCCGCCCCCACTCCGCTCCCCGGCGCTCAGGGTGCCCAGGGCCAGCCGGGCACCGCCGGGTCGTCCGGGCGCGGCATCACCGCTACCGCGATCGTGAGCGGGCACTTCCAGGTGACCTACACCGACGGGACCATCGAGGACAAGGGCTCGATCACCGGCGCGCCGGGCCCGACCGGGCGCAGCATCACCAGCTCGATCATCAACAGCGGGCACCTGGTGCTGGTCTACTCCGATGGCAAGAGCGAGGACGTGGGCCAGATCGTCGGGAAGGACGGGCAGAACGGCGCAAACGGTAACGACGGCGCCCCGGGCAAGGACGGCGCCCCGGGGCGCGGCATCACCAGCATCACCACCGACGCCGGGCACCTGATCGTCGCCTACACCGACGGCACCACGACCGACCTCGGGCCGCTGCCCCAGGGCCCGCAGGGCAACGACGGCAAGCCTCCGCTGAGCTGGGTCGTGCACAATCCGGACGGCTCGACGACGAACTGCCAGCGCACCGCGTCCTTCGACTTCCAGAACCCGACCTACGACTGCACGCGCACCGCCGCGTCCTCCGCAGGCCTGCTCGGCGGTCGCTGAGCTGTCACCCGCTCACCTCGCGCCGCCCAATGGGCGAGCAGGAACGAGGTGAGCGGGTGTGCTGAAAAAGCGGGCGATCGCCCAGATCATCGACGCGATGGAGCATCCCCGGAAGGGGCTGATCCGCAACGCGGCGCGGCACGAGTTCCAGTACGAGCCACGGCGCGGGATGATCTACGCCCGATCGCGGATGATCTCGAACCGGGTGAACGACAACTGGGACGGTTTCCCGGCCGAGGAGATCGCCTCGGAGAAGCCCGGCTACGGCTGGCAGACCTTCTTCGGCAAGCCCGCCTTCGTCAACCACCACAACGAGAACCACCGCCGGGCGCGGGGCGTGATCGTGGACGCCGCGCTGCATCAGCACAGCCAGCCGGACGGCACCCCGGACATCTGGGTCGAGGGCCTGCACGAGATCGATGCCCAGACCTTTCCCCGGCTGGCGCGCGCCGTCCTGCTCAAGCGGATCGACAAGACCTCGATGGGGGTCGACGTCGACTACTCGGTCTGCTCGGCCTGCGGGAACAAGGCCAAGGACATCTTCAGCTACTGCCAGCACATCCCGGGGATGAAGGGCAAGAAGTACTTCGCCTCCGGCGGGCCGGGCAAGTTCGTCTTCGAGGAGTGCTTCGGCCTGCGGTTCTTCGAAAACAGCCTGCTCGTCGAGGACCCTGCCGACCCCACCGCCATGTTCACCTCCGCGCCCGTCGCCGGGCCCGGTCTGGAGCACCTCACCGCCGGACTCCAGCGGACGGCCTCTCGCCGCGCGCCAGGCCGGTTCACCCCCGTTGAAGACCTCGGCCCCCGCTTCGCCGAGTGGTACGAAAGGACCCGCGCATGACCGGCCCGCTGCTCTCGCAGTTCATCCGGCGCGAAGCCGCGCGCTACAACCACCCGAGCGAGCACCCGTGGTTCAAGGAGAACCCGGTCCACTCCGACCACATCGTGGACCACTGGAACCAGGCCACGGACGACGAGAAGGCCCAGGGCAAGCGCTGGTACCCGGACGCGCACCTGGTGGCCAAGTCGATCGCCAAGCTCGCGCCGGTCCGGCCGGAGAAGCTCAACGACTCGGCGGCCTACCACGGAGCGCTGGCCGACCACGAGCACCGCAAGGCGGCCGCCCAGAGCGCGGGCAAGCCGTTCAACGAGGAGCCGCCGAAGGAGCCGCACGACCTGCGGCACCCGCACGGCGACGCGCACCTGGGCGCCTCGATGCTGGCGATCTACAGCCCGCAGCAGGGCTGGGCGGGCAACATGCACAACGCAGCTCGCGTTCTGCACGAGGGCAAGGGCATCGGCGGCAAGGGCTCCGGCATGTTCGCCTCCAAGAGCCAGTCCGACTCGGCGGACAAGGTGCTCGCGGGCGGTCACATGCACGAGGCCGTGAGCGGCCCGAAGATCCGCGACTTCGGCCACCTGATCGAGCACGGCGGCGACGAGCACCCCGAGGGCCATCCCGACCACCAGTCGCACGTGGTCATCGACCGTCACGCCCTGGGGGTCGCGACGGGCAAGCGGCTCTCGAACGACGACTACGGCTCGGCGCCGGTGGCGGCCGCGTCCAAGCGCAAGGACGGCACCATCCCGCGCTCGGCGGGCTACGACCACGTGGTGAACGCCTATCACGAGGCGGGCAAGCGGATCTCCCAGTCGGAGGGCGAGCACGTCCCCGGGCACGCGGTGCAGGCCACCACCTGGCTGGTCCGCCAGCGGCTGAACCAGGAGGGCGAGAAGTCCGACACCGGCAACCGCGCCAACCTGAACAAGGGCCGCGACAAGGCGCGCAGCAAGGCCGAGACCGACTGGAGCGACTTCCGGAAGCAGCACCTGCCGGAGATGGAGCACGGCGGGCCGGGCACCGGCTACGTCAAGGAGTCCCGGCGAGGTGGTGCCAGCTTTCGCGCGGCCCCGTAACGGGGTCCAGCACGTCGCCTACGGGGAGACGATCGCCCCGCCGAAGGTGGACACCCTGCGGGACGAGAACTGCCCGATCTGCGGCGAGGACAACGCCTACGACGGCCACCGCTGCTCGATCTGCGGGTACGTCGCGCCGCCGAGCCCGTTCAAGGACCCGGACCTGGGCATGGCCAGCCGGATCGACCTGCGCGACCAGCAGGACCAGTTCGACGAGTCGATGATGGCCGACCCGGACCGGATGGCCGAGCAGCAGGAGGGCGGCACCCTCATCTGCAACAACTGCGGCACCGAGTTCCCGCAGGAGCCGCCGGAGACCGTCGACACCGACGAGGCCGCGCCGGACGTGTCCGCCGAGGAGACCGAAGAGGGCGAAGGCGCCACCGAGGGCGACATCTGCCCGGCGTGCGAGAACGGTCAGCTCGTGGCCCAGGACACCGTGGCCGACGAGGACGCCCAGGAAGGCGTGATCGACCCCGAGGAGGACCCGGACGCCGAGGGCGAGGGCAACCCGTTCGGTGGCGCGGATCCCGACGCCGACGAGGACCAGGACGGCGTCCCGGACGACGAAGAGGACCAGGACGAGGAGGAGCCGCCCGGCGTGGCGGTGAAGTCCTCCGACGGCCCCGAGGACGAAGACGACGACGAGGATGAGGCCGACGATCAGCCTGTCTTCAAGCGCAAGCCCAAACCCAAGCAGTAGAACCCCGATCATGGCGAAGGTGGAGATGTAACCATGACCCGCACGGCACTGGCCGCACTGGCCGATCAGCAGAAGCTCATCGAGAGCATCGAGGCCACTCACCGCAAGCAGGCCTCGGCGACGAACGACAGCCTGGCCAGCATCCTGGAGATCGTGAAGGACCAGCACGGCCAGATCGCCCGGCTGACGGCCGGTCTCCAGTACCTCTCGCGGTACGCGGGCATCGAGCCCCGGGTGGCCAGTGCGATGGGCCTGAAGCTCGTGCAGGCCGACGTGCAGAACCCGGCCCAGCCGATCCCCGAGCCGCCCGCCGGTCCGCCGACGCAGACCACGCAGGAGGTCAACACGCCGGAGGCCTTCGCCGACGTGCAGGCGCCGGGCCTGGTCCCGGGCTCGACCCAGGACGTGGCCGCCGACGTGACGACCACGAACTACACCCCGGGCGAGGACGTCCCCGCTCCGGCGGTGCACCAGCTGGTCGACGTCACCCAGCCGGTCGACGGCACCCAGACGCAGCGGCCGCTGAACGAGACCAAGACCGAGACCGACGTCCGCGTGGGCGACCCGATGAACCCGCAGCGGGCTTACCCGACCCAGCCGTGGATGCAGCCGCAGCGCACGACCGGCTCGGTGCAGAAGTCGGCCCAGGACATCGCCGACGACTCGGCGCTGCGCACCATGGCGTGCATCCGGCTGGCCCGGCTCCAGATGCGGGCGGGCATCGCCACGGCGAGCGAGGGCGCGGTGTCGCCGGACTTCGAGATCGCCGGGAAGATCGAGAAGAACGCGTCCATGTCCATCGAGGAGATCGAGAGCCAGATCGCCACGCTGGACGCGGTCGTGAAGAAGCAGGCGGGCTCCGACGCCGCGCGCAACCAGCGCCTCGTGCCGAAGTCGGCGTCCGGCCGTCAGGCTCCGTCGATGGTGGGCGGCGGCTCGGCTGCGGTGTTCGACGACGACGCCGAAGGCCTCTTCATGTGACCGGGTAGGCTCGCTCGAAAGGCCCCGAACTTCCCCGAGTTCGGGGCCTTTCTCGTGTCATACGCCTGTTCAACCGCTCGGCGGAGCACAGCCAATGTGTGAAGAGAGGGACGCAACCCGGCGGCGGGGAGCCCTCCACCAAAGAACCTCTTGCTGGAGGAGGGAAAGACACATGCTGAGGACCACGCTGGCCAACTCCTGGGCCAAGCGCACGCTGAAGCCGCTGTACGCGTTCTCCCAGAGCACCCCCAAGGCCGTGTTCCTGGACCCGGCGTGGATCGCGGCCCCGGCCGTGCCGATCTACGCGGGGATGGCGATGGCGAAGACCATCGGTGACTCGGTGACGCTCGTCGGCGACGGAACCACCGGCCCCCTGGTGCCCTACGGCATCGCGGCGTTCATGGAGGGTGTCCCGGGCATCGAGTCCGAGATCACCAACCAGGGCGGCCCGAACCCGTGCGCTGTCTGGGTCCTGGGCCCGGACGCCGAGTTCGAGGTCACGGCCCCGGCCATGGACGCCTCGGCGACCTGGCTCGACCCGGGTACCGGCTTCCCCGCGCTGGTGTACGCGTACACCACGACCGCGAAGCGAGGCCAGCTCTGCCCCGTCGGCGCGGGCACCGTCGGCACCACCATCACCTCGAAGCCCGTGGCGCGTTTGCTGAAGGTGAGCGCCGCCAACAAGATCGTCATCGGCGGGCTCGACCCCAACTGGGCCAGCGACGTCGCCTGATCTGGCGAGAGCAAGGGAAGGAACAGAACGATGACCGCAGCTCTCGTCCAGACGCCGGGTCTGGTGGCGAACGGCCTGAGGAAGCAGGCCGCGCCGACCAAGTCCGACGACTACGTGGCCAAGCTGATCGAGCGCCAGGAGAAGCAGGGCAAGCTCACCTTCAAGGCGAAGACCGAGAAGCTGGCTCTGATCCTCCAGGACGGCACCAACGGCATCCGCCGTCTCGGTGTCGGCATGGTGGGCCCGATCCAGCTGAAGCTCCGCTACCAGGGCATCACGCGCAACGTCCTCATGGAGGACCCGGTCACCCCGGGCACTCCGGTGGAGTACGACGTCTGGGATGACCTGGGCCAGGCGTACATCATGTCCGGCCACGAAGGCGAAGTCAGGATCAACGCCTTCGAGGGCAAGCGTGTCCCGATCCGGTTCTACCGGATCGCCTCGTTCCCGGCGATCCGCAAGGAAGACCTCGTCTACCTGCGGATCAACGCCGTCGAGCAGGCCCAGGATGAGACGAAGCAGTCCATCCTGAAGCAGGAGGACTTCCGCCTCATGCTGATCCTCCAGGCGGCGGTGAACGACTACGCGAACCGCGCCGACCACGTGGTTACCCCGGACCACCGGGTGACCCAGGCCGGTACGCAGTTCACTCCGGCTGCGCTCTACGCGGCGGTCTCCCAGACCGACATGCACGAGCTTCAGTCCTCGCGTCTGCTCGTCAACCCGATGGACTACCGGGACCTGTACAAATGGACGATCAACGACACCGGCTGGGCCTTCAAGGACCGCGTTGTCGCTGGTGAGAGCATCACCAGCTTCGGCGAGTTCCAGATCCAGCGGTCGATCATCGTCCCGCAGGGCACGATCTTCCTGACCCCGGAGCCGAACTTCCTGGGTGTCTTCCCGGTGCTCTACTCGCTCGACGTCGAGGAGAACCACCAGGTCGAGTCGTTCTGGAAGGGCTGGGTGTTCGACGAGATGGTCTGCATGGCCATCCTGAACCCCCGTGGCCTGGCGACCATCACGAAGACGGTGAGCAGCACCCCGATCACGGTCCCGGCGGCTCCCTGACCGACCTGATCAACAGAACGAAAGCCCCGGTTTCCCACGCGGAGACCGGGGCTTTCGCCTGTCGGTGGCCGGGGACGCGCTGCCAATTCGCGAAGGGCACCAGACGAAGGAGTTACCCGATGACCAGCACCATGTTCGTGCGCAACAACCAGCCCGGCCCGACCGTCCTGGACGAGGAGGGCTTCGAGTTCCTCCAGTGGGAAGGCCACGGGAACCCGATGGGCGCCGACGTGCTGCCGGTGCCCTCAACCCTGGTCGACAACCACAACTTCCAGCGGGCCCGGATGCTCGGCATCTTCGACGTGATCGAGGCCGACGAAGAGATCCAGGCCCTGCTCGACAAGACCAAGGCTGCCTGGCGGCGCCAGCAGAGCCAGCGCGCGGGCATCAACTTCGCGAGCCTCGGTCAGCTGCCCACCGAAGAGGGCACCGTCCCCCAGGAATTCGAGCAGCCGAAGCCCAAGATCGGTCCCGGCGAGCTGCCGAAGACGGTAGAGGTCGAGGTCGGCGTGGACACCGGCGACGAGACCGCGACTCCGCGCATGAAGACGATGCGCGTCTCCCTCGTCCGCAACGGGATCTGACCTCCCCTTCCTCAAGCTCGGGGCCTCGGACCTCGGGAAGATCATCAGCAAAGGAGCAGGGAATGCCGACCGAGAAGTCCGAAAGCAAGCCGGAGACCACCGAGGACCCGGCCACCGACGAAGAGCACCCGCAGGACGCGCTGCGGCGCGAAGGCCTGCGCCTGAACCCGCAGTGGCAGACCGAGCACCTCGACACGACCGGCGGCGGCCCGGTGGACTTCAGCCGCACCCCGGCCTTCGAGGAGGCCCGCCAGCACGCGGTGCGCCAGGGCGCCCTGGCGGCCGACGCGGACTACACGCCGGACAACGTCGTGTTCTCCGACGACAGCGACGAGGCCGAGCGCCAGCGCGAGGCGGTGCGCAAGCAGGCGGAGGAGCTGCCGGAGGACGAGGCCGAGCGCCGTCCGCCGGGCTACGCCGACGGCATGGGTGGCCCGTACAACCAGGGCGTCGTGGCCGCCGAGGACGACGATCAGGCCTCGGCGAACGAGACCTCGACCCCCGTGGCCGCTCCGGCGACCAAGGCGACCGCCGAGGGCAGCGACGGCAAGGACTCGGACAAGACCGAGGCCAAGCCCACCTCCTCCAGCTCGCGCAGCTCCGGCTCGACGACCACCAAGGCCGCCGCGAAGCCGAGCACCTCGACGAGCAGCACCGCGAAGAAGTAGGGCCCCCGAGGCAGGCCGGGTGGGCCCCTTCCCCACCCGGCCCCCTCTTCGCTTCCCCCGCCCCGTGAGCGCATGAGGTAGAGATGACCGCGAGCAAGACCCCGAACCTCGGCCTGATGTCGCCGGTGCTGTCGGACTCGTTCTCCCCGGACGACTTCGCTCAGACCTTTGGGATCCTGGATCAGCATCCGGGTATCGAGGTGGTCGCCAACCAGGCGGCCCGGCCGAGCAACCTGGGCTCGGCGCAGCACGGCCGGATGTACTGGCAGGCCGACTCGAACATCATGTGGGTCTGGAACCAGCCGATATCCACTGTGGCCGGTTTCTGGGTGCGTTCCGGCACGAAGGGCTGGCTCGGCGGCGCTGGCAACGCGGCGCAGGTGAACACGACGGCGATCAGCGTCAGCACCGCGCCGACCATCGTCAACGTCAACACGCTCATCCCCGGCGGCCGCCCGGTCATGATCCTCTACCGGTGGACCTTCATCGGCAACGACTCGGCGCGCTTCGCCACGATCAACCTGCTCGCAAACTCGTCGAGCGTCCAGGAGGCGCGGTTCAACGGCAATGGCTTCGGGGCCGCCTACTCCGCGTCCACGCCCTACCCGCCCCAGTCGCAGATGCACGGCTACCTCTACAGCGCGCCGGGCGCTCAGCAGAACGTGAACTTCCAGGTGAAGCTGCGCTGCCAGGACCCGGCCGTCGTCGGCTCGCAACAGGGCGGCGGCAGCTGCTTCATCATCGGCACCAGCATGGACGTCTTCGAGCTGTGAGGAGGAGCCGGTGAGCCTGTCCGATCGCCTGTGGATCAACCAGTACGACCCCGCTGTGCTGGGCATACACGTCTACGCGCGCGGGCAGATCGGCGACCCCGACTCGAACCTGGTCCAGGTGACCATGAGGAGCGAGGACACCGCCGCGCCGGTCTTCATCAACCGCGCGGCCACCCGGGCCGACGTGGGCGCCTACGAGATCCAGCTGACCTCGGATGAGACGGCGGCCATCGGCCCCTTCGCGCTCACCTGGTCCTACGCGCTCAGCGGCGTCGGCGAGAGCTACACGACCCACGTCCAGGTCGGCGAGTTCAGCCCGGACTACGCGGCGCTCTCCGAGGGCATGAAGGGCGTCGTCGAGCAGGGCTGGAACCGCTTCGAGGACCTGTTCGACTCGCCGCTGGGCGGCCCGAACCTCCAGGTGTACGCCCAGAGCCACTTCAACCGGGGCCGGATCGCGCAGCTGTTGCGTTTCGCCGTCGGGCGGCTGAACACCGCAGCCCAGCCGTTCCAGACCTACACCCTCGACGGCGACGGCGGCGCGACCTTCCCGCTGACCCAGTGGGGTCCCCTGCTGGAACAGGCGCTCTACGTCGAGATCCTCAAGCACCTGCGCCGGTCCTACGTGGAACAGCCGCTGCTGATGGGCGGCGAGGTCACCCGGCACGACCGGCGGGACTACATGGACCGCTGGAGCCAGGTGCTTTCCGACGAGCAGGCCCAGCTGAAGGAACAGCTCGACGTCTTCAAGATCCGCTCCATGGGTCTCGGGCGCCCGGCGGTGCTCGTGTCCGGTGGCGCGTACGGCCGTTCCCCCGCCGGGGTGCGGTACATGGGCACCCGAGGGCGGCCGCGCTTCTACCGGCCCGGACTGTACTGAGGTGGCCGGTGACTCGATACCGCTTCCCGCAGGACCGGGCGACCTTCGTCTACGGAGATGACCTCTCACCGATCCTGACGCCTCCGCGCACGGCCGTGGTGGTCTACACCGACCAGGCGCTGACGACCCTGGCCGACATCACCACCCTCGAAGGCCAGTCAGTCGCCCTGAGCACGCTGTACACCGACCACGGCCTCCTGCCGGAGTTCCTGGGCCCGGACAGCGTCTCGCGGCTCTGGACGGGCCTCCAGGGCGGCATTGCCTATCCCCTGGACGCGCAGGCCTCGTCACTGCTGGAGAACAGCGGCGTCGGCGGGACCGCCCGGCAGCTGTGGGCCACCGGCACGGCAGCGTCCGCGCTCTCGGGCCATCGCGCGGTGACCCCGGCTCCGGACGGCTCGCTGGGCTACGCCAGCAACGACAACGCCGCTCACCTGCACGCACCGCTGTGGATCACGTCTGGCGCGGCCTCCAGCGGCGCGCAGGTGGAGGCGCTGATGCTCGGCACCATGATCGAGCCCTCCTGGAGCTGGACCCCGGGACCGGTCTACCTCGGCGCGACCGGACAGCTCACCCAGACACCCCCGGCCGGGCCCGGGGCGCAGTTCCTCGCTCAGGTGGGCACGGCCACCAGCCCGACATCCCTATTCGTCGATCGCAGCCCGTCGATCAAGATCACGTAAGGAAGGGCCATGGCCGGAGACAAGTTCCTCTACAACAACGCTGGCACTCTCACAGAGAAGGTCTCGAACCAGACATCGGCGGGCGCGGGTGACGCGGGCAAGATCCCGGCGCTCGACGCGACGGGCCGCCTCGACAACTCCATGATGCCGGTGGGCATCGGCGCGGACACCGCCGTGATCACCGCCTCCGAGGCGCTGGCCGCCGGAGACCTGGTCAACATCTGGAACAGCACGGGAGCCAAGGTCCGCAAGGCTGACGCCTCGGTGGCGGGCAAGGAGGCGCACGGCTTCGTGCTCGCGGCCGTGCTCAGCGCCGCCGCCGCCACGGTCTACTTCGAGGGCACCGACACCCAGGTGACCGGGCAGACGCCCGGTCCGGTCTTCCTGTCGGCATCCACGCCAGGTCTGGCCACCGCCACGGCGCCGAGCGGAACGGGTCAGGTCGTCCAGCGGGTCGGCTTCGCCACCTCCGCCACGGCGATCAACTTCCAGTCGCAGCCGCCGGTCGTTCTGGCCTGATGACCGCTCGCAGGCCGCTGACGCTGGTCTCCGGGGACATCCGCGAGATGCCCTCGGGGGACGTCGTGCTGCCCGCTGCCCAGGTGGCGCCGGTCACCCTGACCGATGCGACCACAGTGGCGACCAACGCTGCGCTGGGCAATCACTTCCGGGTGACGCTGGGCGGCAACCGGACCCTGGGCAACCCCACGAACGCGGTCGATGGCCAGAAGATCATCTGGGAGCTGATCCAGGACGGCACCGGCACGCGCACCATCACGCTCGACACGAAGTTCGTGCTGGGCACCGACCTGACGGCGGTGACTCTCTCGACGGCGATCAACAAGCGCGACTTCCTGGGCGCCTTCTACAACTCCGTGACGGACAAGTTCTACGTGACCGCGTTCGTCAAGGGGTACTGAGGAGGCGGGCGTGACTCTGGAAGGGGCGTACAGCTTCGACGTCGATGGGACGGACTTCTCCGGGAATGGCCGGACCCTGACCCTCGGCGCGAACGCCGTGTCGGTCGCGGGCGGGCACACGAGCAACGCGCTGGGCAAGACCGGCGCCACCATGCCCGTCTTCCCCGGATCCCTGCTGACCGCGACCCAGACCGACGACCGGTGCGTGATGTTCTGGGGCCAGGGTGCGCTGACCACCTGGTGGGTGCGCTGGGAAAAGGACGCGATCAACTCCGGTACCTGGGGCATCTTGAACATCTCCGGGTCCATGGCCGTGCAGGCGCGGCGGGCCTCTGATGACTCCCAGCTGACCCGGCCGACTGGCACGGCGCCGAGCGCGGGCACGTGGCGGCACTACTGCGCCACCTATGTCCGCTCCACCGGTGTGGCCCGGATGCTCGTCAACGGCGTCCAGACCGGCACCCAGAGCTTCGCAGCCGGGACCCAGCTCACGATCAACGCGGACCGGATCAACATGGCCGAGTGGAGCACCACCGGTCCGGCCGTGGACGACATGCGCTTCTTCTCGAATGTGCCCACCGACCCCGAGATCACCACCTACATGAACACGGCCGTCACCGGCGGCCCGAGCCCGTACGTCACCAGCGCCTTCATGTCCTACTTCTGAGGAGGTGCTCGATGCCCCTGCCCATCCCGCAGCCGCCGACTCCGAGTGCGGCCACTGGCGAGCGCTTCTACGTCCGCGCTCCGCAGAACTGGGCGATCGACCAGGAGCGTTACCGGCACGACCAGGCGCTGTACACCATCGGTGAGTACTCGATCTTCTACCTGATGTGGTCGCTGCTCGACTTCGAAGCCGGGCTGGTGACCCGGTGCGCGCGCTGCTACGGCACCAACGGGTCCCTGGACAACCGCAAGGCCAAGGTCTACAACCAGCCCTCGATCAACCGCTGCCCGGACTGCTTCGGCACCACCTTCGAGGGCGGCTACCGGGCGCGCATCGTCCGGCCCGCGCTCTGGGCCGACAACGACGAGGACGAGAAGCCCAACCGGCAGGGCATCGTGCACCCCGAGTCGGTGAACGTCGAGTCCACATGGGACTTCCGGATGCGCGAGGGCGACTACATCATCCGGGCCGACGCCTCCCGCTGGCGGCTGCCTGCCGCGCCGCGCCGGACCACGCTTCGCTCGGGCTACGACCACCCGGCCCAGGTCGACGCCGCGATCACCTACGCCCGGATGCAGGCCCGGCTGGAGGAGCCCGGCACGGTGGCCTACCTGCTGGAGCCGAGCAGCAAGATCGGCCTGCACACCCTGTTGACGACGCACAGTGACTTCCCACGACAGTTCCCGGAGTTCGAGGTGATCCGGGCACCGCTGATCCCGCCTGATGGAGTGCTCGACTGATGATCAACTACGTGCTGGATCTGCTGGCTGGCCCGGAGAGCCAGCTGGCCTTCCGGGCTGCCGAGGCCGAGGCGAATCCCGCCTGGCGGCAGTTCTACTGGAGCAGCGACACCGGCTTTCTGGACCTGAAGCGGCTGAGCGAGGACGAGGTGGCGGGCTGGGCACCGGTGCGCTACTCCTCCGACCCGCTCTCGCGGCCGGTCGCGAACGCGCTGACCAAGGTGGCCGAGTGCCGCGTGGCGATCCGGATCCCGTCGCACGCCGACTGCTCGCCGGAGATGGCCTGGCTCGGATGGTGGGTCTCGGCGGCGGGACTGACGGTGCAGCTGCTGAGGGAGACCGAGGTTCTGGACTGGACGCCGCTCTACGAGGAGAGGGAGTCAGCCGATGGCGACCATGCCGAGTGAGGCGACCGACGACAAGGGCCTTTTCGACCGGCTCGCCGACCGCGCCGACGCGATGTTCTCGCACCCGGCCTTCTTCGCGTTCGAGATCGCGCTGGTCATCGTCTGGGCCGCCTCGGGCTGGGCCTTCGACTGGTCCGACACCTGGCACCTGCTGATCAACACGCCGACGACGATCATCACCTTCTTGCTCGTCGGCCTCTCGGCCAACACCACGCGCCGGTCGAACGCGGCCAGCCAGCAGAAGCTCAATGCCCTGGTGCTGGCGGTCGCGGATCTCCCCAACATCGGAGAGAACGCGCGGCGCGAGCTGCGCTCGGCGATCGGTCTGGAGGACGACGAGGCGGCGCAGGATGCGTAGCACAGAGTGACAGGAGAAAATGAAGCGTCAAGGCGCTGACCTGCGGAATTGACACTAGTGTAGCGATCTCGCCACCCTTGTGGCAAATACAGAAAGTGACGAAATGGCTCCCATCACCGCGCAGATCCTCCGGCTCGGGTCAGGCACCCCCGACCGGATGGTGATGCGCGCCGAGGGATACGGCCAGGACGTCACGCGCTACCTCGCGATCGACGCTGTCTACACCGCCCGGATGAGCATGCCGCGCGTCACCGGCGCCACGGCCAGCCGCTTGACGCCGATCTACGAGGAGGGCTGGTTCGGGATCTACTTCCCGGACAGCTGGACCTGGTTCATGGAGCAGGGCACCGGCCCACGCACCATGCGGAGCCTGGCGGGCAAGACCGTGCCGATGTGGGTGTCCGATGAGGACGGTCAGATCCGAGCGAAGAACCCGAAGATCCGCAGGCGTACCACGATGGACGGCCGGACCCAGGTGCTCATCTTCCGCCGCGCGGCGCCGATCGGGCAGCGCAAGCAGGTCCGCCGCCGGAACAAGTGGACCGGCGAGATGGAGACCGTGTGGACGGTGGCCAGCTACCCGGGCGCGCCCGGCCGGATCAACCGGCGCTCCGACGGCATGGGCTGGGGCCGGGGCGCGTCCGGACAGATCTCGGCAGGCAACACCGGAGTGCGCTGGCGGCACCCGGGCCTGCGCGCTCTCCAGTTCCTCAACGCCGCGCTCTCCGGAGTGGCCTTCCGCTCGAACGTCCCGCTCACCACCGTCTACGCGACCGACGCGGCCGAGTGGGAGCACTTCCTGACCCGAGGAGGGCTCTGATGTACCGAGTTCCGCTCAAGGCCGCTGTGGTCGAGGCGCTAGAGTCGGTCTTCACCGACACCCACCCGAACGTCGATTTCCGGGGCCAGAACAAGCCGCTGGTGTCCATCGAGTACCCGGTGGAGCGAGCGCACTACCCGGGCGTCTGGGTGCAGTACGCCGACGACTCCGAGCTGAGCATCGCCGGGATCGGGCACGTCGAGATGGCCGTGGATGAGGCGAACAACCGGCTTATTGAGTACAGCCGGTGGATCTTCTCGGGCTCGGTGACGATGACCATCGTCGCGCTGTCGAGCTACGAGCGGGACCGGCTCTTCGACGAGGTCGTCCGGATCTACGTCGGCGCCCGGTTCAACCCCGGGCTGTCGAGCTTCCGGACCAGGATCGAGAGCAACGACCTGATCGCGATCAACGCGAACTTCGACGACATCGAGCCGATGGGCGACGCCACGCCGATCGGCACCCCCTGGGGCACCGACGAGATCATCTATGAGATCTCGCTGCGCTTCGACGTGCGCGGCGAGTTCCTGACCGATCAGCTCAACACCGAGCTGGTCCCGCTGTCCGGAGTCACCTTCATCGACTACGTCGAGGGCAGCCCCGAGCCGCCGTGGCCCGGCCCCGGTTCACCGACGGCCCCGCCCACTCCGGGCAACTGGGACCGCACCAACTGGAGCTGATCATCCTGTCGGCTCCCCGGGTGCCCAACCCAACTGATGAACGAGCACCTGCTGCCCGGAGGGGTCGATGACCGCATCGCTGGACTTCAGCCAATACCGCCACCCCGGCGTGTACGTGGACGCGGGTCAGAGCCCCACGATCGCCACGGCCGGGGTCGCCCCCACCGTCGTGTGCATCGTCGGCTCTGGAGTCGGCTACAACACCTTCACCGAGACCATCAGCTTCGCCTCAGCGTCTGCGGTGCAGCTGACCAAGCGCGGGATCAACCCGGCGACGATCCAGGTGCGCGGGTACATCACCGACCCGAACGCCACCGGTCAGAGCATCCCGTACCTGTTCGCGCCGGACGTCGGCGCGACGACGCACGACTACGCGGTCACCACGAACACCTCGGGCGGCACGGCGAACTCGACCACGACGATCACCAAGTCGTCCGGTGGCAAGATCGAGACCGCGTACCCGCAGGTCACGGTGACCTACCAGTACACCGACGCGAGCTACCACTCGCTGAACTTCTTCGAGGACTACACCTCGATCGTCGAGACGTACGGCCCGGCCCTGGACCCGACGACCGGCGCCCTGGTCAGCCCGATCACCTTCGCCGCCGGAGTGGCCGTCCTCAACGGCGCGAACCAGATCTACGCCATCGCGCTCGACCCCGCGATCGGCACCGTGGCCCAGCAGTTCTCCGACGCCTACCAGACGCTGTCGGCGAACAACATCAACGTGAACCTGGTGGTTCCCCTGTTCGACGGGGTAACCGACCAGGCGGCCCTCGGCGGCATGCTCGCGACGCTGAACGCGGCCCTCCAGGCGGACGCGAACAAGGGCATCCTGCGGATGGCCATCTGCGGTCTCGACCAGACCTACGCGGGCTCGATCGCGAACGTGGCGGCGCTGGCGAGCGGCATCAGCTCCAACCGGATCGTCATGGCCTACCCGAACCAGCTGGAGTACTACAACGGCGTCCTGAACCAGACGGTCACCGTGGACGGCTTCTACCTGGCCGCCGCCTACGCCGGGGTGGTCTCGCGCCAGGACATCCAGATGCCGCTGACGCACAAGACCGTCCAGGGCTTCTCGGCCATCACGGCCACGGTGCTCAAGACCCTGACGCCGACGAACAAGGACACCCTGGCCAAGGGCGGCGTGGCGCTGGTCGAGCCCGACCGGCAGGGACGGCTGCGCGTCCGGCACGGCGTCACGACGAACTTCGGCGGCGGCATCCTCACGCGCGAGATCTCGCTGGTGCGGGTCCAGGACGGGCTTTACAACCTGCTCCAGGACACCATGGAGAACTCGGGCCTGATCGGCATCCCGATCACCGACGCCACCGCGCTCCAGGTCAAGAGCGTCGTCTCCGGCGCCCTGGAGACCGCGAAGAACACCAACGCGCTGATCGTCGACTACAACTCGCTGGCCGTGCGCCAGCAGAGCCCGCCCTCGGGCGACCCGACGGTGATCGACGTCCGATTCGCCTACCGGCCGCCGTGGCCCCTGAACTACATCCTGGTCAGCTTCACCGTCGACACCTCGAACGCGGACGCCGTGTCGAACCTGAACCAGACCCTGACCTGATCGCTCGACCAGCCTGAAAGGGGCCTGGAGCATGCCCGATACCAAGGTCCGAGTCGTCGGCTCGGGGTTCAGCACCTTCAACTACCGAGGTCAGCCGATCGCCTTCCTGGAGGGCGTGGAGGACTCCGGTCAGCGAGCGTTCTCGGACGCGGGCCAGAGCTACCAGTTCATCCACCCGCTCGGCGCCCGGCACCCGGTCGAGATCGCGACCTCGCGTGTGCTCGCGGGCGGCACGCTGAACCTCACCATCCGCGAGCTGTGGGACGGGCCGATCTGGAACCAGCTGGCCGGGCTCGGCGGCGCGCAGAACATCGTCGACATCTACGAGATCCTCGCCAACGACCCGAGCTACGTGACCTGCCAGACGATCATCCAGCCGCCGGGCGGCCGCCGTCCGCGCGGGAAGGTCTATCACAACTGCGTGGTCGTCGACATCGCCGACAACGACACGATCACCGTGGGCGCGCTCGCCGTGGCCAAGGGCATCGTCGTGGCGTATACGCACAGCACCGCACTCTGAGAGGCCCCTCGATGCCCGACCTCTTCGCCGACGAGGCGGCCGCTGAGGCGGCCTTCCAGCTACCCCCGGACCCCCGCGAGGAGATCCGGGCGCTCGGCAGCGGCTCGGCGTTCCCTGAGCACGCTGGGGACCGGGAACCGGCCAAGGAGGAGAAGCCCGCTCCGGAGCCGGTCGAGGAGGACGTCCCCGAGTTCGACCCCGCGCACCGGCAGCCGTTCAAGGGCCTGCTCTACGTCGGCGCGCTGACGAAGAGCTTCGAGCTGTTCGGCCACCGCTTCACGATCGCCACCCCGACCCAGACCGAGCGGCTCCAGATCGGTCAGATCATCGAGCCCTTCCAGAACACGATGACTGCCGAGATCGCCTACCAGACCGCGCTGGTGGCCGCCTACCTCGTGGACATCGACGGCACGAAGCTGCCCGAGCCGGTGGTGACCAACCCGAAGGAGACGGCTCTGCACGACCGGTTCCGGTGGGCCTCAGAGAACCTCCGGCGCCCGGTGCTGGACAAGATCTTTGACGAGTGCCTGAAGCTCGATCACCAGGTGGACGAGGTGCTGGAGGCCATGGGAAAAGCGTCGGGCTGACCGGAGTCGACCCGTGGCTGGCGGGAGAGCTGCGGTTGGCCCAGCGCCAGGGCTTGCTGACCGGCCGCCACCTGTCCGACGTGCAGGCCAACTCGATCACGATCCTCGACTGGATCGATCGTCTGGGCAGCTTCCGGCGCGACGGCGAGCACGAGCTGCTCATCCTCAAGGCCGCCCTGATCGCGCGCAACGAGCCCGAGCGCTTCATGCCCGAGACCCTGTTCGCGGATTGGTTCAAGAGCCCAACTGATGACGAAGATCCCGAGTCGCTCGACGTCGAGACGCAGGAAGGCAAGCTCGGCGTGGACTACTCGGCCGTGGACTTCAAGGGCAGCGAGGCCATGGACGAGTACCAGGCGCTGATGCGCCAGCTCGGCGAGATGACCTCGGGGTCCTTCAACGGTACGGAACTGCGCATCGCCGGAGGAGAGGACGGGGGGTGGCTCTAGGTGCCGAAGAAGAACCGCAGCGGTGGTGACTCGACGCCGACCGGGCGTCCCCGGCAGTCCACATCCGCCGACGAGATGCTCGCTCAGGGCCGGATCCCCATGGGCCCGCAGGGCCAATCCGGCAAGGACCCGCTGAAGGTCCAGCTGGTCTCCGGCGACAAGGAGTTCTTCGAGGCGCTCAAGTCGGCGCTGGGCACCGGCACCGGCGCGGCCACCGGGTCGAATGAGCAGTTCCAGGCGATGCTCTCGTCTTCGGAGGCCATGCAGCAGGCCGCGCGCGAGATCACCTCGGAGCTGAGGACGTCCGTGGCGATGATGCGCGATCTCCAGGTCCGCTCCACCGAGAACCTGAACCGGATGACCGAGCAGACCGCCCGGGACCGGCAGGTCGACCGGGACCAGATGGACACCCTGATCCAGCTGCTCTCGGGTGGCGGCGGGATCGGCGGAGGCGGTGGTCACGGCGGGGGCGGTCATGGCGGTGGTGGAGGAGGCCATGGTGGCGGGTACTACGACCCCAGCCGGGGCGGCTTCACCTCCTACGGCGGCATCGGCAGCCGCGTAAACGCCCGCCTGGCGACCGCGCTGCACCAGAACTACGGCACGCCCTCGCTGGGCCAGCACTCCAGTGCGCACACCACGCGCAACGCCGCGATGATGAGCCGGGCCGCCGGGGCGCTGGCGCACGGCGGGATCGGCGCAGGCCTGCGCCGGGTGCCCTACATCGGCGCCGCCATCACGGCGGTGGAGGGCGTCAACGACGCGGCCGAGTGGCTCACCAACGAGCGCGCGAAGAACGCCCAGTACCAGAGCATGCTGGGCGGCCAGAACAGCTCCATGGACAACCGGGGCAACCCGGTGACCTCCATGGGCGGCCTGATGGGCGACCTCTCGGAGTTCTTCTCCGGCCAGTCCTCCTCGTCGACCTCCGGGCTCGGCAACCGGATGGCCGAAGAGGGCTACGTGATGGGCCAGCGCTTCTCCGGCGGCGGCTTCGACGAGACCAGCGCCCGGCAGCTGTTTCAGGGCGTCACGAGCCTGGGCTACACCGGCGACCGGCGCGCGGGCGCCCTGGACTTCGCCAGCTCGAACTACAAGACCATGGGCATGGGCCAGGACGAGTCCATGCAGCTGATCGCGACGTCGGCGAAGTACGCCCAGTCGAGCCTCCAGGGGCTCTCCCGTGAGCTTCAGAACGTCACCAAGACGGCCGTCCGGACCGGGCAGAGCGCCCAGGTCGTCCGGCAGGCCTTCGCTGAGACGTACGCGGCCGCGCTCCAGGCGTCGGGCGGGGCCGGATCCGGCGCGCTCGCGGCCGCCGCCACGAACATGACCGGCGCGGGCGGGCGCCTGCTGGCGGGCTCGAACCCGCTCTCGGTGCTGAACGACCCGACCTCGAAGTACCAGATGGCCGGGTCCATGGGCATGACGCCCAGCCAGCTGGAGGCGGCCGGGCAGACGAACCCGGGCATCACCATGCAGGCGCTGGGGAAGCGCTCGGACATGTACATGCGCTCCCTGGGCACCGGCACCATGAGCACGCTCAACGACCTGATCGGCCAGCAGGGCGGCAAGCAGAAGGTGGCCGCCGACTCGAACCTCATGGGCAACGTGGCCAGCCAGCTGATGGCCAGCCAGGGCTACGACATCACGGTGGCCAAGAACATCGTGGGCCAGATCGACCCGAGCATGGCCAACGCCAGCGACTCGGCTATCGCGCAGTACATCGTGAACTACGTGGCGGGCAACAATCCCGGGAACCAGGCCGCTGCGCTGAAGGACTCGATGACGCCCAAGAACATCTCCTCGGGCGAGCGGGACAAGATCAAGAACCCGAACAACCAGGGCGACCCGACCGGCAAGGGGTTCGGCAACTTCGCCTGGGACCAGAACAAGCGCGGCAAGGACATGCAGTCCGACGCGGGCATGTGGTCGAACCTGTTCAACGGCGACCAGACCGAGCAGGGCTACAACCTCCAGGTCAACTCGGACTACTACAACGAGCTGACCAAGGGCACCGGCAAGTCCGACCCGGTGATCGAGAAGCTGATCTCCGAGTACGGCACCGACCCGAACATCCGGTTCAAGGTCAAGACGAAGAACGGCGATAAGGCCGTCACCTTCGGAGAGGCGATCCGGAACTTCTCCGACCAGCTCTCGTCGGGCCAGGCGTCCATCGTTTCGTCCAATAAGGACATCAACAACCGTCAGGTGAAGGACCTCGCCGGGAGCACCGGCGCGCAGGTCACTTCCGACAAGAACGACTGGCAGGGCTCGGACTTCAACAAGGTGGCCGACGAGATCGGCGCGGGCACAGCCGACCAGGCGGCTGCGGACAACAGCGGCGGCGGCTCGATCACGCTCTCGCTGTCCCCCGAGGCGCAGCGGCTGTTCCAGGTCAACACGAGCGGCAATGTGGACCTGGACAACTCGGCCTCGGCCGGGCGCCCGTCTCCGCAGTCGACGGGGCCGAAGTAATGGGCAGCGCGAGCATCGGCGGCGTCCGCTTCCGGATCGACCCTTCCCAGGTGTCGATCCCCTACAAGATGAACGTCGCCGTCACCCCGACCGTCGGTGGGCGCGTGGTGCAGGTGCACGGAGTGACCTTCGGCGACATGACCATCCGGGGTCTGTTCGGCCAGGACCGGGCGAATCGGCGTGAGTCCTGGCAGCTGGCCGAAGACTTCTCCACAGCTGTGGGCAAGCTTGTGGACAAGCAGAGCGCCCGGCCGACCATGGCTCAGCTGAGCGGCACCGATCCGGCGCCGATGCACCCGACGCTGCGCTTCCTCTACAGCGACGCGAACAGCACGACCCGGCGCGGGCTCCCGGTGCACGACTGGGACTTCAACGTCTACATCAAGAGCCTGCGGGAGATCGAGGGCGAGTCGACGGTCTCGCACACCACCGGGAAGTACTCCTACGGCTACACCATGACGCTGTTCATCGTGCAGGACAACACCGGCAAGCTTGCTCACGTGGCTCAGAACGCCTTCATCGACCGGCTCTCGAAGGGCCTGGGGTGGAAGCGCGGCCCGTACAACGGCCTCATGACGGCGGCCGACCTGGCGAGCTACCTCCAGAGCAAGGGCGCGGCCGACATCCATAGCTACGTCCTCCAGCAGTACCAGAATTCCGTCACCGGAACGGTTCCTGGATCCAGTGCGGCAAGCGGACAGGGAGGGAAATGATGGACAGCAACGGTTCCTGGGGCTCCGACGTGCTGGTCTCCCTCCCGGTCCCGCCCTTCGAGACGCCAGTGCGCCCGGCGGCGTCCGGCTTCGCCTTCTCGCGCTTCGGGCTTGTGCACGACCTCACGCAGTCCGACCTGGAGACCTACCTCTACCCGACGTTCTCCCCTCTGGACACGCCGGAGCGTGAGTGATGCCCACTCAGGTCGTCGGCACCCAGACCAACTGCACGCTCTCCTACTCGAAGAGCGGAGTGAACTACTCCTTCAAAACGTGGGCTTACGGTGCATCGCATGGGTTTTCGGTCATCGCCACCGAGTCGGCCGGTCGCAAGTACCGGGCCTTCTACCCGCACCAGCGCGCGGTCGACCCGTTCACGGTGACCTTCCTGCTGAAGGGTTACCCGCATCTTCAGCTGCTGACGAAGTACCTGATCAACTACATGCTCGCCGTGGTGGACACCGGTTCGGTGGCCATGACGGTGAACATCCCGTCGCGGAACTTCCTGCGGCAGGGTGTGCCGACCGGCGGTGTGGTCGATCAGGACCAGACCGGCTCGATGCTCTTCATGCCGCAGATCACCTTCGATTCCGTGAGCGACCCGCTCGACACCACGGCACCGGTGGTGTCCGGCATCGCGCTGGGCTCGACGGCCGCCGACGACGCGGCGAAGTTCTTCTACCCGGCCTCGGCGAGCACCAACGATCCGAACGCCACGGCGAATTCCTTCTACGACGCGGCCCCCACCCTGGTCCCGACCCCGGCGACCGACGTGTCCGCTCCCGTCCACGGGCCGAGGTGATCAAGTGTCGACCCTCATCTACCAGCCCCGGGTGTACGCCTTCATCTCCGTGATCAACAAGAAGGGCGCCGAGCAGGTCCTGGACATCTCCGAGGACCTCACCGGCGGCGACATGAAGCTGCGCACCGAGGGCGTGCACACCTTCGCCTTCCAGCTCCAGAACACCCAGCGGAAGTACGACGGCCTGATCCGCCCGATGGACCGGATCGTGGTCTCCATGCAGCGCATCGGGCAGCCGCTGCGCGTGTTCTCCGGGTACATGAACAACGGCCCGGTCTTCTCCGTCTGGCCGCGCGTGCTCGACCTCTCGGCCAGCTGCACCCTGAAGCGCCTCCAGTACTGGTACTGGGACTCCGGCGCGCAGGAGTCGGCGAACCTGATCCAGAAGGTCGGCTCGAAGACCTCGGGGATTGCGAGCGACCAGCAGGCGAACGCGGGCCAGCCCACCGGCGACGGCGGCATGCGCGACCTCACCCTGAGCATCCTGGCGGAGGTGGTGCGCTGGCCGAAGGAGAAGGTCCACATTGGAGCGATCCCCGACGACTGGTTCACCTTCGCCACCCAGGTGGGCGACGAGATCATCAAGGCCAGCGACTACTCGAACCTCATCGGCTCGATGGGCAACGGCCTCTCCGGCGGCTCGGGACTCTCCGGCGGCAGTCTGGCGCACGGCCAGGTAGGGCCGGGCACCTACGGCGGGCTCGCGCTCGACGCCGAGCAGGCGAAGGACGCCTCGATCATCTACAACGTGGCCGCCGACCGGGGTCTGGAGCCGCGCGCGGCCGCCCAGGGCATCGCGACCGGCATCGTGGAGTCCCGGCTGAAGAACCTCCAGGGCGGCGACCGCGACTCGGTGGGCGTCTTCCAGCAGCGGCCGAGCCAGGGCTGGGGCACCGTGGCCGAGTGCACGGACGTCGCGCACGCGTCAGGCAGCTTCTTCGACCGGCTGGTGAAGGTGCCGAACTACAAGACCGCCGACTTCGGGCTGACCTGCCAGGCGGTCCAGCGCTCGGCCTTCCCGGACAAGTACGCCAAGCAGCAGGCGGCCGCCGAGGCGATCGTAACGGCCATCCAGAAGACCTCCACCGAGGCCGGGAACGCCATCGTGGGCTCCGGCGCGGGTAACACCATCGGCTCGACGACGGCCATCGGGAAGCCGCAGGGAGCCACCGGCCGGAACGTGGCCGCGCAGGCCTACAACCTGATCAAGGGGAACCCGGCCGGGCACATCCGGTACTCCCTCGGCGGCGACGATCCCTACAACTCGCCGGACCCGAAGGTGCTCGACTGCTCGTCCTTTGTGGACGTCGCCTACTTCCGCGCCGTGGGCAAGCCCTGGATCAACCCGCGCTCCACGGTCTCCACCGAGCGGCCGAAGTGCATCATCATCCCGACCGACATGGCCAAGCAGATCAAGGGCGCGCTGCTGTTCGTCGGCACCGGCCACGTCGAGGTCTCGCTGGGCAACGGCTACTCCGCCGGGGCGCACACCGACGGCATCCCGCTGGAGAAGCAGGTCTCGATCGTCCAGGCGAACGGCTTCACCGACGGCGGGCTGATCAACGGCGTGAACTACTCGGACGCGGCCACCACGCAGGCGGCCGCCCAGTTCATCCAGAGCAAGCTGGGCTACTCGGCGAACATCACCGACCAGAACGAGTTCAAGGCGGACGGCGCGGCGGTCGACGCGTCCCAGGGCAGCGGCAGCAGCGACACCTCGGCGCTCGATGTATTCAATGCTTTGATCAACGTCTACAGCTGGGGCTACGTGCCGGACCTGGCCGGACAGATCCTCGTCGGGCCGCGCGCGCTGATGAACGACCAGCCGATCCTGCCCTTCCTCGGCAACCTGATGTCCGCCTCGATGCGCTCGTGGTGCTCGGCGCCCAACGGCGACTTCATGGCCTGGTTCCCCGACTACTTCGACCTCTGGGGCATCTCGGCGAAGATGGACGTCCGCTCGATCGAGCTGATGGACTTCACGGTCACCTGGTCGGACCTCCAGACGGTTACCCACCAGTACGTCATCGGCGTCCCGGCGGGCATCACCAACTCGATCAACACCAGCGGGCAGACCTTCGCCAACGGCTCGAACAGCGGGTACGCCTGGCAGCTGACCAGCTCGGGCATCGCCACCATGGAGTTCCCGCAGATCTTCCGGGCGATCTTCGGCCAGGACGCCAGCCAGCAGTTCCTGGACGAGTTCCTCGGCCGCTTCGGCGCCCGGCCGAACACCGTCACCCTGCCGACTGTGAAGCAGGGCCTGCCGGAGTTCTTCCTGGCGCTGTTCCTGTTCATGCGCAAGTGGGCCGACCAGTTCTCGGCGAACATCCCGATGACCTGGATGCCCGAGCTGTGGCCGGGCATGATCCTGCGGCTGCCCGAGTTCAACTTCCAGGCCTACATCACCGAGGTGAACCACAGCTTCAAGACCGGTGAGGACGGCTACTTCCGGACCTCGGCCAGCGTGTGCGCGCCGAGCCGGATCAGCCAGAAGACCAACGACGTGTTCGGCCTCCTGCCGCTGGGCGGGAAGCGCTACAACGTCGTCCGCCAGGACCTCGAACCGGCCGACAAGACCCCGCGAGGCGCCTCGTGACCGGCGCCATGCCCATCCAGGGCCTGAGCATCCAGGCGGTCACCGTGCTGTCCGTGGACGGCAACACGGCGTACGTCCGGTCCGACCACACCGGGAAGTCGTTCCCGGTCGCCAGGGACGTGCTCAGGGCGCACGCGCTGCCGCCGATGCCCGGCGAGCGGTGGATCCTCGACATGGCCTACGGGGCCGACTGGACCTTCTCCGCGATCATCGGCGGCGACCCGGTCAACCCGGTCCTCACGGTGGGCAACTCCTCCGAGCGGCTGGCGATCAAGAACCCGTTCCAGAACCTCGCGGTCTACCAGCTCGACACCTACTCGATCTGGTACTGGACCGGCTCGGCCTGGGTCGAGCGCATCTCGCCCGCCATGACCGCGCTCCAGGCCCAGGTCAACGCGCTGCCGCGCGGCCTGGTGAAGATCGTCCGCTGGCCGACGGACATCACCATCGTCAGCCCCACCGGCATCCTGATGGAGTCGCTGGCCGCGCCGCTCGTGGCCGGTCGCACCTACAAGATCAGCTGGCAGACCAACCAGGCGGGCTCGCTCGCGGCCGGGCCGCCGAACGGCCAGTCGAACATCGTCACGGCGCCCGGCTCGGTCGTGGCTGGCTCTCCCGTCATCCGGGGAGCGGGCATCCGGGTCTACAACGCCACCCAGGAGGTCTTCACGCTGACCGTGTTCTACGACGCCCTGGTGACGGAGACACGGGCGTTCGGCGCCGTGGCCAACTCGGGGTCCACCTCGGCCTCGATCACCTTCTACGGTGCTCAGGGGCGGTTTCTCAGCGTCGAGGACGTCGGGCCGACCCCGCCGTAAGCCTGTCGAGCCCCGGAGCCTCCAGCCCAACTAGTAGCCGGGAAGGGAGGTGCGCCATCAAGACGCTCGCGCTCGTGAATGGCGACCTCGCCATCGGGACGAACGGCGGCTACCTGACGTACTCGGGCGCCCAGCGGATCAAGCAGGACCTGACGCTCGGGCTGACCGAGGAGTACGGGACCGACCGCTTCCACCCCACCTACGGCTCGGTCGTGCAGGCCTATCTGGGCCAGGTCCTCTCGGCGGACATCATGCAGCTGGTGCGGGCCGAGGTGAACCGGGTCCTCCAGAACTACCTGGTCATCCAGCAGAATGAGGTCATCCGGGACACCGTGGTCGACGTGCAGGGGCGCTATGACACCTCCGACGTCGTCCAGTCCGTCGACAACGTGGCCGCCCGGTCCGTGCTCGACACGATCTACATCACGGCGACCCTCACCACTCTCTCGCGCGAGAGCGTGACCATCTCCCGGCAGGTGACCCCCTCATGAGGTTCCTCAAGCGCGCTGAGCAGCCCGAACAGCTTCCTCCCGGGACCACCGTGGCGCCCTCGGAGCTGGCCGCCGTCCGGCAGACGCTGGAGGACGGCCGCGCCTTCGCGCCGCACTGCGACCAGCGGATCCTGCACCCGCCCGGTGAGTGCTGGTCGTGCGATCTGTACCCGGACTGGCAGAAGCTCCGCGTGCTGTGGGGCATCGACTTCTCCGGCCACTCCACGCCGGGGAACCTGCCGTGCCCCGCCGACTACCACCGTCCGCCGAACTCGCCCTCCGATCACCGGAACTGGCCGAACAACCGAGCTGAGAGGGAGCGCGGATGACCTCGACCGGCGACATCGCGGCCAAGATGGTCGCGGCGCTCAACGCCGCCGAGCCGGACCTGGATGTCTCCGTAGGCACCGTGGCCCGGAAGCTGATCGACGCCGTCTCGGAGTCGATCGCCGAGGCCTACTCGGACTCGCACCTGATCCAGTACCAGTACGACATCGACTCGAAGTCCGGCGGCGACCTCGACGACTTCTGCGCGCTGTTCGGCATCACCCGGATCCCCTCGTCCCGGTCCCAGGGCGTGGTCACCTTCACCCGGCCGAATGACCAGTTCGCCGCGACCACGGCCCTGGTCATCCCGCCCGGCACGCAGGTGGTCGCCCAGACGAACCCGATCATCTACGTGATGACCACCGTGTCCGCCGTGATGAGCCCTGGCCAGCTGACCGCCGACGTGCCGGTTCAGGCGGTCGTGGCGGGCACGAGCGGCAACGTCGCGGCCGGGATGCTGGTCACCGTGGCCACGGCCGTCTCCGGTATCGCCAGGGTGGTGAACGCGGGCCCGCTCTCCGGCGGCTCGAACCAGGAGTCGGACGCCGACCTGCGCACCCGCTTCCGGAACACCGTCTTCCGCTCGCTGGCGGGCACCCAGAGCATGTACCAGGCGATCGCCCTGGCGACGCCGCAGGACCCCACGATGCCAAACACCCGCGCGGTGACGCAGGTGAACGTGCTCGGGGCCTCGAAGCGCTACCGCGAGCAGATCCAGGTGGTGGCCGGGACGGCGGCCAGCACCGTGCTCCGGGCGGCCTACATCTTCCCGGACAACGTCTACTGCGGCGCCGACATCGACGCGGGGAACCTGCTCACCCAGGGGACGAACTTCACCTTCACGCCGTCGAACCCGACCAACGGAACCAGCGCCACGGCGGCCCTGACCGCGCTGACCGGCATGCCGGACGGGATCTACGACCTCGACTTCGAGTACGTGCCGAGGGCCTCGCGCAACGACCCCGCCAACACACGCTTCGCCAAGGGCGGGATCAACAACCGGGTCGACGTGTGGATCAACGGCACGATCGCCGACGTCGCCACGCAGAGCGTGAGCTTCTCGAACTCGCGGCTGTTCACCTCCGGGTTCAACGACCCGTACTACAACCAGGCCTTCTCCCAGGCCAGCGCGGCGGCTCCGACCCCGCCGCTGTCCAATATCTTCATCCCGCTGGCCTACGGCCCGGTGCTGGCCGTGCCGGACACCCTGGTGATCAACGGCGTGACCTACGTCGAGGGCGCGGACTACTGGATCACCCAGCGCGAGGACTGCTTCGGGATGAGCCCGGGATCGCTGTTCGGGCTGTCCTGGCAGACCAGCCGGGTGCCGCCCAACAACGCGGTGTTCGCGATCACCTACAACTACAACCGGATCGCCCGCGACGTCCAGGACAACATCGCCCTGTGGCGGCTGGTCGGCACCGACGCGCAGACCCACTGCGGTCTGCGCCGCATGGTCAAGTTCCACTTCGCCATCGTCTACGACCGCGCGTACGAGGCCAGCTCGGTGAACACGAACATCGACATCGCGCTGAGCGCCCTGTGCTCCAGCCTTGGTTTCGGGGCCTCGCTTCAGGTCTCCGACGTTCTCCAGACTGTCCACAATGTACCCGGCGTGGACAACGTCCGGTTCCTGACCTCCACCGACGACGGCACCAACTACGCCATGGCCCAGATGTCGCCGTGGACGGCGAACTCCCAGCTCTCGCTCTACGCATCCGGCGGCCGGGCGATCGACGCGACCTTCGGCAACAGCGAGTACCCCGTGTTCCACTCCTCGCGCATCGTCGCCAAGGCGCCGAACACCTTCATGATCGGGGCGTGAGATGGCCGATACCCTCGTCGAGAACCCGTCCTTCTTCCAGAACTTCGACGCGGCGGCCGCCGCCGACCTGATGTCCATGCAGCTGGCGCCCGGCCAGCCGAACACCACCGAAGGCATCTTCACCGTCTCCGACCCGATCGTGCCGGACCGGATCACCAGCGAGCGGCTCGCGCACTTCGACCCCGAGATCTACGACCTGCGCGACACCTCGCACCTGATGAAGCTGCTCAAGGTCATGCTGGGCGGCTCCGGCGCCGGGGGCCTGCGCAAGCAGCTGGCCGTGGCCCGGATGCAGAACAGCTTCACCGGCATGCACTTCCTGGACCTGGACCGGTTCTACGGTGCGCTGTTCGGCATCCGGCGCACGCAGGCGGAGCTGTTGCCGGGCAACTTCGACCCCTACAGCGACGGCGCCTCGTCGGCGGAGTGGGACGACATCCACTCGCGCGACGCGAGCTACCGCGACCGGCTGATCAAGTTCGCCCGCTCGATCCCGAACGGCGGCAGCTACACCGGCATGAAGCTCATGGCCGAGTCGCTGATCGGCGCCGAATGCGAGATCTACGAGTCGTGGACGTGGATCGACGAGCAGGACGCGGGGCGCTTCCAGCCCAACGTCCTGAACTACACCTACAACTTCCTGCTCAACACCGTCCGGACCTACCAGGGCATGACCGCGCGCACCTGGGGTGACTGGGCGGGCGCCGGGCAGCTGTTCACCGGCCGGACGAGCGCGCGGACCCGGTCGGACTGGATGCTGGTTCCGAAGCGCCCGCTGGCCAGCTGGGAGCAATTCCAGCTGATGCGGGTGCTCAACACCTTCAAGCCGGTGGGCACCCAGTTCACGGTCTTCAACAAGGGCCTGAACATCCACCAGCCCGTCGAGATCCGGAACGTCTCGGCCAGCTCGGAGCACTGGGAGATCATCTCCTCGGTCACGCCGAACCCGAACCTGAACTACAACCCCTACGCCAACGCGCTGTCTTTCGACCCCAGCTTCGCCGTGGCGGCCCCGCAGGCGCGCCCGGCGTTCTCGGGGTACCAGGGCGAGGAATGGACGCTCAACGGCGACGTGGCGACCGTGACGAGCTACACCCTCAACGAGGACGACACCCGGACGCCGGGTGATGACGACCTGATCGCCTACACCGACGGCACGACGCGGTCCTACGAGGCGAAGAACGGGCTGATGACCGCAGCGCAGGCGGCCGCCACCCAGCTGGTCTCCGATGGCGTGATGACCTCGGCGCCCTACGCCAAGGCGCGCAACTCCCTGAACGTGAACACGGTGGTGGCGGCTCGATGACCTCCCCGCAGCTTCCCGGCTCCTCGGTGGCCCCGGCCTGGGTCGGCGGCATGCCGCTGTCGAACCTCGTCGAGGGCATCCGGCTGAACAGCGTCGGGTCGACGCAGCAGAGCGTGGACACCCAGCGGTTCTGGGCCAGCCCGTCGCGCGACGCCAGCTCGACCGAGCGCGAGGTCATGCAGCTGACGCTGACCAGCGCCCGGCGGCTGAACGAGATCGAGTTCGACGCGGCCGCCTTCCCCCAGGACATCTACGCCGAGTTCTACGACGAGCAGACCGGTGCCTGGTCGCCCTGCCTGGAGGACCTCTCCGGCAGCCCGGCGCCGGTCTCCTTCAGCGTCCGGGACTCGGTGCCCACGGTGCTCCCGCCCGCGAGCGCGGTCATCGGTCACCTGCACCCGCAGCACAGCTTCACCGGCCACTGGCGGACGGTCACCTTCAAGATCCGGCCGATCTCCACGAAGCTGCTTCGCCTGGTCCTCTCGCGCTCCGAGCGCGGCACGCCGCCGACGAACAGCCAGGGCGTGCTCGTGCCCTACTCGCTGGCCGTCCGGAACCTCAAGATCTCGTACTCGATCCGGAAGCTCTCCGACGTCCCCTACACCCAGCCCGCTCAGGGTGAGGTGCGGGACACCTTCGCCACCACCACGGACCTGTTCGGCTCGCCGGTGGACTTCCAGGTGCGCGTCAACTCCGCGACCAACGTGATCGGCGAGACCACCGGCGCGAACAGCCTCACCACGGTCTGGAAGAGCGAACCGCAGCCGATCCCCTGGGCCGTGGTCAACTTCTACGTGGACGCCCGCGACGGCGAGGGTGGCGGTCAGATCCTCGACCGGCTCTACCTGGAGCCGCTCTACGACGGCCCGACCTGCAACCTGTACTGGTCGGATTCCGAGCCCACCAACGAATTCCGGTCCAATTCGGACCCGCTGCCGCCGGTGGTCGCCAGCGTCAACAACTCGGCTGGCGTCACCGGGAACGTGCTCAACTTCGGCGATCCGGCCTTCGACACCGCGATCGCCTTCGTCGAGCTGAACAACGCAGGCATCGCCTTCGACCCCTCGCGGCCGTGGTCCTTCGGCGGCCAGCTGAATTTCAAGTTCAAGCACGGCACCCAGGCCTACGACTGCCCGATCTTCTCCTGCGACCAGTTCAACCTGACCTGGACCCCGCTCGGGCCCCGGCTCACCACCACGGCCGGGGACAGCCTGCTGGTGCCGACCGAGACCGAGCCGCTGGGCATCTACACGGGCTCGGTGGACGTTGACGGGCAGCCGATCTACACCACGCCGGACAGCCCGGTCTTCGTCGGCTTCGACCCGGCGACGCCGGTCAACTTCATCGCCTGGAGCGACGGAACGACCCTCGGGCTGGCCATCCGTTTCGGCAACAGCGAGTTCGCCGGGACGCTGCCGCTGGCCGTCCCGCTCGGTCCGGTGAAGACCATGCGGGTGGGCGCCTTCATGGGTGCATCGCCGGGCGCGGCCCGATCGCGGATGAAGGCGCTCATCCTCAAGGTGGACACGTCGCCGACGCCCGAAGAGGTCGAGCAGTTCCTCGCCGACCCCTTCCCCTACGTGCTCAACAGTGTCTACATGGGACAGAACGACCCGCGCACGGACAACGCGCTGCTGCGCTACCACCCCACCTTCTACAGCGACAACTCGCCGTCCGCGTTCATCGGCGGTGCCCCGGACCGCTACGCGTTCATGGAGTGGCACCCGATCGCGCGGGATTACATACTGCGCAAGGGATACCTGTACTTCCCGCCGACGCGGGCGAAGTACTGGAAGCTGGAGTTCACCAACCTCTCACCGCAGACCTACGAGGTCTACCGGCCGGTCGACAAGACGGTGAACGTCTTCCCCTCCGAGCAGTGGCGCAAGTCCGTCCCCTCGGGTTCGGCACCCACCTCGGCGGCCGGTCTCGCGGAGTTGCTCCCCGGCCGGGACAACGTCTACGTCGTCAACACGCTGACGCAGTCGCTGGACAACAACCGCACGGCCATCGTCGGCACCGGTGCGCCGAAGTCGAACACCACGGCCCGGGTGATCTACGACAACGCGGTGCGGGCCAAGGTGGCGGACGCTTACTGGGCCTGGTCGTTCCTGCCCATGCACTCCACCGGCTCGACGCCGTCCTGGGAGTCGACCGGCGTCCACAACTACCAGGTGATCAACTACTCGCAGGTCACGAAGATCGGCTACTTCGTCGGCCTGCGGTCGATCGCGGCCTACAAGCTGAGCTACCTGAACACCGACGACACCGACCAGTACGTGGACCTGTTCTACGATCTGTCCAATGTGGCCGATGGCGGCAACTGGATCCTGCCGCAGGACCACCAGCTCACCTCCGGGGACGCGGCCTACGCGCAGGTGCAGAGCAAGGTGTTCCCGTCCAACCGCGTCGTCACCGCCGTGCAGTTCGCGACCCAGCAGAGTGATCCTGACCAGCTGCTGCCCGATCCGGACCTGAGCGACCCCGAGATCGCCAGCTGGACTGCGGTCGGCGATGCCGTGCTCTCCGACTCCTCCGGCCAGGAGCCCACGCTGGCCTCGACGAAGCGGATCAACCGCTCCCAGCCGCCGCTCACCTGGGCCCGGGTCTCCCAGGGCTACCACACCTGGGGCGGCATCGTCGGACTGAACGCCACCTGGGGCGCGGTGACCATCGGCTCGCAGATCCCCGGTGAGGTCGGCGGCATCAGCTCGAAACCGATCTCCCTGCCGCTCGGCGGCCGGGTGCACGTCGCGGCGCGCGCGATCGCGGACGCGGACCTGTCGCTGCCGCTCTCGGTCCAGCTGGTCAACGTGGCCGACGGCCGGGTGCTGGCCGACGCCGAAGCCCAGGTGAAGGCAGGCCAGATCGCCGAGTGGTACACCAGCTACACCATCGGCGAGGGCACCAGCCCGGCTCCCTGGGTCTGGAGCGACTTCGCCAGCAGCGGCTACAGCAGCCAGGGCCTGAGCGCGACCTTCGGCGGGCCGAACGCGACCACCCTGCCCGTGCTCGACAGCGGCCAGCTCTGGATGTGGCCGGTGGACGGCAGCGGGAACGAGCAGAGCCTGGACATCGTCTCGGCCGCCGCCACGGTGACCGCTGACGGGCAAACGGACTGGGTGGACACCGGAAGCCCCTGGGGCACGCTGGCGGTCACCGTGGGCACCATGGGCAGCGCCACGCCGGGGACCTTCGCCCTGCTGCGCCTCGACCCGTTCTTCATCACCGAGGTCGGCACGCTGGCGCTGTTCGGCGCCGACCTCCCGGCCTCGCGCGGGCTGGTGCTCGGCGCGGGCAACACCTCCTACACGGTGCAGTCCGGCGATGTGATCCGCGTCGACTTTCTCCCGGCCGACTACGTCCCCTCGGACAAGACCGACCCGACCGGCAGCCCATACGACCAGTACGCGATGATGTTCTGGGTCAACGGGGTCTGGAAATCGACCCGGACGCACAACTTCGGCGCGCAGGTCACCAAGGGCATCAAGGGTCACCTGAACCAGAAGTTCACCAAGTTCAGCTGGACACCCGCGCCCTACGGCCGCATCCCGGGTCCGACCATCTCCGGGATGCCGCGCAAGGGCAACGGAGCCTGGATCGACGCGACCGTCCAGCAGTCCTGGGTGGACTCCGCCGGGCGTCACTGGAACGTCGGCACCTCGAACGCCACGACGACGCCACTGGCCACCTGGGACACCACGAACAACCCCGAGACCGCCAACCACGACGAGGTGGGAGCCACGCTGGTGGCCTCCACGGACAACGCGGTCTTCTGGACCGACACCGAGGAATGGAACGGCAACCTGACCTTCCGGGCACGCGCGATCGCGGGCACGGCGGGCCAGGTCGACCCCAACGGACGTCGCGGGATGGTGGCCTGCCTCGACTTCGACCACGGGATCTACCTCGACGCGCTGGGCAACCTGGTCCAGAACGGAGCCATCCTCCAGACCGGCTTCCTGCCGGGCGGTATCCCGCTGAACAAGAACGTGACGATCGTCTTCGCCGACTCGAAGCTCTTCAGCCCCACCTCGACCTCCGGACGGCAGGTCTACGTGCTCTACGACAGCGTCCTTCAGGGCACGGCGGCGCCGAGCGCGGTGAACCTGATGCAGGGCACCAAGCGCGGGCTGGCTGGCTCTGTCTACAGCGGAACGCGTCCGGGTGGGGCGAACTACACGATCGACACGTCCTTTCAGGACTTCCACTGGAGCCCGAACGCGAAGCTGATCTCGCTCGCGGTGGACAAGCCCACCTGGGCCTCGGCCACCCGCAACGGGACGCTGACCTACGACGAGGTGCTGGCCCAGAAGGACACCGAGCACCTGAACGTCTACGCCCGGGTGGTGCAGCAGGGCGCTACCGAAGACGTCTGGGACGTCGACAACATCTCGCTCTACGCCGAGCCGATCATCTGGTCTTTCTCCAACGACGGCGGCACCACGTTCATCCCCGCCTACGAGATCCGCAACAACCCGTCCGGCGTGCTGGTCTTCCCGCAGATCAGCGCCGTGAACCTGGTCCAGAAACCGGGCAACGCGCTGGTCTGGCGAGCGGTGAGCTACCGGCGCGGCGCCACGGTGTCGTCGATGACCATCCGGCCCTGGTACGGAGGCATGTTCTCCGGCATCGACCACCGCGCGGCGCTGACGCCGGTGAGCCCGAACCTGATGCCCTACGACCAGTACGGCGATATTCGTAAGGATGCGCGCTTCCAGACCTGGAATCTGCCGGTCCCGCGCAGCTGGTGGTACCGATTCCAGATTCTGGAGCGGGTCCCCACGCCCGGTCCCAGCACGGCCCCCATCGCCGTTCAGCCCGGCTACCCGGGCAACGCGGTCTTCCCCGGCTTCAACGTCTACCCAGGAGTGGCTACGCCATGAGCACCCCGATTTACGACCCGCAGACCTGGGTGAACGGCGAGTCCGGCAACACCCCGATCACCGACACCCGGCTGGCCCACATCGAGGACGGGGTCCACAACGCCAGCCTGACGGCCAATGCGGCCGCCGCGCTGATTCCCCCGATCGGCACCGACGTGCTGGCCCTGCTGAACAACTTCGTCGCCCCGCTCAGCGCGGTGCAGGGCTACCGGGAGCCGACCGGGCCCGAACTGACCAACGCGCTGGCCGGGCTCGGGAAGATGGTCACCTCCACGGTCGACGCCGCCACGTTGCTCACGCCGCTGGGCTTCACGATCGTCACCGGTGTCGAGGCGGTGAGCAAGCGGGCCTTCGCGCTGGCCTACTCGGCCCCGCCGACCGACCTGCGCGGCTGGGGCTTCTTCCTGTTCGACCTCTCGGCGCCGATCGACATCATCATCGAGGCTCCGCATCCGGTCGCGGATCCGTCCTCCGAGCAGATGGCCTTCGCGCACTGGCAGAAGCGCCGGGGCGCGCTGCTGATGGTGGCCGGAGCGCACAAGGACTCGGCCTCGGCCCTGGCCAACGTCGCTCTCCAGACGAACAACGTCTTCCACCAGCTGGCTGCCTCCTACGCCTCGCGCAAGATCGGGCAGATCCAGTGGCACGTCTACAGCGACGCCACCGCGCCGGGACTGACCCAGGTCGTCTCGGCGGGCACCGGGAACGCCGGAGCGGCGGTGCGGCGCGTCAGCACCGAGCTGGCGGCCGCTGGCTTCGCCGTAGGCAACGCCTGGGACTCCTCCGGGTCCGGAACCTCGCTGACGGCAGTGACGAACGTCCAGGGGATCGACGCGGCCGCGAAGGGCGCTACCTGGATCCACATCGAGAACAACCTCACCACGGCCGGGGACACGGCGGCGCGGGCCAAGGCCGTTCAGGCGGTCTACGGCGCCGACGCCAGGCACCTGGACAACGCCGACGGTGGCTTTCCGGCACGGGCCGGGGTGGACTTCCCCCAGTCGATCGGCACCGGGAACACCGTGGGCACGGCGCTGAGCTGGGCGCGGTCGGACCACATCCACAAGGAACGCCAGGCCACGCTGGACCGGATCACGGCCGTGGAGAACCGCGCGTCGGTGATGCCCGGAGACGTCGGCTACGTCTCCTGGTCGAGTGACCCGCACGCCTGCGGCTCGTCGCTGATGCAGCCGACGACGGGCGTGCTCTACCCGCAGCGCCTGCCCATCAAGGTGGCCGGGCAGATCATCACGAACATCCACGTGGGCATCCAGGCCACCGGCACGCTGACCTCCGGGCAGAACTTCCTCGCGCTGTACGACGCGGTCACGGGCACCCGGCTGGGCGTCACGGCCGACCTGACGACCGCCTTCGGCACGGCGGGGGAGATCAAGGCGGCGCTGACCGCGCCCGTGACGATCGCCAGCGCCGGGTGGGTGTACGCCGCGCTGCTCGTGAACGGCTCTGCGGCGCCCCAGTTCGCCCGCTCCGGGTCGCTGGTGCCCGGTCTGGGGAACGCGCAGAGCGCGAGCAGTGCGAAGCGCTACGGCTCGCTGGGGAGCGCTCAGGTGGCCACACCGACCACAATCACGCTGACCTCCATCGCCAACTCCAGCAACGGCGTCTGGATCGGCCTGTCCTGACACGACGAACCCCGGGCGTCGACCGGGCGCCCGGGGTTCGTCTGGCACTCCGCCCTTACCGGCGGGCGGAGAGGTCTTCGAGGTACGCGCTGGCCTCCTGGAACGTACCCACCCGGCGGGCCGGGGGCAGCGCCTTCAGAATCTGCTTGCCGTAGCGCTTCTCGATCAGCCGCGAGTCGAAGATCGCGATCAGGCCCTCGTCGCTGGTCGTGCGGATCAACCGCCCGGCCTCCTGGAGCAGGTCCAGGGCCATGCTCGGCACCGACAGCTTCGGGAACGCGCCGTCGACCCACTTGTTCGTGGCCACCTTGTCGATCGCCTCGGCGCGCGCGGCGAAGATCACGTCGCTCGGGACCGGGAACGGCATCTTGTCGATGATCACGAGCCGCAGCGCGTCGCCCGGCACGTCGAAGCCAGTGGCGAAGGACTTCAGCCCGAACAGGACGCTGGTCTCGTCCGTCTTGAACTTCTCGCCGAGCTGCTTCACGGTGCCCTGGCCCTGGATGAGCACGGTCAGGCCCATGTCCTCCAGCGACTCCTTCATCGAGTCGTGCATGGCCTGCATGTTCGCTCGCGAGCTGAACAGCATCAGCGTCCGGCCGCCCGCCTTGCGGATCAGCTCCAGGCTCTGCATCCGCAGCTTCGAGCGCCAGTTCGCCACGCCCTCGCCGGAGGGAACGCACTTCTCCGCCGGGATGTAGAGGGTCGCCTGCTTCTCGAAGTCGAACGGGCTGCCCGCGTCCACGTGCTGGTAGCCCGCCGGGATGCCGTGGCGCTCGGCGACGAAGGTGAAGTCGTCCCCGATGGCCACCGTGGCCGAGACCAGCGCCGCCGGGCCGCGCTCCCAGATCATCTCGTTGAGGAAATCGCCGACGTAGAGCGGCGCGTACTTCAGCACGACGCCGCGCTTGTCGTCCGACTCGATCCAGCGGACCAGCTCGTCCGAGGTCGAGAAGATCACCGACTTGAACTTGTCGAACATCGAGTTGATGCGCTTCTTCAGCCGCTTGAGGCGCATCCGCTCCTCGTCCTCGGTCACGTAGGCGGCCTCGGCGGCCTTCTTCAGCGTGAGCAGAGCGCGCAGGATGTCGCCCAGCTGCTTCTCGGCCTCCAGGGCCTCACGGTCGCCGAACTTGACCGTGCGCTCCTTGGCCTCCCTGAGCAGCTTCTTCATGTGGGTGAAGAGCCGCTCTCCCGCACCCAGCAGGGCCGAGGTCTCGGCCGACACCGTGGCGGACAGCAGGTGGATGGCCTCGTTCGCGAGGTTCTCGATCCCGCGCTGGGTGACCTCGGCACCGAGGGCGTTGGTCGCGTAGCTCTCCAGCTCGTGGCTCTCGTCGATCCCGATGGCGCCGAACTCCGGCAGCAGGCCGAAGCCACCTTCCTGCTTGATCCTCAGGTCGGTAATCAGCGCCGCGTGGTTGACGACCACGATGTCCGAGCGCTTCGCCCGGTCCTTGGCCACCTCGGCGTAGCAGCCCTTGTCGCCGAACGGGCACTCGCTCTTGCCGGGGCACTCCTCGGAGGTCGAGACGATGAAGCGCTTCTCGCCGGGCTCGATCGGGGTGACCAGGTCGGCCAGGTCGCCGGAGTGGGCCGGGTCGGCCGCCAGCTCCTGCACCAGGGCCTCGCGGTACTGGATGTCGCCCGGCTTCAGCTCCTGCATCTTGGCCTTGCAGACGTAGTTGCCTCGACCCTTGACCACGGCGTACGAGAAGGGCTCGCCCAGGTGCTTGAGCAGGAAGGGCAGGTCCTTGTTGACGTACTGGTCCTGGAGTGCCTTGGTCGCCGTGGAGACGGCGGCCGGGAGGCCGGTGCGCCGCGCGTGCATGATCAGCGGGATGAGCAGGGCGAAGGACTTGCCCACGCCGCAGCCGCCCTGGCCGATCACAACCTTGCACTCGCCGAGGGCGATCTCGATGGCCTCGGCCAGCATCTTCTGCTGGGGGCGCGACTCGTAGGCGGGCAGCGACTCAGCGAGGCGCTGCTCCGCTTCAGTCCAGGTCAGCATGTGATGTCCCTCCGGTGCGGGTGATGCTGGAACAGTACCAGAATGGGTAGTGTTGGCACAACCTCACGCCCTCCGGTCCGTGCCCAGGATCGCGCACTCCTGGCCGGAGCCGAGTCGGCTGGCCAGGAACGCGGGCATCAGCTCGCTCAGCTCCACGGCCGGGTCGTGGTTCAGGGTGAAGACCGTGGGCAGGGTGCCCTCGCGCTCGTCGACCACCTCGCCCAGGGACTCCATGTCGAAGTCGGTCAGCTTGAACCGGGTCAGGTCGTCGATGACCAGCACCTTGGCGTGGGTGACCTCGAAGTAGAGATCCTCGCGAGCCTTCGCGTTGCCGAAGTTCTTCAGCTGGCCGACCAGCCGGGAGGCCTTGTGGAAGGCGATCGGCGGCGCGTCCACGTAGCTGTTGCTGTCCCAGAAGGCGGCCAGGTAGCAGGCCAGAGCGCTGGCGCCGTGGGTCTTGCCCACGCCCACCACGCCGCTCATCAGCAGCGGCTTGATCGGGCCACCCTGGATGATCTTGTCCGCCCACTGCCGCGCCGGGCGCGGGATCTCGTAGGCGTCCGGCATCGGCACGTGCTTCGGGGCGTGCAGCGCCCGGTAGGCCTTGACCTTGACCCACGTGCTCCGCAGCCGGTTCCACTCCTCGTTCGGGCCCATCAGGTCGGCGTCCCAGAATTCGGCCGGGTCCGGCGCGTCATCCGGGTCGAAGCCGTCGTACAGGTCCTCGGGCAGGATCCGGTCGAACGGGGTGATCATGGCGGTCATCAGGCGTCCGATCCGTGGGGCGGGATGTTGTAGTCGTCGAGCAGCCGCTGGTACAGCTGCGGGTCGATGCCGTTCGCGTAGGCGTCCATGAGCGCGTCGACGTCCTCGGAGGTGTTCCCGGTCTTCAGCATCTGCTCGACCGTCCAGTCTCGCTGCTCCTGGACGTTCCAGTGGTAGTACCAGGCGAAGTTCATCTCCCAGTCGCCCGGCATCGGGCCGGTGCGCATGAGCTTGCAGATCGGCCGGGCCTTGGCGCGGTCCAGCGCACCCTCCTGGGTCTTCACGTCCGAGCCCGCGTGGCCCTGGTAGCCCTTGACCGGCGGCTCGATCTCCTCGGTCCAGCCCTCGTTGTTCAGCCAGGTGGCCAGGTTCTTCCGCCGGGGCTTCCAGGCGGTGCCGGTGCCCTCCGGCTCACCCCGCGCTGCGGTGACGGCCACGTAGGCCGGGATGGCGGCCAGGATGGTCTCTGCCGGGGCCTTCTTCAGCGCCCGGGTCCAGGCCTTCTGGGCCTGCACGCGGTCCACCTTGTGGCCGTAGGCGGTCCAGGCCTTGTCGAACTCCGGGTCTTCGGTTGCCGGGCTGGTGCGCTGGCGCCGGGCCTTGGGCGGAGCTGCGGGCAGGTCTTCGAAGTCGTTCAGGTTCAGCAGGACCACAGGGGCCTCCTCCGGTGCGGGGTCGGGCTTAGCGATGTGTTCTTTCTTAACGACGTTAGTAGGGAGAGAAGAGAGTGGGTTTTCGTAAGAGGTATACCTATCTCTCTTATATATAAGCCCCCCGTCTCCCTCTGAGACCCCCTCCCCCGTCTCTGTCTGAGACCCCCCGGGGTCTCCCTGTGATACGGGGGTCTGAGCTGGGGATCCTTGGAGGGGGTCTCCCTCTGAGACCCCCGGGGTCTCTGTCTGAGACGGGGGGAGTGTCTGTGTGAGACCCCCCTCGTGCAGGCGGTAGACATTCGTTCGCGTCCCGCCGTCGGAAGCGGCCGAGGAATAGACCTCGACGATTCCAGCCTCGGTCAATTCAGTCATCGCGCGATAGATGGTGGCTCGCGAGAGCCCGCTGTCCTCGATCAGCTCGGACTTGCTGCGCTCGATCTCCCGCCGATCGTCAGCGACGCAGCAGAGGGCGGCGTAGAGGTGCTTGGCGTGGACGGACAGCTTGACGTTCAGGACGATCGCGCGGCTGACGATCCCGCCCGGGTTGGCGGGCTCGGTCATGCGTCTTCGCCACCGGCTGGCTGGAGGAGGGCTTCCACCTCGGTGCGGCGGTAGCGGATGAAGCGACCGTGCTTGTAGGCCGTGAGGGTGTTGTTGCGGCCCCAGGCGTAGATCGTCATCGGGTCGACCTTGAAGTAGTCCGCGACCTCTTGACGAGTCATCCAGGGGCTCTCTGCGGGCTTAGAGTCCATGGACGCTGACTATACACGGCTATAGCCATCTCGATCAGTGTGGATGATTCACAGGTTCGATCCACCTGCCCTTCCGCTGATCTCCGCTCCCCAACCTGCGGAAGGGAGCACCACCATGCCGAACACCTCCGCCCGCATGCTCGGGCGGCGCGCACCGAAGAACGCGCCCGCTCTGCGCGCCTCGCGGTTCCTCACCGGGGTCATCCCGGAGCACCCGGCGGCGGCCGACAACCTCTCGAAGGCCACCTACGGGCTCTACGACAACGACACCTACGGCGACTGTGGGCCCACCTCGGTGGCCAACCAGCGCCGCCAGGTCACCGCGTACCTGACCGGCACGCAGGAGACCCCGAGCCAGAACGACGTCTTCGACCTCTACCGGCGCTCTGGCAACCCGGGCTTCGACCCGGCGGACCCGGGCGGATCGGGCGACGGCGGCGTGGACATGCAGACCATGCTGGAGGAGGTCCAGCGCAACGGCATCGGCGGCAAGAAGTGCGTCGCCTTCGCCAAGCTCGACGTGAGCAACGTCGAGGAGATCCGGGCGTGGACGGCCATCTTCGGCGGCCTGCTGCTCGGCGTGAACCTGCTGACGGCGCAGCGCAGCCAGCGGGGCACCTGGGATTACGAGCGCTCCGGCGAGTGGGGCGGCCACGCCGTCTTCGTCGGCGGCTACGACCCGAACCCCGAGCTGATCTCCTGGGCGGAGAAGTTCGAGACCACGCCGAGCTTCTGGAGCCACCAGGCCGAAGAGGCCTGGGGCGTCATCTGGCCCGAGCATCTGGGCACCGCCGCCTTCCAGCAGGGGGTGGACAAGCAAGCCCTGGCGTCGGCCTACACCGACCTCACGGGCCGTCCCTTTCCCAGCCCCGCTCCCCAGCCCCAGCCCGCCCCCGGCGAGCAGCCCAAGCCTGTGGCGCCGTCTGTGGACGACGCTGACCGCGCTCTGGCGACGCATCTCCGGCCGTGGGTGAACGAGCACCACTACGGCCAGGGGCACGTCGTGGCTGACGCGCTGCGGGCCTGGCTGGCCGCGAAGGGGCTGTGATGGCCGACATCTGGCACATCGACTACAGCGCGACGCAGCTGGACGGGAAGACCATCGCCCGAACGCAGGTCGGGCCGAAGGGTGAGTACGCCACCGGTGCGATCCGCTACATCGACGACATCTCGAACCCAGCCCTGGTGCGCACCAAGCACGTCACCAGGGCCGAGTACGCCAGCCTGAAGACGGCGGGCATCGCGATGGACGCGATGTACATGGAGGTCGGGGTCGACGACCCGCTGGGCGGCTACCCCGCCGGGCAGGTCAACGCCCGCCGGGCCCAGGCGGGCATGAACTACCTCGGCTGGCAGGGCAAGGTCCTGTTCTGCTGTGATCGCTGGTTCACCAGCAAGGGGCACGTCACGATCTCGGCGAAGTCCTGGCAGGACTACCTCGACGGCGCGGTGAGCGTGCTCGGCCGGACTGTGGCGGGCGGCTACGGCTTCGCCGACGCCATCGACGCCGCGCGCGGGCACGTGGACTTCGCCGTCCAGTGTGGATCGCGCTCGGCCGTGCGCTCGTGGGTCAACGGCTGGCAGGACAACAACATCCAGCCGAAGGTCGGCGGTATCTCGACCGACCGCGTGCTGATCCTCAACGCGTTCGGACCTGGCGTACCCAGCGCTCCGGCATCGCAGCTCACCCAGGCAGGAGTAGAGATCATGGAGCGCATCACCGTCACCCCGCCCAACGCCGAGCAGAACACGGTGCGGGTCAACCTCTCGGGCAGCGCGGGCGCCGCGATCGTCGTCCGGCCGCGTATCGACGGCACCGGCTTCTCGAAGCCCATGTGGATCGGCGACATCTTCGCCTGGGGCAACGACCACAACGGCATCGGCCACAACCCCACCCAGATCCCGGGTTACAACAGCAGGCTCACGAGCCACCGGCGGTACGACCTGCCGGGCGGTGTCTGGGCGGACATCAACTACTCGGCGGCGGAGCCGTTCGAGATCGACATCGTCGGCTGACAAAAGGAGAAATCGATCATGACCACCCTCGAACCGGCCAAGCCGGTCATCTTCCTGGGCCGCGAGCCCGTGCAGTGGCTTCAGCTCATCTCCGGCGTGCTGGTCTTCCTCACGCCGATCCTGCACGTGAGCGTGGAGCTGAACGGCGCGATCATCGCGGTGCTCACGGCTCTGTTCGGCGTGCTCACCGCGCTGGCAGTGTCCAAGGAGAAGGCCGCGCCCACCGTGGCCGGTCTGCTGAAGGCCCTGATCGCGCTGGCGCTGGCGCTGCGGTTCCACATCAGCCCGGAGATCCAGGCGGGTGCCATGGTGTTCGTCGAGGCCGGTGTGGCCTGGTACCTGCGCACGCAGGTGTTCGCGCCTGCACTGAAGCCGGTCGTCGCGCCGGTGGTCCCGGTCGACGCCTGACCTTCAGCTCAGCACGGGCCGCTCTCCTCCGGGAGGGCGGCCCGTTTGCTGTCTTGACCTGGGCTTTCGTCCGCATTCGAAGGACAAAGGGCCGCTCTTCTTACCCCAAAGAGCCGTAATAAGCGAGGCATTCGGCCTTAATTATTGAGCTATTCGTCCTGACCTGCGACAATGATTGCAGAGAGCAACCTCAGAAAGGGCTCCCGTCATGTCGTTCGACCTCGCGGTTTCCCGAGCGGTCACGATGGCGCACGCCCTGGAGCGGGCGCTGCACGACCCCGGTCCCTGGTTCATCGAGCTGGACGGCTACGTGGCTCACGCCGAGCGCGAGGTCCGCGAGGAGGCGCTGGAGGTGCTCTTCACCGCCCAGTTCCCGCGTGCGCTCGACGGCGCCGTGCCGATCCTGCGCTGCCTCGCCGACGAGATCCGCGCGATGGCGCCGGTGTCCGGCAGCGACCGGGCATTCCAGTACCAGGTGACGCTGACCCTGCCCGCCGAGGTAGCCGCGTGACCGCCGTAGCGGCAGCTCCCGCTTTCATCCCGGTGCGGGAGCTGCCCAACGGCAAGAACTTCTACTCCCCGCGCGGTCTCTACCCCTTCCAGGCCGAGGACGTGGCCAAGGCGTACCTGCGCACTGAGGGCGGCGGCCAGCAGGGCCAGCTCGTTGGCTGGGACACCGGGCTCGGCAAGACGATCTTCGGCATGGCGCTCGCCTCGCTGCTGATCGAGGACGGCCGGATCGACCAGGTCATCGTGGTCGCCGAGAAGAACAAGATCGTCGACTGGCGTACTGAGTTCGAGCACTTCACCACCCTCTCGGCAGCCGTCTATCACGGCCAGGGTCGGCAGAAGCGCCTGACCAAGAACGGGATCCCGCACGTCCTGGTGTCCACTTACGACACCCTGCGCACCGATCTCGTGAGCCAGGTCGAGATCGAGGGCCGCAAGTCGAAGAAGATCGTGGACGGCCCGCTGATGGAGACCATGGGCCTGCGCGGGCGGCGGACACTCTGGATCCTCGACGAGACAACCGCTCTGCGCTCGCGCGGCAGCCTGCGGCACAAGGCCTTCGAGTACGTGCTGAAGGAGCTGCGCAAGACCGCGCACCAGCGCGTCGTCGGCTTGACGGCCACGCCGGTCGAGCGCGACATCGAGGACAGCTACAACGTCGGCCGGATCCTCGCGCCCGCCCGGATGATGACCGTGGCCAGCTTCGAGGAGCAGTTCACCCGGGGCCGGGACCTCTACGGCCACTACATCTACCGGGCGCACGCCGCCGAGCGGTTCGCCGACACCTTCCGGCCGATCTGCCTGATCAAGCACAAGACCGACGAGGACGTCCGGGACCAGTTCCCGAAGCAGGTCGAGAAGTCGCTATGGGTGCCGCTGGAGCCCGCGCACAAGAAGCTCTACATGGCGATCAACGAGATGGTGTTCCCGGAGGGCGAGGAGGTGCCGCAAAGCGTCTCGGATCTCGCCTTCACCGTGCAGCGGATGACCGCCGGGCACCCGGCCAGCCACCTCTACGCCGGGAACATGATCTCCCAGGCGATCGTGGATATCGTCGGCCCGAAGGCGCTGCGCGAGATACCCTCGTCGAAGTCGATCGACCTCATCTCGCGGCTGACCCCGATCGTCAAGGGCCAGGGCGCCCAGGCGATCGTCTTCTCATTCTTCGGCCGGTCGGTACTGCGCGCGCTCGGCGACGACCTGCGCAAGGCGGGCTTCGCCGTGGTCGAGTACCACGGCGGCCGTTCGCTGGAGGAGAACGAGCGGAGCAAGAACACCTTCGTCACCGGCCAGGCCGAGATCCTGCTGGCCTCGGACGCGGCCAGCCAGGGCCTGAACCTCCAGAACGCCCAGTACGTCTTCGAGTACGAGAGCGCGCTGAGCTTCGCCCGGCGGACCCAGCGGATTAATCGCGCGCACCGGATCGGCTCGGTCCACGACCTGGTCACCTGCTACACCATGATCGCCGAGGGCACCGTCGAAGAGGGCATCATCCGCAAGATGATCAAGCGGAACCAGGCTCACGACGACCTGGTGGGCGGCGACTCCGACGACGGCTACGTCACCGCCGCCGACCGGCGCGAGTTTCTCGGGATCGGCAAGAGGGATTGAAATCCTGATCCGGGTACGGTATTCTGAACCAGTCGACCACCGAAGTCACTGGATCACCTACCGCCCCGGGAGGGCTCATGTCCGAAGCCATCGAGGTCACTCCGCAGCTGACCGGCGTGCGCGCCGCGCTGTCCAAGCCGAAGGCCACCGTCACCGACGTCCTCAACGCCGCGAAGCCGGAGCGGGACCTCGTCCAGCTGGCCGAGACGCCGATCCCGCAGAACGCCGCGCTCAACGAGGACGCCGAAGAGGCGGTCTCCAAGGTCGGCAAGCTGCTGGCCGAGCTGGACCTGCCGGACCGGCGCCGGATGCTGACCGGTGCCGAGCTGGAGACGCTCACCCGCACCTACGTCGAGTGGGACAAGGCCTCGAAGGGCCTCGACCGCTCGCGTGAGCAGATCAAGGCCGCGATCTTCAACCACTTCGACGCGATCGCCGCGCACGACGGCAAGATCGACATCGAGACCCAGCACACCAAGGAGGGCTGGGCGATCGTCGCGGACAAGACCTCGGCCGTCGTGCCGGGCCTGGACGTCAAGCTGACCCGTGAGGTGGCCGGGGGCAAGACCGAGCTGGACCTGGACCGCCTGCGTGACCTCGTCGAGGACGAGGTGCTCAGCAACGAGGACTTCCTGGGCATGACCCGGCAGATCCGCGTGGTCGACGAGGCCCGCGCGCTGGAGTGGCTCCGGAAGAACCCGGGTCGCGCGCACCTGCTCCTGGAGGGCACCAAGACCGGTCCGGCCCGCGCGTCGCTGTACCTGCGCAAGAACGACTGATCCCGAGGAGACCCGGCGCCCCCGCGACGCCGGGTCTCCTCTTCTGCCCTGGAGGCGCATCATGCTCGAAACGACCGAACCCTTCGTGATCAGTGGCGAGGGGGTGTTGACACCACCCGACCGCGACCGCTGGGTGACACCCGAGATGGTCCTCAACGGCCCCACCTACACGTCCTCGGAGGTCGCCGAGGTCTTCTTCGCCAAGTCGACGAACTGGCTGCGCAAGCGGCTCTGGGAGCGCCGGGACGACTGGGACCCGGACCGCACCGACGCCGGGCACCGCCGGTTCAACCTGGCTCAGATCGAGGACCTGGCGCACCTGCTGCTGCGCGAGCGCGCGCTGAAGCCGCCAGAGTTCGCGATGATCATCCGGCACGTCAAGGCCTCGGCACTCCAGCACGGCTACACGCTGGGCGACACCGGCTTCCTGCTGGCCCACTGGAACGGCCAGCTGGCTTCCCGGCGGCAGATGGTCCTGCTGGTGCTCCAACGGCTGGAGGAGTGGGACGCGGGTCGGAACCCGAGTCACCCGGACGCGCAGCTCGATCGAGCCATCGACGACGCCGCCGACGGCATCCGGCGCGGCGAGATGCTCCCCCTGGAGGCCTCGTGACGGAGGACCAGGGCGTCTGCGGCTTCGGCCTGGTCGACGGCTCGCTGTGCGTGCTTCCCCGGGTCGCGCTGCGCTGCTCGGCGCACGAGGCGCTCGTCTGCAACGGCTGCCGCAAACGCGAGGCCACCCACGAGTGCCTGCACAGCGACGGCGCGGTGCTGTGCGAGGCCTGCGAGCACATCAGCGGGTCCCAGCACGGTCCCCGGCCGAACCCGCGCGACGTGGTGGACGAGGAGATGAGCCGGGCGGTCGAGCTGATCCTGGAGCAGCTCAGCGCCACCGAGGTACTGCCCAGCACCGGCCCCCAGCGCCGGGACGCGGCCGCGCAGATCTGGCGCGGCCTGTCCAACCACATCGCCATGAAGGTGCTCGCCGGAATGGCTCGACCCGAAGGCGAGACCTCGTGACCAAGTACCTGCTGGTCGACGGCAACAACATCGCGGCCAGGGCCGCCCACGCCTCCTGGGCGACGAACACACTCTCGACCGACGACGGCGTCCCGACCGCCGCGCTGATGTTCTTCATCAACTCGCTGGCCAAGGTCATCGGCGAAGAGCACCCGACCCACGTCGCGGTGGCCTGGGACGGCCGGAGCGAGTTCCGGCACCGCCTGCTGCCCACCTACAAGGCGAACCGCAAGACGGCGGCGCCCGAGCCCGGGAAGGACTACACCGCCGCGTTCCCGCTGATGCGCGAGTTCCTGGGCGCGGCGGGGATCTTCCAGCATCGGCTGGCCGAGTTCGAGGCCGACGACCTGGTGGCCACCTGGTGGTGGAAGATCCACCAGGCCGAGGAGATCATCATCCTCTCCGGCGACAAGGACCTCTACCAGCTGCTCGGCCCGAGCCCCTGGGCCATCAACACGACCGCGCGCAAGCCGGTCGGCGGCGGGATCTACGAGAAGTGGACCTCCGAGCGCTTCGTGGAGAAGAACGGCTTCGAGCCGCACCTGTGGCCCCTGGTCGGCGCGCTCACCGGTGACACGTCGGACAACATCGACGGGATCAAGGGCGTCGGGCCGAAGCGGGCCGTCAAGCTCCTGAACGACTTCGACTGGAACATCACCAAGGCGATCCAGGAGAAGTACCCCGAGCACGTCGAGCTGGTTCGGCGCAACGTGCGGCTGATGGACCTGACCGCCGACCCGATCCCGGACTACGGGAACCACATCAGGCGGTTCCGGCCCGCGCCGTGCGACAGCCCCGACGGCGCCGTGCTCGACGCCTTCCTGACCCGGTACGAGCTGGCCGGAATCCAGGCCAGCTTCCGGAAGAACGCCCTCTGGACCCAGGCCAGCGCGGTCGGACGCCCGTTCCGATCGAGCGCGGCGGAAGGGAGGACGAGCCCCTAACCTGCCCATTCCCTCGGGGCCGCACCCCAATGTGTGCCCCCAGGGAGGACACCAGGAGGACCACGTGCCAAGCATGCCGATCGACACGCGACGGGAAGGTCTGGAGCGTCCACCCGTGACGCTCACCCAGGCCGCCCGGAGCGTGAAGCTCGGCCAGAAGGTCACCGCCTTCGTCAGCCATGGCGATCAGGACCGCGTGACCGGATATCTGGCCGGGGTGGATGCCGAGTGCTGGTTCATCCTCCAGCCGAGCTTTGAGACATTTCGCCAGATCCTGGTGAGCCGCCACAAAGTGCCGGTGCTGGAGATCCACATCGAGCGGACCTACGATCGGGAACCTCTCCGTCGGGAGATGGATCGGATCGTGGTTCACTTTCGAACGTGGGTCGACCAGAACGTCCTGAGTGGACGTTCGTAAAAACTGCTCTGACCTGGGCAGATGTCAGAATTTACCGCGAGAGGAAGAACCTGTGCTGAACTTCACCGAGGACCTGGACGAGGACACTGGAACGGCTGTCCAGGCCCATCGGGACGAGGTTCCGGCGGTGCAGGAGCGGGTCACCGTGACCCCCATCTCGGAGCCCGCTCCTGCTCCCGCCACCCCGTCCCGCATCCCGACGAACCGGAACGACTTCGCACCCCACTCGGAGTGGGAGGCGGTCCGGAACTACGTGATCAGCCAGCTGGAAGAGATCGCGCCGTTTCCGCGCGAGCCCCGCCGGGAGAACACGATCTTCATGGGTTTCCAGGACCGCTGGGGCGATCAGGCCATGGCCATCGCCCGGTACGCCTTCCAGGAGGCCGGTGGCGAGTGGCTCGGCGCGCCGATGAGCGTCGCTCGCTTCGACCGGGCATCGGACCGGGTCTTCGCCGCGAGGATCGCCGCGATGCTCTGAAGATCACGGCCGTATGGCCCCCGTCCACCCGACGGGGGCTGTATGGTCTCCTGACCTGATCGACTTCCTGGCGCACCGGAGCCGCAATGAACAAGGCCGAAGAGGTCCTCTTCAACCACTTGACCAACCCAGACAGTCTCGATTACCTCGTGCGCGAGGGCTTCTCCAGCTCCACCATCCGCGAGTGCATCCCGGGTGACATCGCTCCCCAGGTCGTGGGGTGGGTGATCGACACCTACTTCCGCTCGGGCCGGACCGTGGCACCCAGCCGCGAGGGGATCCTGGAGACCTGGGGCGACCAGATGGAGAAAGTCGATCTGGTCATCGACGACGACTACGAGACGGACTCCATCGAGTGGGCCGTCACCCAGCTGCGCACCCAGTTCGCCGAGGACCAGGTAAACGAGCTGACGATCCAGCTGGCCAACGAGCTTCACCACGCCGCGCCGCCGGACAAGACCTCCGTGGTGAAGGAGTACTCGGGGCGGTTCCACGCTCTCACGAACCAGCTCATCAGCCACTACGACGAGATGCCGCTGGACGTCGGTCTCGACCATGCCTGGGCTCGGTACCAGGAACGCGCCATCGCGCGGATGCACATCCAGGGGATGACCTTCGGCCTGCCGGAGATCGACGAGCACACCATGGGCGTCCGGGACGGCGAGATGGCCGTCTTCGCGGGCTACGCCGGGTCCGGCAAGACCTGGATGGCGATCAAGACGGCGCTGGCCGAGTGGCGGCGCGGCCGCCGGTCGGTGCTCTACACGCTGGAGAACAGCGTTGAGATGATCATCGACCGGATGGCCTGCATGATGGCCGGGCTCGACTACGCCCGCTGGCAGAAGGGCACCGTGGAAGGCCCGCCGCTGGAGCGATTCCACGTGGCCAAGGACCGGATCCAGCAGACCGAGCACGCGCCGATCATCATCATGCCCGAGCGCGGCGACCGCGACCCGGTCTCGCTCGTCCGCCGGGTGTTCGCTCTCGGCGGCGAGTCGGTGATCATCGACCAGCTGTCCCACATCGAAGCGGTGATCGGCACCCGCACGCACAAGCGCAACGAAGTCGTCATGGAGATCATGAAGGAGCTGTACGTCCTGATCTCCGAGGGCAAGGAGAAGATCTCCGCCCTCGTGCTCGCGCAGATCAACCGCGAGGGCAAGGACGCGGCCGCCCGGCTCGGCCGCTACGACATGGAGCACCTGGCCGAGTCCTCGGAGATGGAGCGGACTCCGGACTTCGTCTTCAGCCTGCTGCGCCAGCCGACCGAGACCAATGAGGACGGCGCGCTGCTCCAGAAGCTCAAGGGGCGCCGCGTCGAGGAGCGGCCCGAGGCCTGGGAGATGGTCTGGCGCCTCGGCGTCGGCGACATCCGGGTGATGAGGGAGGTGGCGCTCAGTGCCTGAGCAGTACGTGGGACCTGGCGTGGTGGCCGAGTGGTGCGGGGTTTCCCGGCACGCGGTGGCGAAGTGGCTGGCGCGTGATGTCGGCCTGCCGGAGCCGGATGTGGCGATCAAGAACCCCGGCGGCGCGGTGGCCCACGGCTGGCTGCCTGAGCGCCGCGCCGAGATCGAGGAGTGGAACGCCACGCGCAAGGACGGGCGGTGGGGCCGCGATGCCTAGGCTCGGCCGGGGCTTCAAGAACGCCCCCACGACCCCGTTCTTCGAGGCTTCGCTGCTGCCCGACGTGATGAAGCTCCAGCTGTGCCAGGACCTGCTCGGCGAGATCGGCGCGAGCAACGTCCGGGCGCCGAATTCCAAGCACGAGATCATCCACTCGTGCCCGATCCCCAACGCGCACCGCAACGGCGACCGCAACCCGTCGGCGAGCCTGAACTACCAGCGGCTGGCCTTCAACTGCCTCGGCTGCGGCGCCCAGGGCGGCCTGCTGTGGTTCATCGCGGTCACCAAGGGCGTGGAGACCTACGAGGCCTTCCGCTGGCTGGGCGACCAGACCGGCGTCGGCGGCCGGTCGATGGACGGCAAGCGCGTCATCGAGATCCTGGAGGCGATCTTCGCCAAGCAGGAGAACCGGCCCGAGCCGATGAACATCTACCCCGAGAGCGCGCTGACCCCGTGGACCTTCCCGGTCACCCACCCGTACATGACCCACAAGGGTAGTTTCGGCAAGATCAAGTGCCGGGGGATCCCCGAGGAGAACTGCCAGCGGTTCCGCATCGGCTACGCCGAGAAGTACCCGATGGGCTGGCAGCGCGACGAGGACGGCGAGCTGATCCTGGACGAGGACGGCGGGATGATCCCGCTGCCGCCGCAGGAACGGATCGTCATCCCGCTGTTCTGGGACGGCAAGCTGCTCGGCTGGCAGGCGCGCGCCATCCGGAGCGAGGACGAGCCGAAGTACAAGAACAGCGTGAAGTTCCCCCGGGACCGCGTGCTCTACGGCTGGGAGCCCGGCAAGGACATCGTGCTCGTGGAGAGCCCGATGAGCGTGCTGCGGCATTGCCACCACCAGCCGATGGTGGCCAGCTTCGGCAAGCAGCTGACCGACCCCCAGCTCCGGATCCTGCACAAGGCGAAATCCATCACCCTGTGGTTCGACCCGGACGCCGCCGGGTGGAAGGGCACCCAGCGCGCCATCGCGGAGCTTCGCCGGTACGTACCCCTACGGGTGGTGGACTGGAAGTACCGTGACACTGACCCTGCTGATCTTCCTGACGATGTGGTGGCTGAGCGGGTTGCCAACGCGATGCCCTGGTCGCTCTGGAAGTGGCCCGGGTACGAGAGCCTGATGAAGTGGGAAGGATGATCATGCCGCTGCGCAAGTTCGGCGTCGAGCACGGGACCGTCGAGGTGGACCGGGACGACCCCCAGGGCCTCTCCAGGACCGCCATGCGCCACCTGGCCGCCGAGGAGCCCACCGAGGCCGCTTCGGCGGCGGAGGGAGCCGCTGAGGCCGACGAAGCCAGCCCGGAGAGTGAGTGAGCTTCCGGCAGCTGGACGTTTCCGGCTTCCTGGTCCCCGACCAGGAGCCGGATCGTCGCCGTGACCTACCGGTGCGCGGCGGCACGGGGCCACTGGAGGCGTCCAGTTGCGTGGCCCTGTCCGTCACGCCCGAGGTCATCTGGGACGTGAACGGCTACTACCGGGCGCTGGGCTTCGAGTGGCCCTTCACCGGCATCACGAAGAAGGCGCTCAGGCTGGCCTACCACCGGATCGACGGCGAGAAGAGCGTCTACCTGACCCGGGTGTTCAAGCTGCTGCTGAACGAGGCCAATCGCCGGAAGTACGACATGGCGCAATTCGGCCGTCAGCACATGGACCAGATCCAGATCGACGCGCTGCTGGACATGGTCAAAAGAATGGCCGCCGCCGTCAAGCCGAGCAATGACACGCGGGCCACTCAGCGCGAGATTCTGAAGACGATGGGCTTCAACCTGCCGGACACGGACAGCGAACACTACCCAAACGAGCAGTACCCAGATGGGCAGGATCCGTGCAAGGATGAAGACCTGTTGATCGAGACCTTCTGGCGGTGGGGCTACTACCGCTGGGGGACCGGGTGCACTGAGGTCACCCGGCTCGGTCGCTGGCAAGAACTGCTGGTCAGCCAGCTCGCCGCACTGGAGGTGACGACCAAGCTCTGCGTCGGCTACATCGGGCGCGGGCGCACGGACTCTCGTTTTGTCGTAGCTCGCACGTATGGTGTCCGCACGATCTACCTGCGTGAGGACATGGAGCCGGACGAGGAGATGGCCGCAGCTGCGGCGGGCGCGCTGATCGCAGATCTAACTGAATAACGCAAGACCCACGACCGCCAGACCCAAGAAACGAAAAAGACGAGAACAGGAAAACGCATGGCGAATTTCGGTAAGGGTGGCGACGCCGCCCGCGACGAGGCCGCGAAGAAGCAGTTCGGCAGCTTCAAGAGGGTCAAGTACCTGTCCCTCAAGGACAAGGAGTCGATCACCGTCCGGCTGCTCGACGACTCGAACGAGTGGCCGTACGTCTACCAGCACTCCTTCGTCCCCACCAAGGGCGCGCCGCCGGACTGGCAGAAGGACGTCAAGGACTCGGACAAGAAGCAGTGGCCGACCGCCATGGGCGCGGTGTGCCGCAAGCAGAAGAACCCCGAGAACGGGGAGCTGGTCTTCCCCGAGTACGACGGGGAGTGCTTCATCTGCGACCACATGGAGAACCCGAAGAACAAGCGCCGCAAGTACTTCCCGTCCGTGAAGCTCTGGGCGCGGGCGCTGGTGCGCGAAGAGGTCCGGGGGACCCAGGCCGCCGTCGACAAGGGCCTCTGCCCGGCCAGCAAGATCGGCAAGATCATCGGCTTCCGGGACAAGATGGTCGAGGAGGAGCAGACCGACGCCGAGGGCAAGGTCACCGGGACCAAGAAGGTGCCGGAGATCATCGTCATCAACCAGTCCTCGTCGAACTTCTTCGGTGCCATCCAGGCCATCTGGGACACCTTCGGAACGGTGCTCGACCGGGACTTCAAGATCACACGTCGCGGTGAGGGCCTGGAGACCGAGTACGACATCGTGGCCATGGACCCGATGGACTACAAGAACGGCGACGGCGAGATCGTCCGCTGGTCCCTGGAAGACCCGGAGATCAAGGCCAAGTACGACGGGTTCGTGGCCCTGGAGGAGATCATCTCCGAGCAGGCCTCCGACCAGCGCTTCGACACCTTCTTCGACACCCGGCCGGGTCACGAGCACCCGGTGAACAAGAAGAACGACGAGAAGCGCGACGACGCCAAGGCCGACCGCGAGAGCGGCGTGGGCACCCAGGCCCCGGCTGCTGCGGCGCCCGCCGAGGAGGACGTGGACGCCGAGGACGTCGCCGAGATGCGCGACCGGCTGTTCCAGCAGGCGGGCATGATGGGCAACTTCCCGGCCGGGGAGAACGTCGAAGCCTGATCGATCAGCTAAGATACGCACGCCTCGACGGGGCCATACCCAGGGCTTGGCCCCGTCGAGTGCGTATCCCTCCCGTACCAGAGGAATCACAGGGACCGCATGTCTGGCAACTTTGTGCATTTGCACACTCACACTGAGTATTCTCCGCTCGACGGTCTCTCGACCACGAAAGAGATCGTCGCGGCGGTGAAGGCCGACGGGCAGACCGCCGTCGCGTTCACCGACCACGGCAACTGCGCCGCGCACCCGGACGCCCAGATCGTCTGCGAGGCCGAGGGCGTCAAGTCGATCTTCGGCCTGGAGGCCTACTTCGTCGATGACCGGTTCGCCCGTGAGGGCAAGCCGTCGGACTACTGGCACCTGATCCTGTGGGCCATGGACGACGAGGGCTTGAAGAACCTCTGGGCCATGAGCACCGAGTCCTATCGGGACGGTCTGTGGGGCAAGTACGCCCGCCTCGACTGGGACACCTTGCAGCGCTTGAACAAGGGCGTCATGTGCTCGACGGCGTGCCTCGGCGGCCCGGTTCTCAAGCCGATCTGGAAGGGCCCCGAGAAGTTCTTCGGCGGCGAAGGTGAAGAACTGGCGGTCTCGAATCTCTTGCGCCTGAAGGAGATCTTCGACGACCGGCTCTACATCGAGATCCAGCCGGGCAGCAGCTCCGAGCAGGTGCAGAGCAACTTCTGGCTGCTGGAGCAGGCAGAGAAGTACGGCATTGAGGCAGTTGTCGGGGTCGACGCGCACTATCCGACACCGAACGAGAAGCGCGCGCACAAGGTCTGGCTGGCCTCCGCCATGAACAAGACGCTCGACGAGTTGGCCGACAGCTCGATGTTCGAGGGTGACGACGACTACCACCTCATGACCGAGGACGAGGTGCGTGAGCAGCTGAGCTATCTGGAGTGGCCCTGGAAACACCCCGTGTGGTCTGCGGAGGCCCCTTACCCCCCACTGCACCACCAGTGCATGGCCGAATGGGGCGTGCCGGAGGATGAGCGCTTCGGGCTGTTGGAGCGGATCATCGCCAACACCAAGGTGATCGCGGACCGGTGCTCGGCGAAGATCGAGCTGTCGAGCCACACTCCGGTCTACTCGCGCAAGACCGAGGATCACCCCAACCCCGCGAAGCACGACATCGAACGTCTGCTGACCCAGTGCATGGATCGCTGGGACGAGCGCACCAGCGGGAAGAAGCATGGCTCGACCGCCTACATGCGACGGTTCGAGAACGAGTTCACGATGATCGCGGCGAAGGGTTTCGCGGGCTACTTCCTCATGGTGGCCGACCTCGTGGGCTACGCGAAGGAGACCGGCATCCTGGTCGGCCCCGGGCGTGGATCCGGCGGCGGATCGCTGGTGGCCTACTTGCTCGGCATCACCGAGATCGACCCGGTCGAGCACGACGTGCTGTTCGAGCGGTTCATGACCAAGGGCCGCACCGAGCTGCCGGACTTCGACATCGACTTCCCCAGCTCGAAGAAGGCCGAGATGTACGGCTACGTCGCGAAGCGCTGGGGCGAGGCGCACGTGGCCACCGTCGGCACGCACATGCGGCTGAAGTCCAAGAGCGTCATCCAGTCGGTGGCCCGCGCGTTGAAGGACACCCTGCCCGAGGGCCACTGGACCGACATGATGGAGTGCTCCAAGATCATCGAGGCGGCCGAGGGTGACACCGCCGGTCTGGGGCTGTCCTGGGACGAGCTGTGGGACCGCGCCGGAGATCTACTCCAGCCCTACGCCGATCGCTACCCCGACGTCTTCCTGTACGCCAAGCGCTTCCACGGGCGGCTGAAGGGCTACGGCAAGCACCCGGCAGGCGTGATCATCGACCCGGACCATCCGCTGACGGAGAACCTGCCGCTGCGGATGGGCGAGGACGGCACGATGATCGCCCAGTTCGACCTGAAGGTGCTGGAGCTGCTCGGGTACGTGAAGTTCGACCTGCTCAACATCGCCAACCTGGACATGATCCAGACGGCCATGGACCTGATCTTCGAGCACACCGGCAAGCGGATCACTCCCTACACCTGGACCGAGGAGCTGGAAGACCCGCTGCTCTACGACGAGATCGGGAAGGGGCACTGCCTCGGTCTGTTCCAGATCGGCTCGGCGATCGGCACCGCGATGTCCCGGCGGATGAAGCCTGACGGCCTGCACGAGCTGGCCGACATGGTCACTCTGGTCCGGCCGGGCCCGTCGCGCTCGGGGCTGACCGATCGCTACCTGGCCCGCCGCAAGGGCGAGGAGGAGATCTACTACCCCGATGAGCGGATGCGCGAGGTCCTCGGCAAGACCTGGGGCGCGATGATCTACCAGGAGCAGCTCATGAAGCTGTGCATGGTGCTCGCGCAGTACGACGACGTCGAGGCCGACAAGGTCCGGAAGATCCTCGGCAAGAAAAAGGTCGAGGAGGCCAAGAAGCAGGGCGCGATCTTCATCGAGCGGGCCATGGCCAACGGCACCGACGAGGCCGTCACGCGCGAGTTGTGGGCGCAGATGGAGGAGTTCGCGCGGTACAGCTTCGGCTTCGCCCACGCGCTGGCCTACGCGATTTTAGGGGTTTGGACAGCCTGGTTCAAATTCCACTACCCGCTCTACTTCATGTGCGGCGCGCTCTCGACGGCCAAGGACGACGACGTGCGTGTGTCCTATGTGGAGGAGACACGGCGGATGGGGTACAAGGTCCTCTCGCCGGACATCAACCTCTCCGGGCGCGGCTTCTCCCTCGGCGATACCGGACTGGACATCCGCTACGGGCTGGATGCCATCAAGGGCCTTGGCCCGGTTGCCGTCGAGTCGATCATCGCCTCTCAGCCCTACTCGTCCTGGGAGGACTTCATAGAGCGCCGGGGCCCGAAGGTGGACAAGGGCCACATCGCCACCATGGTCAAGCTCGGGGTGTTCGACTCCCTGGAGCCCAACCGGCGGGTGCTGGAGCGGCGGCTGGCGTTCGACGCCCTTCCGGCCGCCCAGCAGTGCGTACACCGCGTCCCGGGGGACCGACCGCTGGTCTGGCTCCCCTCGCCCAAGCGCGGCGTTCCTGCGGAGCCTGAGACGGTCTCCTGGACGCTCCCGTGCGGGTTCGACTGGCTGAGCGAGCCGGAGACGATCAGCGAGCGCACGGGCAAGCTGGAGCGCCGGAAGGCGCCGCCGAAGATCTGCTCGAAGGGCTGCCGCCAGTGGATCCAGGCGGCCGGTCCGGAGGACCTCACCGTGGCGCCCTACTCGGCCGCCGAGATCCGCGCGATCGAGCAGGAGCTGCTCGGGACCTACCTCTCCTCTACCCCGTTCGACGCCATCCCGGCGGAGGACATGGATCAGTTCTCGACCGCCGACGACATCGAGACCGGCGGCCTCGGCAACTACATGGTCGCCGCCGTGATCCAGGGCGTCCGCAAGATCCAGACGAAGAAGGGTGACTCGATGGCGATCATCACCCTGTCCACACCTCGTGGGTCGTTCACCACCGCCGCCTTCCCCTCTCTCTGGGAGCAGCAGGGCGACCAATTCGTGAAGGGCAACCTGGCGTACGCGCTGGTCACCAAGGGAGACCGGGGCTGCCGTCTGGACACCTTCATCCCGATCCAAGGAGTGACCGCATGAGCCCGAGCAAGGCAGCGCTGAAGAAGTTCACCGAGGAGCTGGGAAAGCGTCACGAGGGCGCCTCGATCCGTGACCTGAGCGAGGGCCCGCCGGAGGTCGTCCCCACCGGCTCGCTGTCCCTGGACTACGCCCTCGGCTGCGGCGGCTGGGTGAAGGGCCGTGTCGTCGAGCTGTGGGGCCGGGAGCAGACCGGCAAGTCCACCATGCTGACGATCTCCGTCGCTGAGTTCCAGCGGCAGGTGCCGAACCGAATGGCCGCGTGGATCGACGTCGAGGGCACTTTCGACCTGGAGTGGGCGCGTGGGCACGGCGCGGACCTGGACCCGAGCCGGTTCCTCCTGATCCAGCCGGGCAACGCCGAGGAGGTTGCCGACCTCACCAAGGAGCTGATCAACGCCACCGATGGCGGTGACCCGATGTTCGGCTTTATCACGCTCGATTCGGTCGGCGCCATGATCACGCAGACCGAGAAGGACAAGGACGCCGACGAGGTCACCATGGCGGCCAACGCCAAGGTAGTCACTCGCATGGTGAAGATCGCCTCGGCGGACATGGGCCAGACGGGCGCCGTCCTGGCGATCATCAACCAGGTGCGTGCCAACCTGTCCTATGGCGGGGACCTGACCCGCACCGGCGGCTTCGCACTCTCCCACGTGACCACGCACCGAGTGCAGTTCAAGCGCACCGGCACCAAGCCCTACATGATCGGTGGCAAGGGCTCGGAGGAGCAGGTCGGCCAGGAGATCGCCATGTTCGTCGAGAAGAACAAAGTGGCTCCGCCCAAGCGCACCGCGATGGCGACCTTCTGGAACCAGACGACCGAGAAGTACGGCCCGATGGGTCTGGACGTGGCTCGGGACGTCTTCAACACCGCGCGCAACATCCCGGGCGTCTTCGGCCGCCGGAGCGCCTGGTACGACCTGCCGGACGGCTCGAAGCACAACGGCGAGGACTCGGTGGTCGCCTACCTGCGCGAGAACGTCGCCGCCCGCGAGGCCATCCGCGAGAAGGTCCTGGCCACCCGGTCGCACGAGGTCATCACCGACCCGATCAAGGAGGGCTGAGATGGACCTCGCGATCATCATCATGGGGTCCGTGCTGACTGCGCTCTCCGGGGGCGGTCTGCTCTACCTGGCCATCGCCGGGATCTTCCACCTCAAGCCGTTCAACCGGCCGCCCGAGCCGGACCTGGATACGACTCCGGATCCGGACGTCAGGGTGGCCGGTCGCCTGATCGATCCCGAGCTGGCGCACTACCTCGCGGCGCATGTCTATGGCCGGTCCGTCCGGCGCCGGTTCAACCCGGCCGACTACCCGGAGCAGACCACTGTGAAGTGCCTGACCTGCGGACACGAGCTGATCGGCGGCCAGTTCTTCTGGGATACCCCGCTGCTCGACCGCGACACCCTGGCACCGGTCGGGAAGAGCTTCCAGATCTGCATGAGCTGCCAGCCCGGCGACGTGGAGGCGATCACCCATGGTCAGTAAGCCCAGCACCCGCGACATGAGCGACCGGCACGAGGACTTCCTGGCCGAGCTGCTCGGTGGCCGGAAGACCAAGGGCTCGGGCAGTCACTGGCGGGACCAGATGGACGGCAAGAACGACCAGCACGAGCAGTCGCACGCGCTGGTGTGGGACGGCAAGGCCACCCAGAACGCGTCGGTCAGCATCAGCCGGGACATGTGGGCGAAGGCCTGCGAGCAGTCCGGCGGCCTCATCCCCTCGGTCGCCATCCGCTTCTACAGCAAGGGTTTCCTGCTCAAGTCGGAACTGGACCTGATCACGCTGGAGGCCAACGACTTCGCCGCGATCCTGGAGGACGCGCGCAAGGCGCAGATCCGGGGCCTGGAGGCCGCCAGCGCGGCCGGGGTGCTGCGGGACGTCCAGAACGAGGAACGCCACGCCCGGCACCGGCTGGCCGTGCTGCTGGACGCCGAGGGCGACCTGACCTGGGATGCGCTGCTCGACCTGGCCGAACAACGACTGAACGGAGCGGCGGCATGAGCGAGGATCGAGAGATCAAGGCCCAGTGGGCATACGTGCTCGGCGAGGGCCGGGTCATCGTCTACGGCCTGACCGAGGCGCCGCTGGTGCTCACCCCGCAGGAGGCCGAGAACCTCGCCGGGCTGGAGCACCACGCCAAGATGGCCAAGACCGCGCCCCAGATCATGGCGTGGCTCGAAGGTCATGGGCTGCCGGAGGAAAAGGTCTCCGAAATGCTCGGTGACCTGGCCCTGAAGGCTCAGACCAATGAGACGATGAGCGGTCTGCTCAAGGCCTTCGGGAACAGGTATGGCGCTTAACCTCAACCGTGCGCTGGCCGGGCTGAAGAAGCAGCAGCTCTTCATCCCGGTCCTGCGAGCGGCCATGGCCAACCCGAAGTTCAAGAGCTTCTGGATCGAGGTCGAGGGCTGGCAGAAGAGCACGCGCAGCTGGGACGGGTACTTCCACCCGTCCACCCACGGCGACTGGACCGCCCGCCAGCTGACCTATCTGCTCAAGCACGGCGCCGACGTGCCTCGGGAGCCGCCCGCGCTGGAGTTCGTCATGGCGGTGACCCAGGGCAAGTTCTGGCACCGGATCATCCAGCAGATCGGCCTCGACGAGGGCCTGCTGCGCGAGCAGCCCGGCACCACGGCGGCCGACGACATCGAGACCCGTGTCGAGGTGCCGCTGCGGGACGAGTACCACAACCTGATCGGGCACGCCGACGGCGAGATGGCTACGGCCGAGGACGAGCTGTTCGAGCTGAAGACCATGAACGACATGAAGATCAAGAAGTACACGTCCGAGGACGTGCTGCGCGAGCTGAACCCGTTCGGCTACTGGGAGCAGACCCAGGACTACCTGATGATCTCGGGCAAGGCGAAGTCGCGCTACATGATCGTCTCGATGGCCAGCCCGTTCCCGATGCAGGAGTTCCTGGTCCACGCCGACCCCGAGTTCCAGGCCGGGCAGCGGGCGAAGTACCGCGAGGCGATCGTCGCCACCCAGGAGGGCTGGCTGCCGGAACCCTGCTGCGTGCTCGGCTCGGCCAAGGCCACCAGCTGCCCCGTGCGTGAGTTCTGCCCGATGGGAGGGATCGCCCGATGAACACCGATGCCCTGGAGGCCTTCGCGGCCGGTCGGCCGAGCAAGACGAAGGACGAGTGGCGGTCGCCGACGCTTGACGACCTCCCGATGCGCGAGTACTACCCGCGCCAGGTGATCGCCGTTGACCAGTCGCTGCGCAAGTTCGCTGCCGTCTTCATGCTCAACGCCTGGGAGCTGGGCAGTCCTCAGATCTGCGTGCTCGCCGCGCGCAAGTTCAGCACCGAGGAGGGCGAGGTCTCCGGCTGGGAGGCGAACTTCCAGCGGGCCATGCAGCTCGCCGGGGAGTTCAAGGACTGGGTGCTGGAGGTCACGCCCGGGTTCAGCCTCGTCGCCCAGGAGATCGTGCACGAGGCGCCCCCGGCGGGCGGCGGCCGCATCATCCGGCCCGAGGCCTCCATCCTCGGCGGCATGGCCGTGCGCGTTGCCGCGCGAGACCTTGGGCTGTCGACTCAGCGCATGGTCACCCCGCAGACCCACAAGCGGTTCGTCTGCGGCACGGACAAGGTGACCAAGGCCCAGCACCACGCTGAGCTGAAGAAGCTGGCCGCCCAGCTGGGGGTCACCGGCATGGACTTGATCAAGAACCAGGACCAGCGCGACGCGTTCTCGGTCGGCCTGGTCCAGCTGTCGAGGCCGGTGCCCGGTGTATGAGCTGCCCCCGAAGGACGAGCTGCGGCGCCTCTACCTGGACGAAGAGGTGTCCGTCCGGCGTCTCTGTGTCCGGTACGGGGTGGCCAAGGACACCGTCCGGCGCTGGCTGGTCGTCTACGAGATCCCCCTGCGCAGTCACCAGCAGGCGTCCCAGGTCAGACCCTCTCGCAAGGCTCCTCCGCTGGACAAGGCCGTCCTGGAGCGGATGTATGCCCGGCAGGGCCGGACGATGACCGAGATCGCCGCCGTGCTGAAGGTCGGGCAGATGCGGGTGAAGACCTCGCTGGAGCACCACGGGATCCCGCTCCGGAAGACCGGCGGCCGCCGGGCCGCGTACCTGCCGCCCCACGTCCTGCTGCCGATGGCCCGCAACGGGCTGACCCTGACCCAGATGGCCCGGACCCTGGGCGTCGGCGAGAGGCGCATCCGGGAAGAGCTGGACAAGCTGGGCGCCGAGCGCCGCCGCCGGGCGCCCAAGGGCGAGGGGCCGCCCCGGCGCTCGGTGGCGAGCTTCGAGGAGGTCGTGGTGGCCCAGACCATGACCGGCCGCGATATCACGCGCCTGGTCGCCCACCTGGAGTGCGGCCACAAGAGCCCGGTCTCCCGCAAGAGACTCCCCCACGACCGGATGACCGCGACGTTCGGCTGCAAGGTCTGCGCGCAGAAAGAGAGTGGATCATGACCAACAACGTCCGCGCGAGCGGCAAGACCGCCGCCGACGAGACAGCCCGGGAGCTGGGCGCTGAGCTGGACCAGCCGCTCAACCCCGAGCTGCCGGACGAGCGCAAGCGCAAGTTCGCCACGGCCGGGCAGTCCCGGCTGCGCGTCGACTGGCGCCCGGAGCAGCGCGCCGAGCTGAACCAGATGCACCTGGTCGTGCAGCGGCGGCTGACCGACAACTTCGCCGACGCCTTCGCGCTGCTGGTCGAGCTGTGGTCGCTGGTGCGCGAGCCGGTGCAGGTCAACGGCGAGGTGCTGCGCGACAATGTCACCGGCATGCCGGAGTGGCGACGTACCCCGTCCGGGGGATACATCGAGGACTGGGGCAAGCTCAACGTCCGCGAGCGAGAGCGCTTCCTCTACCAGCTGACGACCCGGCTGGCGATCTGGGAGCAGCGGGCCACCGAGGCCTGGTACGAGTCGATGTACGCCAAGGTCACCTGGGAGATGAGCTTCTCCGACGGGTTCGAACGCCTTGAGGGCACGATGAAAGACACCGTCGAGGCGCGCACCGCGCGCGGCAAGCTGGTCGCCCGGGAAGATCACTTCTTCGCGATCCTGAGCACCTACTACAGCCGCAAGGCCGAGGCTCTCGTCCGCTCGATGGAGCGAATTGCTCAGCGACTCAAGGACATTCACGTGGGTTAGTAACCACGGAAGTAGTTGCGAACTCGTGACCTAATAGGACGCTCTCCTTGCCAAAAAGGATCACGTTGAGTCACGATGAGGCGGGCGGCCCACTAGGTCGCCCGCCTCGGTGTTACCGGGGCCACTAAGGGTTCGATAGGGGCTCGGGCTACGTGACGTCGATACAGGCATCCCCGGAGGTCGCAGAGCTACGACAGCTGCTGCGCTACCTGCAAGAGTTCCGGTCCCTCTACGAGCTGGAGGGGATTGACGAGGTCACCACCCCGCGCGGCGTGACCTGGTCCATCTGGGACCTGGAGTACCTCTACGAGAAGGCCGCCGACCTGCTCACCGAGTCCCAGTTCACGGCGATCCGGCTGTTCCTGGTCGAAGATCACAAGGAAGCCGACGCCGCCGAGTTGATGGGCGTCTCCCGGACCAACCCCATCGGCATGTACGCCGCGCTCGGGCTCTCGAAGCTGGTCGAGTTCGTGGACGCCGGAGGTCTGGACCGCTTCCGCTCTCGCCGTGAGGACTGGGCCCGGGACCACTTCCGGATGGCCGTCTGGGCCATGCAGAAGCTGGCCGGGCAGATCAAGGACCAGTCCGAGGTGATGATCAACGACTGCCTACGCTTCAACCTGGCTCCGGGCGGCCACGTCCCCCGGATCCGCCTGAAATCCCACGCTTCGGCGTCGGGATTTTTCTATGTCCACCCCCTGGAGGTCATGTACGTGGCCCACGTGGGACTGGTGCCGCCGGGCTACGCCGTCCTGCACCGATACAGCCTCCCCGACTACCGTGCATGCCACCTGGCCTGCGTGAACCATGAGCACGCGCGCCTCGCCCACAGGGGGATCAACTGGAGGAGGTCAGCGTGACGGCAACGGATGAGCGGCCCATCTGGAGTGACGAGGAACCCGAGGAAAACGATCTCTTCGACAGCGTGCTCCCCCGCAGCGGCCGGGTGCGTTACGGCGTCAATCCGACCCTGGAAGAGGCCGCCGACGAGCTGATCTTCGGGCAGCTGCGTGAGATCACCTCGCGCGAGGAGAAGTCGGACGTCCTGACCCCCTGGAAGATCAAGAACCGGATCGGCCACGAGGTCTACAACGCCAGCGGGTTCCCCGACCCGTCCATCCGTCAGGGCATGTACGGCCGGGTGCTGAACCGGGCCAAGCCGAACCTGAACAGCCGTGACGGCCTCGCCCGCTCGGCGGCGCGCTCCGAGCACACCATCGCGCTGAAGTGGTACACCGGCGCCGACTCGGGCCCGGCGGATGGCTGAGGCCAGCGCCGAGGTCGAGCAGCTGCGCGGAGCCCTGATCCAGGTCGAGATCGGCGGTCAGATCTACGACGCGGTCCGCGAGCCGCGCTGCCACACCTGCATGCACCCCGCTCGGATCGACATCGAGAAGCGCATCCTGAGTGCGCACAGCTACCGCGACATCGCCCAGCAGTACTCCGGCACCGAGTACCGGGTCGGCAGCGAGACGCGCGTCTTCCCCGACCTGAGCTGGATGTCGATCTTCCAGCACGTCAAGAACAACCACATGCCCCTGGAGGCCGCCGTAGCCCGGCGGATCCTGGACGACCGCACCCGGGCCCTCAGCGAGCACTACGAGGAGGAGACAGAACGGATCGTCGATGGGTTCGGGTTCGCCCAGCAGGTGCTCCAGCGGAGCCAGGAGCGCCTCGCAACCGGTCTTCTCCAGCCCTCGATCCAGGACGGCCTCGCCGCCGCGAAATTGATCAAGGACTTCGAGAACGACAGCGCTGGCGACGTGGACTCGGCGATCTGGGCCGAGGCCTTCGTCCGGTACTTCGAGATCACCCGCGACCTGATGCCCGACGACATGTGGGAAGCGCTGGGTGCGCGCCTAACTACTGACCCCGTCCTGCGAGCGATCAAGCGGCGGATCGACGCCGCAGCCGAAGAGGCACCGATCGACGCCGAGTTCACCGAAGGAGCACCGGAATGACCCACAGCATCAGCACGCCCTACGACAGCGAGGTGGCGGCTGGCCGGGACCTGCTGTTCCGGCTCCAGGAGAAGTACCAGGACGCCCGGGTCAACCCGCAGGACCTGGTCGACGACGTGATCGAGCAGTTCGCCCAGATCGGCCTGGTCGTGGACGTCAAGACCTACGCCACCGGCGAGGTCAAGGGCCAGCACCCGCTCACCGGCGAGTCGATGGTGGAGCACGTGCCGGACCTGTGGAGCTTCGACGTCGAGATCCAGGGACGCGTCGACCGGCATGAGTTCGACCACGACCGGATGGCGCACGAGGTCCAGTCCAACCTGCTGGGCCTGAAGAACGACGGCCCGAGCGTGATCAGGGCCGAGCGCAACCTCGACGACATCGTCCGGCAGTACACGAAGGGACACCACCACTGATGAGCGTGCAGGCGACCGCGATCAACGACGACAGGGGCACCCTGGTCTTCACCGAGGTGCGTGCCGAGACCGTGGAGGCTGCCCGGGAGCGCGCCAACCGTGTCTGCCGGAATCTCGCCAAGGCCGGACGCGAGCCGGTCGGCATCGGCTACGACATCGGCGACACCCGCCACGTCCGGCTGATCGACGACACCGAGCTGAGCTGGGACGAGTTCCTGGCCAGCAAGGGCCTGAAGGACGAGGGCTTCGCCGTGGAGCCGTCGGAGGTCAAGTGAGCGAGCGGAAGACCACCGAGGAGCTGGCCGCGCTGCTCGCCGGGTGCGTGGTGGCCGGTCTTCCTGCGCCCCGAGAGTCCAGCGTCCTGGACGTGCGTGCTGCCTTCCTCGCGTGGCGTCATGCCGCGAGCCAGGACGACTATCGCGGCATCAGCGGCTTCGGGGTGTTCCCCTTCGACCTTCCCGAGGTCGGTTCGGCGCTGGAGGTCAACGGTGATCAGTTCGACGTCCTTACGAGCCGGTGGGGACGCAAGGCGGAGGGCGACCGGGTCGAGTACAACCTGATCCTCCGCAAATCCACAAAGGAGCAGAGCATGGCTGTGTACGGCGCGTTCGTGTGCTTCACGAACCGCGATCTGCCCGAGGTCGCCGCCGAGGAGGACTCGCCGGACAAGGCCCGGGTCTACGCGCTCCAGAAGGCGAAGCTGACCGGCAACGAGCCCGCGTTCGTCAGCTGGGCCACCGACGACGGCGACATGGTCGAGCTGTGGCCCTCGGGCGAGCGGATGTCGACCAGTGCCTACAGCGAGCGGTTCCCGGACGACGCGCGGCGCTTCCGGGGTTCCGAGACCGTCCAGGGATGACCCTCTCGCCTCCGGCCTTCAGCCCCGTGGACTTCGCAGCGTTCACGGGGCTGCCGGTTCCTGACCCCATCACCTTCGCGATCAGCCCGCGCTGGTGTGGCCGGGGGCAACTCTACCCGCGTCAGGCGACCTTGCTCAAGGTCATCTTCCTGCGCAACGACCTCCTCACCGAGTACGACCACATGGTCATCGACGAGTGGGAGGACTCCTTCGATCGCCACGGGAACAACGGCATCGTGCCGAAGATCCGCCAGCGGATGGCCTCGCTCCGGCTCAAGGGCTACTTCTACTTCCGCGAGGTCCTGCTGGTCCTCGGCCGCCGCGCCGGGAAGGGCTACGTCTCGGCGCTGGCCATGGCCTACGTGCTCTGGCGCTTCATGGCCAAGGGCGATCCCCAGGAGTACTACGGGATCGACCGCGACAAGCAGCTGGCGATGTTCATCTACGCCGGGAAGAAGCAGCAGGCCCGGGAGAACCTCTGGAAGGACGTCGTCAACGTCATCCAGGGCGCCCCGTGCTTCGCCAAGTACATCTCCCGGTCGCTCGGCGAGAACCTGACCATCTACGCCCCGCACGACTTCGTCCGGCTGCGGCGGCAGAACCAGCGCGGGATCAACACCGCGCGGGACATGGCGACCTTCACGATCCAGCCGAAGGAGGCCACGCTGATGTCCGCGCGTGGCCCGGCATCCTTCGGGCTCGGCTTCGACGAGATGGCGCACGTGGTGCCCTCGGGCGCAGGGCGGTCGGCGGAAGAGGTCTACGGCAGCGCGACGCCGTCGCTCGACCAGTTCAAGATGGACGGCTTCATCATCGATCCGTCGAGCCCCTGGCAGCAGATCGGCCAGTTCTACGCGAACTGGGAGATGACGCTGGCCTTCGACGAGGAGGGCAACCCCGAGTACCCCGAGATGATGATGCTCCAGTTGGCCAGCTGGGAGATCTACTACGACTGGAAAGACGCGCACATGCTGCCCGTCTTCCCGGCGGAGTTCACCGGCGACCTCGGGGAGTACCTGGAGCGCCCGCACCCGAATTTCCAGCGGCTCAAGGGCGCCATCCAGGAGTACGACGAGCGGATGGAGAAGCTGGAGCGGGCCAACCCCGACACCTTCGCCGTCGAGCGGCGCTCGCACTGGCAGTCGGTCGTGGACGCCTACCTGGACCCGAAGAAGGTCGAGGCGATCTTCCAGAGCGATCTCGCGATGACCCGCACGGCCAAGAACCTCACGACGTTCTACAAAGGACACGCGGACCCATCGAAGGTCAACGACAACTTCGGCCTCGCGGTCGGCCACGCCGAGGAGCACGAGGACGGCTTCCTCCGTTGCCGCTTCGATCTGCTCCACCACTGGGATCCGGCCGAGTTCCCCGACCACACGATCGACTACATCCAGGTCGTGGACGTCGAGCTGTGGGAGATCATCTGGGGCTTCAAGATCGACGAGTTCACCTTCGACCAGCACAACTCGGCCATGCCGATCCAGCGGCTCAACCGCAAGGTCCGGCAGAACCGCGCGCCGAAGCGCATGACGATCTTCGAGCAGAAGTCCGACGCCAAGCACAACTGGCAGGTGGCCGAGTGCTTCAAGGTCGCGATCAACCAGGGCTGGGTCGAGGCGCCCTGGTACGAGACCGCCGAGCTGGAGCTGAAGTTCCTCCAGCTGAAGACCACCGCGACCACCAACCGCGTCGTGCACCAGGACACCGGGCCCGTTGTCCATGACGACGTGGCCAGGTGCATGATGGAAGTGGTCTGGACCATCCTCGGCGAGCAGGTCCGGAACTGGCAGGCGGGCATGCTGCGCGAGATGAACATCGTGACCGGCCAGCAGGGCGGCTTCAACCCGTACCAGCGCCAGGAGGCCGACCGGCAGGTCTTCGACCAGCTGATCCCCGGCGGCCGGTCGCGGGTGCGCGCCGGAGGCCTGAACCCCGCGCGCAACCCGCACCGCCGGAGGCGTTGACACGCACTACCCGGTTGGGTAGTGTTGGAGAGGTCAAGGAACACCGCCGCACTGGAGGCAAAGTCATGGAAGCCACTGCCGTTCACCGGGACCGCGCTGCTCGTCATCACACCCACCACAAGATCGTCTGCATCTCGTCCGCCCCCACCGCCGCAAGGACGCTCCAGCGTCGCTCGCGCCGGGCGGCGGAGCGGGCCATGTTGCTCGACCTCGTGGCGGAAGCGCTCGACGAGCGCTACGCGGTCCAGAACGAGGTGCCGAGCGAGTGAAATCCAGCCTGCCGCCTTGCAAGAGGTGCGACTGGCCGATGGTCCCGGGGACGGTGGAAACTCAGCCGCCCCCGGGCTTCGTCGTGCACAAGTCCCGGCACCTCTGCCGCCGCTGCTTCGCCTGGGCCAGGGGGCACGGCGTGCTCGACGACTATCCGACGGTCTACCGCCGCGCGGCCGAGGTCATCGAGGAGACCACCTTCCTGGCCGAGCAGGGCCTGAAGCGGATGGAGATCATCGTCAAGCTCGGGATGAGCCGCTCGGCCTTCGAGCGGACGCACCAGCGCGCCGGTGTCCAGATGCCTCGTTGACCTACCCTACCCATTCGGGTAGTATGAGTGGTGACCCGCCCACCACCTGGAGGCTGCCATGACCGATTTCGAGCCCCTGAGCTGGGAAGAGGTCCGCCGCGACTACCGCGAGCAGCCCCCGGCCGAGGACGTCGAGTTCGACGTCACCTACGAGGACCAGATCGGCCCGGCCTGGGACGTCTGGGCCCTGAGCTACCCGCAGCGAGAGTCCGACGCGCGCAAGTACCTGGTGCAGATCGACGTCAGCGACGGCGTCTACTGGTACCGCGACACCCGTGACGAGCGGCTCTACGGCATGCCGGACATCGACCTGGTCCGCCGGGAGAACGAGCGCCTTGCCGGGGCCGCTGTGCGCGCTGAGAGCCGCCACGACGCCATTCGCCGCGTGCACTACGCGGTCGGCATGTTCGCCTTCCTCTCGCTGGTGCTGCTCGGCCTGGCGCCGGACGTCATTCCCTGGATCTGGGTCGCGCTGCCCTTCCTCGTAGTGGCCTACCGGCACGCGCTGAACCACGCCCCGGCGCCGCGCTACGACAAGCTGACCGACATCCGCTTCGACGTGTTCGTCTCCGACGAGGAGAAGCGCGAGCGCCGCCGCCGCCTGATCGCCAACGTGGTCACCCTGGGCGCCACCGTGCTGCTGATCTGGCTGTTCAGCCGCCACTGATCGCGCCCAACGAGCGAACCCGAGGAGGATCCGTGGAAGATGATCTGGACCATGTGCAGCGCCACGCCTTGCATCAGCTGCACGGGTACGACGAGATCATTTCCGGCTCCGACGCCGCCCACCTGATGCGCGAGCACGGCATCCACCACCACGACGAAGATCCGTGGGAGGCCGGTGATGTCGACGACGACCACATGGTCCATCCCTCGGAGGCTGGCTCGGTGCACCACCCGGCCAACGTCCCGCTGCACACGTCTCAGGACACTCTCTACAAGAGCGGGCTGGAGCACTACATCCGCCACCCCTACACCGGCGGCGGGGGCATCGGCCCGCGCCCCGGCGAGCCGAGCACCTGGGAGCACAACGGCGAGCATTGGATCGGCGGTGGCCACCACCGGATCCTCGCGGACCGGATGACCTACCGGAACGGCACCTCAGTGCAGGATCGCACCAACCGGCGGCGCCTGGGTTTTAAGAGAGCGGCGGCCCGGCCGCTCTACCACGGAACCTCGCGCGACCTGGACAACGTGGTGCCCGCCGACCGACACGGCCAGGGGGAAGTGTCCACCGGCCTGACGCGGACCGACCGTGCCTACGCGACGCACGACCCGCAGATGGCACGCAGCTACGCCGAGATGTCCGGCATCGACACCGGCGGCCGCCCCCGGGTCTACCAGGTCGAGCACTCCGGCCCGGCGCACGCGCTGGAGCCGGACCCGGGCTACGACGCCGACGTGCGGAGCCCGCACGGCTTCCGGGTGCTGCGCGAGGTCCCCGAGCACGAGCTGACCAGGATGCCTCGGCGCGGGGCCCAGGAGCAGCTCCGCTGCCCCTGCGGATTGCCAGTGGAGTTCGACCCGCAGAACGGCTGGGAGCACGCTGACGGCTCAATCAGCCACGATGGTGAGTACTCCGACAAGAGCGTCTCGGACCTGATGGAGGAACACGATGGCCGAATCGCAGGGAAGGGAAAGCCACGGCACGTGGCACCCGACGTGGCGCGCGGAGCTGCGCCGTCGGAAGGCAACTCCGCGCGAGCACTGGCACCGGACTCCGGCGGGGACTCCGACGGAGAGGGCGCACGAGGAGCACTCCGGCCGCTGACCGAACACCCGAAGGTCTCCCGGGACCTGGCCAAGCTGCCGAGGAACGTCCAGACGGCCTACCACGAGCGCGTGGACGGCCTCCGGCGCGGCGAGCCGCACCCGTCCACGCACGCGCTCAACGGCGCGCTGAAGGGCTGGCAGGCCACCAACCTGAACTTCCTGAACCGCGTGGTGCACCGGTACGACGGCGACGAGCTGCACGTGCTCAGCGCGGGCAACCACGACGAGGCCTACGAGCAGGGCGCCCGGCGCAGCGGCCGCTACGTGGCGCCCACAGAGCGGCTGTTCGGCCCGACCTACGGCCTGGACACCCGGCTCTGGGACGGCGAGCAGCTCAAGCTGGCCGTGCGCAGCTCGGTGGTCCGGCAGTTCACCGAGTTCTGCGAGCGGCACGGCTACGCGGGCTGGCCGCACTGGGCGAAGATCGTCTTTTTCGGCTCCGAGGCCAGCGAGTGGACGGCGCCGGACCTGCACGGCAACAGCGACTTCGACCTCTCGATCGGTATCCACTACTTCAGCTACCGGCTGCACAACCACGCGGACGTCTGGGCCTCCGACGCCGACATCGCCGCGCGCTTCACCCGGGAGATGCACGCCGAGCTGAACGACCCGCAGCACGTCTTCCCGGGCGTCGAGGGCACCTACGACCAGACCTGGTTCGCCAACCTCCAGGGCTGGGACATCGCCGAGATCCGGCCGTACGCGGCCTACGACGTGGTGACCGACCAGTGGCTCGTGAAGCCGCCGCACCTGCCGGACTGGTCGCTCAAAAGCTTCCCCGAGGGCCCGGGGATCGCCGAGGAGGTCAAGGGCATGGTCGAGGCGGCCGAGGGCATCCTGGCCATGCCGGAGCCCTACCGGACCCAGAACGGCGCCGCCTTCTGGGAGTTCGTGCACGCCAACCGCTCCGACGCCTTCGGCCCGAACGGCGAGGGCTGGTGGGATCCGCGCAACGTCATCGAGAAGGCCCTGGATCAGAAAGGCCTGATGCAAAAGCTCTTCGACTGTCACCGCCGGGCCACGGAGGACCCCGGTTCCCTCGCCGCTCCGGCAGACTGGAGCAACAGCCCGGCTCCAGCCCGGTGATCATCACAGATGCTGGCGTGCGGCCAACGGTGTGAGACCATAAGGCCAACCGATCCGCACTGGAGGAGCGAGGGAAATGCCGTATTCGAAGGTGAGCGCTCGCTACGACCCCGCAGCCCGGGACTGGCAGTTCGAGCGCAAAGTGACCCGGCTGATTGCCGAGACCGACTTCCTGGACCTGAAGTTCCCGGAGGACATGCCCCCGGACGTCTACCAGAAGATGCTCTACGACTTCGAGCAGAACAGCATCCCGAACACCGAGCGCAACCGCGAGATGTTCCTGGAGACCCTCCAGCTCACGCAGGAGCTGAAGGAGTTCGGCGTCACGCCGGAGAAGGTGGCGCCGACGAAGGACGGGCGCGGGTACGTCCGGCTGTCCTTCGACGACATGTTCAAGCTGCTCGACCTGATTCCCGAGGAGGGCGAATGACCGCCACGCCCGGCCCCCAGCGGCTGTTCGCGACCGTCGAGCCGTGGTTCGAGGAGGCCTTCGCCGAGCACGGCCAAGGCCTCGACGTCCGCTGGGAGCTGGGCCTGTGCACCCTCCCGCACCCGACGGAGAAGCAGCGGATGGTCAGCTCGCTGGTGCTCTACGCCGAGGTCCCGATCAACAACGGTCTCCAGCGGTTCGCCAACACGGTGTTCATCTCGGCTGGCGTGGACGAGGCCTACGCGCGCGAGATGGTCAAGGACCTGCTGGGCAACTTCCGGCAGAAGATCGCCGAGGTCGGCAACGGCTTCGCGCCGCCGCCGGGCATCGACCTCGAAGATCTCGCGACTCCGCCAGCGTCATGAGCGAGCCCGGCGGCGGAGTGAGCCTCTTCGATGTCCCGGAGAGGTTCCACTTCGTCGACCTGCTCAGCCTGCACGTGCGCGCCCGCCTGGACATCCCCGAGAACCAGGGCCTGCTGCCGCTGATGTGGCGGATCTCGGGCATCGGGCTGCCCGCGCTGACCTTCTACCCGCCGCCGGTGGTCGAGTGCCTCCGCGAGGAGCTGCACCGGCAGCATCCGTGGCTGGCGGGACTCCAGCTTCCCCGGGTCGCCTTCGGCCGCCAGCGCGTCGACTGGGCTTCCTTCTGGGTCTGGGTGGACGTCGTGCAGAACCGCGTGTGCCGCGAGCAGGGCATCGAGCCGGACGGCTTCCTGATCAAGGAGATCGACCGCGCCCTCCTGCCGCTGCCGAACGCGATCATCATCATCGAGGCCGAGGACGAGGGTTGACGTCACCCTACCCGAACGGGTAGTGTTCATCTCGACAGCACGAAGCGCCGCACCGGAGGCAGAGATGAACAGCACCAGCCACGAGACCCGCACCGCGACTCCGGCTCAGGTTGAGACTCTGAAGACGCTCTGCGCCGAGTACGCCGAGTTCAACGTCGAGGCCGCCCGCGAGACGTGGACGCACCTGGCGCACCTGAGCAAGGGTGGCTCGCTGACCATGAGCCGGGCCAGCCACGAGATCCAGACCCTGATCGACCTCAAGCGCTCCGCCCGCCGCGCGGCTCACGTCAAGGCGAACGAGCCGGTGCCGTTCATCCCGGCGGGCCGCTACGCGATCGACAACAACGAGGGCGCGCTGGCTTTCTACCGTGTCGCGGTCAAGAACGACGTCAACACCGCCGTGTACGTCTACGCCTCCGACGAGCAGCGCAAGCTTCCGGCGAAGGCGGCGGCGGGCGTGCTGCGCAAGCTGGCTGCGACCGACCTGGAGGCCGCCGGGGTGCGGTTTGGCCAGGAGACCCGCACGTGCTGGAAGTGCGGCAAGCGCCTCACCCGGGAGCACACCCGCGCGGCGGGCATCGGCGACGAGTGCGCGAGCAAGGCCTGACCCAGAAGAGCCGGGAGAGACCCCCTCTCCCGGCTCTTCTCGTATCGAAGTCCCTGCGCTTATTGATCGAAAGAGGTGAGTGATATACGCTTGAATACCCTCAGAACTCTGCGCAATGTCCAGCAGAATCCGACGGAAAGGGAGGCCGTAATGGCGGAACAAGTGATCCGTCGCCGGGTCGACGACCTGGAGCGCCAGCGCGGCAACCTCGACATCGCGGCGGACGAGGAGATCGTCTTCGGCATCGACGGCACGAGCTACGTCATCGACCTCTCCGACCGCAACGCCAAGGACCTGCGTGCGGCGCTGATCGAGTACGTCACGGCGGCGCGGCCGCTGATCGACGTGGAGGCCCGCCGGGACATGACCCCGGCGCAGGCCAAGCGCGCCGAGCTGGCCGATGTTCGCGCCTGGGCCAACCAGCAGGGCATGAGGGTCAGCACCCGGGGGAAGGTCCCGACACCCGTGCTGGACGCCTTCGAGCGGTCCGTGGGCCCTCTCAAGCACCGTCAATAGATGAAGAGCCAGCAACCCCCTGCCCGGCGGATGCCCTAGGGCCGCCAAGCAGGGGGTTGCTCCAATCCCACACCGAAGGGAGCGGAGATGAGTGCCATCCCGCGTACCGATCAGACCCACCTGGCCTGGCGTCAGGGCGACACGGCCCACCTGGAGGCCCAGCCCGACCTGGGCAACCCCTACCACCCGACCACGGTGTCCTACCGCGCCTGGCAGCGCGGCTGGCACGGTGAGCCCTTCGACGAGCGGGGCGGCTTCGAGCCCACCGGCGTGGTCCACACCGACATCGAGGAGGCGGCAGCCTGATGCGCAGCACGATCGCCAACAACGGCACCTGGAACCCGCTGACCACGCGGCTCGGCAAGACCGACGCCGAGATGCGCGAGGCCGAGCAGGCCTACCGGCGCGAGGAGCGGGTGCGGGCGGCTAAGAACCTCCTGCCCATGTCGGCCAGCCCGGAGGACTACCTGGAGCTGGCCGACATGCTCGGTCTGACCGAGGTCATCCCCGAGGACGTGCTGACCGAGCTGCGTGAGCTGGCCTCGTGAGCGGCCGGGTCATCTTCAAGCCCAAGTCGAACCATCGCTGCTACCCGGGCTGGGGACAGAAGCCACCGCTGCCCGAGGGGAACCGGCTGGGTCTCCCGGCCGGAACGGTGACCTCCGCGCCGCCTCATGGCATGGACTTCCCGGTCGGCTGCCGCTGGCAGTGCGACGACTGCGGGCAGGTCTGGGTCCGGCGCAAGCCGCCGCGCACCTGCGGACAACAGTTCGTCGGCGGCAAGGTGGTCTTCACCAAGGAGCACTGGTGGGAGCGCCGTCGCCGGGAGCGGGCCTCGTGACCACGCTGGGGTACATCGGCGTGTCCGGCGCTGCGATTGCGGGTATGGCATTCCTCTGGCTCGGCGTCGAGCCGCTCTTCCGGCGCTGGCGCAAGAGACGCCGGAAGTAGGGCTTGCGCCTACCCTACCCATTCGGGTACTGTGATCAGTACACCACCAAGCCGCACCGGAGGCCACAATGCGCGCCAAGCAGAACGAGAACGGCCTGTACGAAGTCACCGTCTCCGTCAGGTTCGTCCTCGACCCCGCCATGGTGGGCTTCGAGCTGAGCGAGACGGACCTGCTCGACGAGGTCCAGAACGGCCTCAACACGATGTCGGCCGTGATCGACCGTGGCGAGGTCCAGCGGTAATCCGCTGTTCCAGAACGTTCCATTCCGTTTCACTTCGTACCGAAGCCTGAGAGGAGGCCGATCATGAACGAGCGCATCGGACAGTTCGCGTGGAGCGACTTCGCCGCGTGCAAGGACGAGGACCCGGAGCTGTTCTTCCCGGTCTCCGAGTTCGGGCCCGGCGAGCGGCAGACGGCGCAGGCGAAGGCGGTCTGCGGCACCTGCCCGGTCAGGGAGGTCTGCCTGGGCTTCGCCCTGGAGAACGGTCTCGACCACGGCATCTTCGGCGGCACGACCCCCGACGAGCGTCGCAAGCTCACCCGCTCCCGCGTCTGAGCTGTTCACCCCCGAACCCGAGCCCGGCAACTGGTGTGACAACCAGCTGCCGGGCTCGGCCCGTCTCCGCCCTGGAGGAAGACATCATGCTGAAGGAGCTGCTGCACCGCGTGTGCAGCCTGCCGCTGAGAACGCCGCCGACCCTCGCCCGCCACCGTGCGAGCAAGCACAGCGGGTTCAGCTGGCGCGGCCGGTTCGTCCCGCTGGCGGGGTTCTCGCTGGCCAAGCTCGACGAACTGCGCGCGATGGCGCCGGTGACCTGGTCGTGGCCGCTGTGATCGGCTTCGCGCGTCTCGTGCGGCGTCTCGTCCGGGCCTACCGCGAGGGCAAGCTGTCCAACCGCGAGCGCTCGATACGGCAGGACCGCCGCCGGAAGCGCTTGTGATCACCTACCCAATCGGGTAGTATCCCACTGACAACGCATCCGCACTGGAGGATGAGGCAATGACCACGCCCGAGCCCGGATCTCTCTTCATCGACAACGACCCGCGCAATCGCGCGACGCGCTTCCTGCGTGTCGACAGCATCGGCCCGGATCAGCCGATCTACGCCGTCTGCACCACCTGGTACGACGAGCTGGGCGGCTCTGCGGTCCCGCGCCGAGGTGTCCGGATCAAGGTCACTCGCCTCGACAGCGCGGCCCGGTCCAACTACCGCGCCGCCGACGTCGATCCTTACTACGGGCAGCCGGACCCCGCATGAGCCTCTACCCGCAGTGCCAGGTCCTGAACGTCGAGGAGCTGGACGCCCAGATCGCCAAAGTCGAGAACCGGCTGGTGCTGGCCCAGCGAGAGGCCGCCGAGCGGCAGGCTCAACTGCACGCGCTGCTCGAAGCACGCCGTGCCCAGCGCGCCGGACTGAAGGTCGTGACCTGGCGGCACCGCTGGGACTCGCCCGTCTACATCGAGGAGAACCCGTGAGCCGCATCTACTTCCACACCCAGCACGAGGGCGAGGCCGAGGTCCACGGCGCCGAGCGCGCGCACATGGGTCTCATGGTCACCAAACTGGCCGTCTCGCATTTGCCGGAGTTCTCGGACCGCGAGGTGTTCGCCGCGATGGTGCCGGAGGCCCAGCAGAGGTACGCACGCGACGCCTACCCGGACGGCAGCTCGGTGGACCCGGTCACCCTGGAGAAGCACGGTCCGCTGCTGGACAAGGCCTACCTGCGCTCGTCGTTCAGCGTCGGCTTGGAGCGGTGTCTCTTCCAGCACGAAGGCAAGCCACTGGAGACCTTCAGCCTCCAGCTCAACACCATCCTGATGCTCGGCAACGACCCGCTGTGCCTGTTCGCCCGGCTGCACGCCCAGTGCGAGATCCACGCCTGGGTCGAGGGGCCGGACCGGGCCTGGCTGGCCGACGTGATCCAGCAGGGTCTCGATACCGGTCTCTACCGCGACGGCATGGGCTGGGACAAGGTGCAGACGCTGTTGCGCTCCGGCTCCGAGCACCCCGTGGTCACCTCGTACTCGGTGACCGACAGCTTCCCGAACCAGTACGTCGCCGGATGGGTCGGCCCTCAGGACGGCGAGGGCGAGCCGCTCAACGAGGACGCCTGGTACGACGACAACACCGACGACGAGCGCTGGGACCTGGCCATGGCTGGCCTGCGCCAGCAGAAGGGGATGGAAGCGATGAGCCCGGAGACCCTGCGCAATGGCTTCGGCCACGGCGTCTCGATGCTGGACCTGTTCTCATGAGCGAGGACTTCGAGGACCACCTGCGGATCTACGTCCCCCAGGACCTGAGTCTCGACGCGGGTTGGGAGCTGGAGGCCCTGCTGAACACGGTCGAGCAGGCCATGCGATCGGCCGCGCGGAGCGGCGGGGACGACGAGATCTACCAGATGATCGCCGAGGTTCCGGCTTCGCTGGCCCTCAGCGAGCTGAACCAGTTCTTCGAGGCGATCGCCACGGCCGCCCACGATTTCGAGGAGCGTTGGCCTGAACGCACCTGGAACGTCTTCGTCGCGGGTGGCGTACTGAGCGAGGAGCACTCCGTCGAGGCCGCCTTCAGCCGGGTCTGCGATGAGAACGAGCGGCTGCGTGAGCGCATCAGCGAGCTGGAGGCGGAGCGAGATGCCTGAGATGCCCGAGTTGTGGTGGTCGCCGAGCCGTGAGGTGATCTTTGAGCGGAGCAGTAAGTGGGGGCAGTACGTCCCCGCTATGGGACGTGGCTTCGCCGGTCGCATCCCCGAGAAGCTGCCCGAGGACGTCGTCCGGCTGATGCCGGTCGAGGACAACGGCCAGCACGTGATCAGCCTGGCCCCGGAGAGCTGGACGATCAAGCACCCGCTGGCCTGCCGCCCGAATCTGCGCGACTGCCCGATGACTCGCGCGGCCACGATGCAGCTCCAGCACGCCGTGGTCGAGGGCGACTTCTACTGCCACCTCGACCAGCACGGCGTCTTCATGATCGGAGATGCGGTCTCATGATCCGCCGGTTCGACGACATTTCCTGGCTGCCCCGCTGGGTCCATCGGGGCTACGCGCTGCTGCTCGGCTACTTCTGGCTGCCCTGCCCGCTGTGCGGCCGCTTCTCCGGCGGGCACGAGTGGGACGGCTTCAACCCGCGCGCGAACTTCCCGGTGCCCGGCGAGCCGGGTCACCACCAGGGCATCTGCCCGAGCTGCACCCGGCACAACGCCCTGGAGTGCAGCTGCACCCCGACCCAGAGCGACGCCTGGTGCCGGATGCACAGCCGCCGGGGCTGCTGCGGGGCCTGTGGCTGCCCGTGCGGCGGCAGCGGCGTGTCCGGCGAGGAGTGCACCGGTGGCTGGTGCTGGGACTGCCAGGGCACCTGTCACCCGCACCTCGGCCCCTGCTCGCCGGTGGTGGGCTCGTGATCGCGCTGGCCTGGGAGCTGAAGAAGTGCGACACCCCGGCTTGCCTCCGGCAGGTGCGGGTGGTCTACCAGCACTGCTGCACGCCCTGCGAAGTCGCGCACGAGGGCAAGTTCGAGATCCACGAGCACACGTCCCTCTGCGACTCGCGAGACGACGAGCGCGGTCCCTACGTCGATCCCTGGAGTCCCTGATGAGCATCGAGCTGGGTCCGGAGCACGTCCACGCGCTGAACAAGGCGCGTAACGCGGTGCTGGCCGACCAGCGCAAGTACGAGCGAGCGGCCGAGACCTACGGCAAGGCGGACCAGCTGCGCACCGTGAAGGCCATGTCCGACGAGGCCTGGGCCTGCCGTCAGGTCGCGCAGTATCTCGCCGAGCTGCGGGACGCCGCGCGTGAGCGCGAGACCACGGAGGGCTGACCCATGGAACACACGGGACACCAGCTCTCCGGGTACGTGGTCGCGCTCGCCGTGGCCCCGGTGGTCCCGCACCCGGGTCCCGCCAACGCGGTGGTGACCCTGGTCTTCGTCGGGATCGTCGGGATCGGGGCCCTGCTGCCGGACCTGGACATGCCGAAGGCCAAGGCCGCGAAGCTGCTGGGACCGATCACCTGGATCCTGGCCTGGCTGATCAACAAGCTCTCGATCATCGTCTGGGAGGCGACCCGGACCCCCAAGGACCGGATGGGCCGATTCCCGGGTCACCGGACCCTGACCCACACGGCCGTCTGGGGCGTCCTGGTGGGTCTCGGGACCTACTTCGGGGTCTCGGCCAGTCCCGCGTCCGACTGGGCCCTGTGGGCCTCGCTGGCCATGACCCTGGGCCACTTCGCGCACCTGTGGGGGGACAGCATCACGCTGAGCGGGATCCCGCTCTGGGCCCCCTTCGTCGAGCACAACGGCAAGCGCTGGTTCTCGGTCTGGACCTGCCCCGAGATCGCCCGCTTCCGCGTCGGCGGCCACCGCGAGAAGGGCCGGGTCAAGACCCTGTCCCGCTGGTCGTGGGTGAATCTCGGCGAGGGCGCCGTGACGATGGGCCTGGCCGTGGGGGTCGGCCTGCTGGGCACCGCCACGCTGATGACCGCCGGAAGGCCGTGGTGGGAGATCGTCCAGCTTCTGACCAATTGACAGTTCCCGGACACCCGGGGGCTGAGAAGGGAGAGAGATGGCAACCACGAAGGCCGAGGCGCCGCCCGCGATGGCGGAGGTTCTCGGCGCAGCGCAGGCGGCGAAGGAGCGGCTGGTGCGGATCATGCCGAACCCGGCGGCGCCGATCGAGACCGACAAGGACCGGTACCACGCGGCCCGGTACTGGGTGATCTCGGAACTGTGCCTCACGGGGGTCGACGGGACCGCGATCGAGGCTGCAGTACCGGCCGACGACTACGGCTGGGCCCACACGGACCTGGCCCAGGAGGTCCTCGCGACGGCGTCGATGGACCTGAACCTCGACGGGACCGTGACCCAGGCGAGTCCCGAGCGGTTCCAGCTCCGCTGGGTCGGGACCATGCCGTGAGCGCCGGTACTGGGACCGGACCCAACCTGGGTCTCGCGCCGAGCGTGGAACACCTCATCATGGAACTCGACGCCGTGCGGGACACGACCCGGGACCAGAGCGACTCCGAGTGGTTGCAGGACGCTCTGTTCCACGTCACCTTCGAGCGGTACCGCGATCCCAGCGGGATCATGGGCTGGGTCTGGGGACGCAAGGTCGACGCCTTCCTGTGCCAGCAGGCCGGTCCCGTGGTGACCCGGATCCTGACCGAGACCCACGCTCAGTACGGGATCCCCGGTGCCGTGCTGGACTACGGCAACGGCCGCTGGCTGTTCCGCTGGGACGACCAGAGCTAGTCACGCTGCGTCGAGAAGAGCCCCCGGGAGACGGTGCCGGGGGCTCTTTCATGATCGCGACCCGGAGCGAGACGGGCCGAGACCCCCAGGATGGCCTCTGAGAGTTTCCGCAGGTCAGTGACCTGGGCATATTTGATCAATCTCGTGTTCTCGCAGCGTCCGCGCCTGCGCGTGTTACGCATGACGTGAGACATGCGACGTGAGACGCGCAGCGCGCACGTAGCGTGTGCGCATGCAGTACGTACGTACGTGTTCGCAGGCGCGCGAGGCACGTTTGCGCAGGTCAGGCGCGTGTTAGGCTAAGATGTCCTTCTTCGCAGGGCGGACAGCAGAAGGCCCCGGGTGGTCGAGCACACCCGGGGCCTTCTGCACTCTAAGCCGCTCATGGGCCGTTGACCTGCGCAAACGGCCCTACTCCGCCATCGCCTCGCCCTGGATGCTGGCGATCACCACCGGCCCCTCGATCTCCGTACGGGGCTCGGGCACCGGCGTGGTGGTCGTGACAGCGGCCGCCTTCCAGAAGCCCTCGCCGCCGCCGTTGCGGATGACCAGCTCGCCCTTCTCCAGCTTCTCCAGGTGCCGGTAGATCGTCGCCCGGCTGGTACCGGGCCCGGACCCGCCGGTCTCCTCCTTGGCCCGGGTCAGGACGTCGGAGATGGTCTCCACCTTCGCCCCGTCCTTGGCCTCGACCCGGAGGTACTCCAGGACCGCGTACTCGGGACCGAAGGTCTCCTCCGCGATGACTTCACCCTCGACGGTCTCGGGCTCGACCTCGCCGGTGAGGATGGCCCACGCGGTCGGTTCCAGATAGACCTCGCGGTACCCCTTCGGCGCCACCTTCTTGACGAGGTCCCGGCGGTCCTTGTTCTCGACCCAGTACCCCTTGCCCGGGTCCGGAGTCCCGTGCTCGTCGTCCTTCAGGAGGAACTGGCCGTCCCGTAGGTTCGTCGAGTTCCAGCCCCGGTGCATGTCGTTCTGCCAGAGGTTCTTCGACTGCTGCGGGTCCAGGCTCAGACCCACGATCGCGCGCAGCTGGGCCTGCATCTCCTTCGAGCCCAGGTCCGCCTTGGTCCCGTTCTGAGAGGCGATGACGATCCGGACCCCGCACTTGCGCGCCTTCTTCGCGATGCGCGACAGCAGGGCGATGACGTAGGCCAGGTAGTTGCCGTCGGCCTTGCCGTCTTCGTTGTACTTCGTGGTCGCCTTCGCCTCGGCCAGCAGGTCCGGGAACTCGTCGATCACCAGGATCAGCCACGGGGTCTTACGCGAGGGCTCGAAGCTGTCCTCGGCGTCATCGTCGTCTTCCGAGGCCAGACCCAGCCGGGCCTCCCGGTCCCGGATCACGCCGAAGACGCGCTCCAGGATGATGATCGCCGCGTCGATCTCCTCGGCGAGCGGGAGCGCCAGGGTCTTGCGCCAGACGCCCAGGGTCGCCCCGGCGGCCATGTCGATGCCGACCACCACGACGTCGCAGAAGCTGACCAGCCACGTCATCAGTGAGTGCAGCCAGCCCGACTTGCCCGAGCCGGACGCGCCGACGACGAGCGTGTGCTGGAGCTGGTACATGATGCGTTCGCCGTGGGCGTACAGACCCATGGCGAAGCGCTTGCCCATCGACTTCAGGCTGGTCTCGCCCGGCTTGACGTCGCCGGTGAAGACCGGGTGCGCGATCTTGCCGCTCCAGGGGTCCTTCGGCAGGAACGTGATCATCACATTGCGAGCCTGATCCTCGTCCGGCGCGATGAACACCGACTGCGGCCGCATGCCGAAGAAGCTCGCCAGCGCGTCACGTAGGTGCGCCACCGAGTCCACGGTGTGGCCCTCGCCGAGCCGGATCTTCAGCTTCGAGGTCTTCCCGTACGCCCGCGCGTCGACCACCTTCGAGTTGACCAGCGGCACGAGCCGGGGCGGGCAGGTCGTCTTGTCGGACAGCTTCGGCCACTTCTTCGCGAATCGGTCGGCGCGCCCGGCGACCCGCACCCGGCGGTGGTACCACCAGGCGCCGCCGAAGCCCGCCACGCCGAGCTGCCACATCCAGCCCGAGAACGAGCTGGAGCCGTCCACGATCCGCAGGACCATGTAGGTGCCGATGTAGGTCGTCAAGGTGCCGAAGTAGACCCGCTCCACGAGCCGGTCCAGCACCCCGTCCTTGCCCTTGTCGAGCCCGCTGGGCACCAACGCCATCGCCACCCGGGACCAGCGGTCCGACAGCTTCGGCCCGAAGATCGCCAGCAGCAGGCCGCCGACCGGCACGGTCAGCACGACCGGCCACCACTGCGGGATCTGCCAGCGCCAGATGACGCAGGTGAGGAAGATCAGGAACCCGAACCACAGCGGGGTGAGCGCGCGCCGCCAGCGGAACATCAGCCTGCGGCCGCGCTTCCACCCCCGCCCGATCCCCTCGGCAACGAGGACTCCGCCCGCCGTGCCGAGGATCTCCTTCACCACCCCCTTTGACTCTCCGCTCACGACTCCTCCTTCTTCAGCAGCTCGGTGATCTGGGCCCAGCGCGGCGCGCCGATGCCGAATCGCGTCATCACGCCACGCTTGGTGAGGTCCGGGCTCTCCCGGCGCTCGATCTCCGCGCGCAGCACGGCGGCGATCTCCTCGTCGCTCTTGCCCGACGTCCGGCGCGCGGGCGCCTTCGGGCCGCTCTTCAGCGCGGTCGACACCCGGTGGCCGTTGGTGCGCTGCACCGGGACGTCGTGCTCCAGGTCGGCCAGGGTCAGCGACTCCTCGGCAGGCGAGGGCTTGCCCAGACCGACGATGTTCGACTCGTTCACCGGCCGCAGCATCGACTTCGGGGCCTTGGGGGTGACGTCCTGCTCCGGCTCGTCCTTGCCCGCGAGCAGCTTGCGCAGCGTGCCCGGCTTGGCCAGCATCGCCACACCGCAGATGACCATCAGGCCGTCGATCACCAGCGGGCCGACGCCCTGACTCAGCCACTCGTAACCCCACGAGGCCAGCACGTGGTTGATGTGCTGGTAGGAGATGACGAACGCGCCGCTGGCCACGATGCTCAGGCCGCCGAAGCGCGCGACGCTCCACCAGAGGCCCTTGGGCCAGGCGACCCGGGCGAGCACCTCGATCGAGAGCAGCAGAGCCAGCGGCCACACGGCCGAGCCCAGCTGGGTGTCAATGCGGGGCGCCCAGTCCGGCGCGGCGTGATCCGGCGGGATCCGGGCGGCCAGCACGTTCGCGGCGACCGACACCGCCGTGCCGAAGATGAAGCCCGCCCAGGACACGAGCTTGCCGCCATCGGGCAGCTTCACAGGATCCCTCCTCGCTCGATCGTTCCGCCGCCGTCTCGCCAGGTCCGGTCCCGACGGCGCTTCTCCAGCCACGTCCGCACGAACATCCAGGTCACGTAGGCGCAGATCAGCATGATCAGCAGCATCCAGTTCCCGGTCGCTGCCAGTCCGACCCCGGCGCCGAGCGCGCCGATGACGACCTTGGTCCGCAGGCGCATGCCCTCACGGACCTCGGTCACCTCGCCCTCGTAGCTCGGGGTCTCGTCACGCTCGGAGTCGTAAGTCATGACCGTAGGATACTCACCCCGTAGGCTACGGGGTAACATACCCTGCGAGAACGCAATCCTGAACCACCCCTGGAGGGATCATGGCCAAGCCGAAGAAGCGGCCGAAGAAGAAGGGCCCGAGCATCCTGGCGCAGATGGCCAAGGAGTTCTGGCGGATCTTCGACGGGTCCGCCGAGTTCGTCGCCAAGCACACCGGCCCCAAGGCCGCGAACCAGCGGCGCGCGAGTCTGGAGTGGACCTCCAAGGCGCAGGGCAACGGCGAGCGCCTGCCCTTGCAGCCCCGGGACGTGACCTGGAACCACCAGACCCAGAAGGACAAGGAGATCTGGCGGGTGACCTTCATGGACGGCTACGTCACGACCTTTGTCACCTGGCCGCCGCGCGATCATGTCGAGGCGGTGAAGCTGGCCAAGGAGCACGTGGAGAAGCTCTACGGCGCCTACACGTTGAGTTGGGAGGTGGCCACCGTGGAACGTGTCGGCATGGCCGTCGAGGACGAGCTGACCGAGGACGCCAAGGCGTGACGATCGAACGCATCGGCCGGTACGCACGCGGCTATGCGCAGGTGGCCCGAATTCAGGCCACGTTCTCGAAGATCCTGGCTCAGCACGGCATCGACCCGGCGCAGGAGACCTTCGAGGCGGACATCCTGCTCGACGCGGAAGTGAACCGGCTCGCCAGCAAGCGCGCGGAGAGCGACGGAGTGGACTACGCCGCCGTCGCTCGCGCCTTGCTGTTCGCGGCCGCCGCCGAGGCTCGGCCGGACCCGCAGTACGACCCCGCGCGGCGCCCGCCGTTCCGCGCCAAGACGCCCCGCGCCCGGCTGCGCTTCATCGTGCCGCGCGCACCGTACGACGAGGCGAAGGCGGCCATCCTGGCCAGCCGTCACAGCGTCTCGCACGCGCTGGAGGACCAGCTGCGCATCTACGCCGAGAAGGGATTCGGATGATCGACTTGAAGGAAGCCTGGGCAGACGTCAAGTATCGCTGGGGGCAGTACCGCGACTGGCGTCAAGCTCAGAGCCTCGACGATCTGGCCCTGCGCAGCGCCAAGTGGGCCAGAGGTGAGCTGGGCTCGCACCCGAGTGGCTACGACGTGCCGGACCCCGAGACCGTGCCGCTGCTGTCCATGCTCGCGCGAGTGAACACCGCCGGGTTCTTCACCCACCAGAGTCAGCCCGGCGGCCGGTGGGAGATCAACGGTGTGGTGGTCGAACAGCGCGCGTACGTCAGCGGCTACCTGGCCCGGGTCGACATGCTGGAGTTCCGGCGTCACCTGGAGGGCGCCGGGATGCTCGTGCTGGATAGCCTGCTCCACGACGAGCCACTGTCCAAGGAGGACGGTGTGGTGGTCACCGGCGGCCGGTGGACCACTGACAACTGCCTCCCCTACATCTCCTCGGCCGCTCAGCACGACCTGGACAACGCGGCGAACCTGGACGTCATCGACACGGTCTGGTGCCGCGAGCGGGCTCTGTGGGATGTCCTTGAGGGCTGGGCGGCCAGCCGTGGCTGAGGTCACCGAGCACGCCATCGTGATGTCCGGAGGCTCGATGGCGGTCCGGCCGAACGATCCGGAGGTGGAGCAGGTCTACCCGCTCACGGAGTGGATCACGCACAAGCAGCGGGACGGCGGCAGGGTGTACCAGCGCCGCATCATCATCGTCGAGGACTGGATCGAGGTGCCTCCTCGTGCGTGAACCGGACATCGGCACCGAGGTGGCGGGTATCGTGCCGGAGACCGGCGACCGGGTGGAGGGCACCTACCTGGGCAGCTTCTCCCACGGCCGCCACGGCATCGACATGGCCGCACTCATCGTGGACGGCAAGCGCGTGGCGGTGGAGTACGACTCTCTGGAGCTGTCGAGTTGACACTACCCATTCGGGTAGGGTACCGTCAACCCCGTCAAGCACCGAGCCGCACCGGAGGCAGATCATGAAGCAGACGACCGCCATCACGTGGAAGCAGGGTGGCTACAGCGTCAAGTACGGCTATGTCGGCAAGACCCGGGTGTTCAGCACTATCTACGGCATGGTGCGCGGGTCGGACACCCCGTGGCAGCTGAAGGCCAACCTGCCCGGGATCAAGCAGACCACCGAGCACGCTACGGAGGCGGCCGCGCAGGAGACTGCCGAGACCATGCTGAAGATCCACCTCAACAGCCTGCTCGCGGCGGGCGTCGAGGCACCGAAGGCCGATCGCATCGACGCCGCTCTGGACTCGGAGCAGCTGGAGGCCGCTGCGCAGGCGATCGCCCGGGTGACGCTCCGGGGTGAGTTCGCGTGCGACGACGAGATGTGGAGCGCCATCTGGAAGGGGCTGTCCCCCCAGGCTCGTCTGGGCTACCGGCTCAAGGCGCAGGCCGCGATGAAGGCCTGACCGTGTACGACGACCTGTTCACGCTCTACGTCGCGAGGTGGGTCGGCTGGAGCGTCCTGATGCTGCTCCGGCTGACCCATCAGCTGGCCTGGGTTCTCACCGTCCTGGTGATGTGGCTGATGACCATCAGCCCCCTGCCGCCGGGGATCTTGCGTCAGGGCCTGCGCGTTCTTCCTCGACCCCGGGCACCCTGGTAGTTGACACTACCCGAATGGGTAGGTAGGCTTCCTCACGTCAGCACGAAGCGAGCGCCGCACCGGAGGCCAGAATGACCCGCACCGCAATCCCCGCCAGCCAGGCCCGCCCCATCGATCAGCTGGAGGGTCGCGGCGCCTACGCGGAACTGCCGGACGCCACGCTCACCGGCATCGTGTGCGGCTCGTGCACCCAGCACGCTCGCCGCGCCGAGTGGGACGCTGGGCAGGTCAAGATCCGTGACGTCATCCGTCACGCCACCGTCGAGCACGTGCGCTACTGCTTCGGCGTGAACTACGACGCGGAGGCCGAGGCCCGCGCCGAGATGCTGGCCGAGCGCCGCACCGAGATGTACTTCGAGGGCGCCTTCCGTGCGCCGACCGCCGAGGACCTCGAAGAGGACGCCCGCGAGCGCTACTACCTCAGCCTCCAGGGCCGCTGACCCCCGGGCGGGACGCCACACCGGCGTCCCGCCACTTCCACGAAGGGATCCGACATGCTGAATCTCTACCTGATCGAGCGCCCGGCAGACAAAGTCGACCACGACGAGATGGCGTCGCTCGTCGTGGCGGCGGCCACGCCGAAGCTCGCTCGCGAGCTGGCGAAGGGCACGCGTGGCGACCAGTCGCCGGAGGTCTGGGCGCACGGGAAGGCGAAGCTCCAGAAGATCGGCACGGCGGGACCCCGCGTCAAGCAGGGCATCGTGCACGAGCACATCAACGCGGGCTGACCGCTCGCAGATTTCTTCCGCTCCACCCCTTGACCCACACTACCTAAATGGGTAGTGTGGGTCTTGTCAGCAAAGAACACAGTCCGCACCGGAGGACACCATGGCCGCGAAGACCACCGCCACCCGCAAGCCCAAGGTCGATGTCTACGACGTCGTCACCACCAAGATCCTGGCCGCGCTGGAGAACGGCACCGCGCCGTGGAGCAAGCCGTGGGACAGCGTCACCGGCGCGCCGAAGTCGTTCTCCTCGCGCAAGGCCTACCGGGGCGTCAACGCCATCCTGCTGGGCCTGGAGCAGGCCGAGAAGAACTACCGCAGCGCGTACTGGCTGACCTTCAACCAGATGGCCAAGCTTGGCGGCCGCCTGAAGGGCGAGAAGGGCACGCAGAAGGGCACCCTGGTCACCTTCTGGAAGCTGCTGCCGATCGAGGACGAGGCGACCGGCAAGAAGAAGATGATCCCGCTGCTCAAGCACTTCTACCTGTTCAACCTGGACCAGACCGAGGGCATCGAGAAGCTGCCCAAGGACGCCTTCCCGGTCGCCCGCCCGGTCCCCAGTGCCGAAGAGCGCCACGCGGCCGCGCAGTCCGTGGTGGACGCCTGGGCCGCCAAGCCGGTCATTGAGCACGGCGGCGACTCGGCCCACTTCACCTGGTCCACGGACGTGCTCACGATGCCGCCGGTGGAGAGCTTCAAGGGGCTCGACGAGTACCACGCGACCCTCTTCCACGAGCTGACCCACTCGACCGCCGCCGAGCACCGCCTGGACCGTAAGGAGAGCCGGGGCAACGCCTTCGGCAGCCACGCCTACGGCCGCGAGGAGCTGATCGCCGAGATGGGCGCCGCGTTCCTCTGCGCCGAGACCGGCATCCAGGCCACTCTCGACAACTCGGCCGCCTACCTGGCCTCCTGGATCAAGACGATCAAGGAGGACCCGCGCGCGATCATCGTGGCCGCCGGGAAGGCCCAGAAGGCCGCTGACATGATCCTCGGCCGCGAGCAGGCCAAGACCGAGGAGACCGACGAGCAGGCCACCACGGCCGCCTGAAAGCTCCGGACGGGGCGGCAATTCTCTTCCCGCCCCGTCCGGTCTATCCCTGGAGGTCAGCATGATCCGCAGAGTCTGGCTTTCGCCCACCCGCGAGGAAATCGCGTGGGAGGACGAGTTCGGCATCACCGAGTTCGACACCATCACTGGGCGGGACAACACCGTCGATGCAGCGCAGCCGCATTGGACCGAGGTGCAGCTGCCGGACAACCGCTAGTAACTGTCCAGCTTCTGTCCAGTCTTGACCCTACCCGATCGGGTAGGGTCAAGGTCTCACCGACCTACCTGGAGGACCCGATGACCATCGCCCTGGACCACGTCGAGCTGACCAGCGTGCCCACTCCGGTGCTGGGCGAGCCGACGCTGCTGCGGTACTGGCAGGCCCCGATCCCCGGCACCGACCTGTACGCGGTCACCGAGGAGGGCTTCACGCGCACCGGCGAGCCGGGCGAGGGCGCGGCCTACGTGCACATCACGCAGTTCTTCGTCTGCGAGACCCCGGCGAACGAGCAGGGCCCGGCGGGACCGATCGTGATCCGCGACGACACCTACAACTACGGCAACGGCCCGATCGGCAAGGCGATCGAAGCCTTGACCGGCCCCACCTCGTGGGACGACGCCCCGCGCCAGCGCATGCTGGCCGAAGCACTCGACCGCGCCGCCCAGAACGCCTGAGCGGTAGATCGCTACACCGGAAGAGGAGCACTACATGAAGATGATCACGATCCAGCCGCAGCCGCGCGAAGACGGCGTGCTGCCGTACCCGTTCCACCTCGTGGCCGAGGGCGACGAGCGCGGCCAGGTCGGCCGCCAGGACTTCTGGAACGGCACCCCGAGCCGCCTGGTGGGCTTCGTGCAGGACCCGGAGACGCAGCAGATCGACCTGGGCTTCGCCGACTTCTTCGCGGAGCCGGGCAAGGCCCGGGGCATGCACCCGGTGATGGAGGACGACGAGGGCGGCTGGGCCACCTACGCGGGTGCGATCGAGGGCGTCCAGGACTGGACCGCCGCCGAGAACGAGGACGTGCTCGTCCGGGTGCCGGAGAGCGCGGGCGCCGAGCTGTAGATCCAGCGCTTCAGGGCTTGACCCACACTACCCAGACGGGTAGTGTGGGTCTTGTCAGTTAAAGGCCACACCGGAGGTCAACGTGTCCCACACCCCGCAGCTCATCACCGGCTATGTCTACGTCCGGCTCATCCCGCAGAGCGTCACCGGCTGGCTGGTGCAGCGCCCGAACCTCAACGGCCTGGGCGCTGACAAGGTGGTCCCGGTCACCCTGCTCACCGCCGATGGCGACCGCTGGCGCAACGTGCTGGTCCGCGTGATCGACATCCTGGGAGTCGAGGTTCGCAACTTCGCCCACTTCACCGACCACATGCTGTGGCGCGTCGCCGAGACCGACATGGGCGGCCTGGGCGAGCGGGCGCTGGCCGAGCTGGCCTATCGCGAGCGCCTGGCGCTGAAGGAGAAGCTCCGCGAGCAGTCGGCCCGCCTCGAAGGCTCGAAGCGCGCCGCCGCGATGCTGATGGGTCGGGTGTGATTGTCGCCTAAGGCTTGACCCACACTACCCAGACGGGTAGTGTGGGTCTTGTCAGTTAGAGAGACCGCACCGGAGGTCGCAATGTCGCTCGACACCTTCCGCACCGAACACCTGCTCAAGGCCGCCTTCCGTTTCACTCCGGCTCGGGAGATGACCGGGTGGACCGCGACCAAGGGGTGCGCCTGGATTCGCAAGGGTGACGAGTGGCAGGGCATCGAAAACGGTCAGGTCGTCGACACCGCTTCGGATGCGGACTTCCGCGAGATGCTGCTGGAGCAGTTGGCCGAGTACGAGGTCACCGAAAGCCGAATCAACTTCGCCCTGTCCTGACCCCACGCTGGAGGATTGATCATGACTCTCGATACCCGCATCGCGATCCGCACCGCCGAGAAGGCGACCCCTCGCGAGATCTTCGAGTACTGCCGTGCTCTGCTCAGCACGCCGTCCGGAACGCCGATCATGACCGAGCTGGACAACGCCAGCGGCTCGTCGCGGGCTCCCGGCGTCAAGGAGTTCTGGCACCAGCCCGGTCTCGGCCTGGAAGCGTGGCTGATCATGTACTACAGCCCCGACGGCCTGCTGACCCACGACTGCGACAAGTTCTGTGCCCGGCGCGTGGGCTGGGCCGAGTGGGACCTGCCGCAGGAGCGCTACTGGGTCAGCGCCGAGGACGTCGCCGAGCATGACGCCGATGTGGTGGCCAACCCGCGCGAGTGCGGCTGGGCCGATGTCGAGATCTCGATCGACACCACCTACAGCTTCATGAACGACCGGGGTGAGTCGTGCTCGCAGCGGCACGCGCGGTTCATCCACGAGCTGGGCGAGTGGCTCGACGAGCGCGGCTGCGAGTGGGCCTGGCAGAACGAATACCAGTGCCAGTGGTACATCGGCCGAGACGGCCTGGAGTACTTCGGCAACTTCCACACCGGCACCGGCGGCCCGGCGGAGTGGTTCGCGACCAAGGTCCTGCCCGCGATCGCGACGATGGCGGGGGAAGAGCTGTGAGCGACGTCTGGCGCAGTCCCATGCACGACATCGTGCGACCGATCCTGTTGATCACGGAGCACACCGGCATCCCCATGGTCCGCAAGGACGACGAGGGCTGGGCAATCCGCGAGAGCCTCTCGTTGGACCTCGACGAGTGGATGCCGGTCACGTTCGCGCCGACCGCCGCTGCGCTCGACGACATGCTCGCGTGTGGCGAGATCGTCATCGACGAGCAGCACACCGCCCATGTGACCTACGGACCCTGGGGGTTGACCCACACTACCTGAACGGGTAGTGTGGGTCAGGTCAGCACACCACGACCGCACCGGAGGTCACCATGCAGAACACCATCACCCTCGCCGAGATCGAGGCGCTGCGCGGGCAGTTCAGCTCGGTGCTGCGCATGCTCTTCGTCGAGACTGACCAAGGTGGACGCTACGACCTGGTGGCCATCACTCCGGCGGGCCTGATCGTTGAGGGCTTCACTGGCAAGCAGCTCGCTCGTGTCGAGCGGACTGGCCAGCGCGTCAACTCGCACGGTCTGGTTCGGTGCCGGGTCACCTTCGCTCGCGACTTCGACTATGCGGAGGGCACGCTGGCGTTCGACGGCGAAAAGACCGGCGCCGTCGCGCAGGTCTCCTTCTTCGAGCTGGCGGGAGTCTGATCATGAAGAAGCCCACCCCCGAGCTGGCGCTGCTGCTGCGGCGCATGCACGTGACCAAGTGCTATGACAAGCACAGCGATGTGCCGATAGCGATCGGCAAGGCCGACTGGGAGCCGCAGCTGCCCGCCGAGGTGAAGCGTCAGTTACCCGGCGCGAAGGCTCTGCGGGACCTCGGCCTGGAGCACGACGAGGAGTGGAACGGCCACCAGCGGTTCTGGTTGCCCGAGGGCTTCGCGGTGCCCACCGTGGCCGACGTGCTCGCGCACATGAACCCCGGCGGCAAGACCTCGGTGAACGAGCTGACCGCGTACATCCTGCTCAAGGGCAAGGTGTTCGGTCAGTACGGCAGCTACGCGTGGCAGGACGAGCTGATCCACACGCTGCTGTGTGGCATCGACTGGGACAAGAGCAGCGAGCCGCAGAACGACACGTGGAGCGAGTTCGCGGGCACCTTCGCCGACGACGACCGCGTGACGATGACCGAGGTCCAGCTGTACTGCCTGTGCGCCCACGTGGACAAGTGGCACCACTCCTGCCACGTGGGCGTCGAGGCGCTCTCGATCGCGGAACTGCTCAAGATCGCCGAAGGCGAGATGCGCGACGCCCTGTAGAGACCGGCGGCCCCCGTCACTCCGGTGGGACGGGGGCCGCCTTCTACCCACCACCGGAACCAAAGTCGCAGGTCAGAGGGTATGGACACTACCCGGATAGGTAGTGTAGAGTTCCTCATGTCAGCACGGAACGAGCCGCACCGGAGGCCACGATGACCACCTCGATCGCCCGCCATGATGTCCACACCGCCGCTCACGTCAACTTCGACCCGGCCGACTACAAGTTCATCGGCGTGCTGGACACCGACACCAGCCCGTTCCGTGCCGACGACAGCCGGGGCCGCAAGGCGGTCCGCGCGATGGAGACCGAGGGCTTCCCCTACGTGCTCGTCCACCCGCACTACCAGTGCGACGCCTGCGGCCAGCACCTGCGCTACGTCGCGGTCCTCTTCCACCACCCGTCGAACGCGCTGGTCGAGGTCGGTCTGAACTGCCTCGTCGGCCGCTTCGCGATGGCCAAGGACGAGGTCAAGCGGATGATGGCCGAGGCCAAGGCCGCCCGCGAGGCGCACAAGCTGCTGGACGGCTTCCTGGCCGCCTGCGACGCCTACCAGGACCTTGCCTACGCCACCTACGCCTGGAACATCGAGGCTGCCGCTCCCGCCGGTGCGGACATCTGGGGCGTTGGCCCGCTCGCCGACATCGCCCACAAGGCTCGCCAGTACGGCGGCGACGTCTCCGTGAAGCAGCTGGCCTTCGTGAGCCGGATCCTGACCCAGCTCGACGAGCGCTTCGCCGAGCAGGAGCAGCGCAACGCGGAGATCGCGGCGGTCAAGAGCGACGCCGGTCCGGCCCCCGAGGGCCGCGTGGTGATCGAGGGCACCGTGACCAAGCTGGACACCCGGGACAACGACTTCACCGGCGGCATCCGCATGGTGATGACCGTGACCCTGGACAACGGCGCCCGGGTCTGGGGCACCGTCCCGGCCGCGATCGCCGACGTCGAGCAGGGCACCCGGGTGGCCTTCACCGCCACCTTCGAGCAGGCCTCGGACGACGAGACCTTCGCCTACTTCAAGCGGCCCGCCAAGGCCGTCATCCGCTGAGACAACCGGCGGGGGCTCCCGGTGGAGCCCCCGCCAGAAAGGAGTCCGCAATGGACCCCAATGCTGCACTGGCCGAAATCCGCAGGCTGAACGAGGAGCACGCCAACTACGGCGAACTGAGCGCGGGGAAAACCGCGCGCCTCATCGAGCTGGTCGAGGGGCTGGACAACTGGCTCTCCGGCAACGGCTTCCTGCCGGAAGCCTGGGCGGGCGGACACAGTCAGGCTGGTGACTTCTGATGACCGACGAATTCGGCGACTGGGACCCGGCCGCCAAGGCACACCAGCACAACCCCGATCCGCTGGACATGCTCGACGAGTACCGCGCGATGACCGTGATCACGGTGTTGCGTCCGGCGGGCCACTTCTGCTGGGAGATCACCCGGCCGAGTAACGGCAAGCGGATGGCCAGCCCGAACTTCGACTACGTCGCGGCCGAGGCGCTGCGCGAGGTCCGCCGGGCCGGGGGCAACGCCATCGTGATCTACGACGACCAGAACGGCATCGAGGCCCGCCTACGGGCGCAGCAGGACAAGGAGGGTGAGTGATCATGGACGTCGAGCTGACCGAGCGGCTCATGGCCGCCTACCAGTTCCTCACTCCGGCACTGGGCAACCCACAGCCGCTGGCGGACATCCGCCTGCACCTGCGCGACGTGGAGCCGCACCGGCTGAACCCGCTCTTGCGCGAGCTGAACGGCTCTGTGGTGCCCTTCTGGTTCCCCGACAATGACCGCCAGCAGCAGGGCGTCTTGAGCCTGCACGAGGCCGCTCAGGACGCGCCGTGGCGTGAGCTGGACGACGGGGTCGAGATCGACGGCATCACCTACACGCACATGGCGGTGCAGCCCAGCGGTTGACACTACCCGAACGGGTAGGGTAGGGTCGTCCTTGTCAGCACGAAGGCCCGCACCGGAGGAGCCCACCATGAAGCACGAACTCATCGCCACCAAGCGCCTGCGGGGCGGCAGCCCGATCAAGGGCATGCGCGGTACGTCGGGCACCGACGTGAAGTGCACCTGCGGCGGTTGGACGAGCTACACCAACGAGGCGCCCCCGTCGCGCTCGCAGGCCTGGCAGAAGAAGGTCTTCGCCGCTCACCTGGCCGGAGTGACGCTGGAGAGCGACATCGAGCTGGGCCGCGCGAAGCTGGTCAAGGCCAACGAGCGGCTGACCAAGCTGCTCGTCGAGGGCGAGGACCTGCCCTCGTTCATCGAGAGCACGACGCAGGCCATCGCCAACCTGGGCAAGGAGCTGGCCGCCGACCTGCACGAGGCGCGTTACGGCTTCCGCCCGAAGACTGCATGATCATCTGGAGCTGACAACCGCATAACCGCAGGTCAAGAGGGGGTTGCACTACCCAAGTGGGTAGTGTAATCTCATTCTTGTCAGCAAGAACGAGCCGCACCGGAGGCCCAGATGATCGCCAACCTCGCCACCGCCACCCCCGCCGAGATCGACACCCGCTTCGCCGCCGTCATGGTCCGCCGCGCCGAGATCGAGATGGGCATCCGCCGCGCCGAGTACACGATCGATGGCGGCGTCTACGTCACCGATCAGGCCAAGGCGAAGGCCGAGACCGACATCCGCAACTTCGTCATCGAGCGCAACACGCTGATCGAGGAGCGCGAGACGCTGGACGACGAGTACCGGGGCCGTGGCGGCTGGACCCGCTACTACCTGGTCACCAACACCGGCGGCCACGTGCACACCTCGACCTCGTGCGACACCTGCTTCGACGACACCGACTTCGGCTGGCTGACCCAGTTCTCCGGCACCGAGCAGGACGAGATGGGCAATCTCTCCGGCGAGGCCGCCTGCGCCCGCTGTTTCCCGAACCTGCCCGCCGAGGTCATGCAGGCCAAGCGTGACGCCCGCATCGACACCCCGGCCCGCATCGCCGCTCGTGAGGAGCGCGAGGCCGCTGCCGCCGCCCGCGACGCCAAGAAGGCCACCAAGGCCGCGAAGAACGCCGCCGAGGCGATCACCAACCCGGACGGCACCCCGGTTCTGGACGGCATCGGCTACGAGATCAAGCGCGAGTCCAAGGTCCGCAGCGAGTACATCGAGGACGCGGCGATGTCGATCTTCTTCGGCACCCCGGCGCAGGTCTTCCAGGGCGCCACGGACAACGCCTACCACGTCCGGGTCTGCGGCGAGTACGCCGCCAGCCACGCCAAGGACGCGCAGCGCTACCTGGCCGCGCTGGCCCACAAGGCGGGCGTCACCACCGAGGAGATGGCCACCCAGCTGGACAAGAAGGTCCAGGCGAAGGTCCGCTCGGCCATCAGGGGCGCCCAGGCGGAGATGGCTCGCTGGAGCCACTGACCTACCCCGGCCGGGGCGCACACCGCGCCCCGGCCCTGATCCACAGGAGAGATCGTGATCGCTGACGAGCTGGAACCGGGCGACGTGTACTTCGACAAGGGCGTCCCGGAGATGACCGTGGTCGAGGTCGAGGGCGTCAACGGAGACGGGGACCTGGTGGTGGTCGTGCGCCACCGCGACGGCGGACACAGCAACCGCCTGTTCTACCCGGGCCAGGACGTGCCCTACGTGCGCAAGGGCACATGGCAGTACGCGGCCAAGGCCGCTGTGCCCGAGCAGTTTTCCTAACCCGAATCGAGAGGAGCCCATCATGGGCCTGGACATCACCGCCTACAGCCACCTGAAGGCCATGGGCCAGCACGAGAAGGACCCCGAGCTGAACGATGGCGAGCCGGGCAGCCTGACGAGCTGGTGCTACTACGACAACCACGTCAGCGCCTACGTCTACGACAGCTTCCCGCTCTCGTTCCTCGCCGTGCCGATCCTGGAGCGCCGCGACGATCTCCTGATCGGCGGCTGCTACGAGATCACCGAGACCACGCAGACCCACGGCTTCCGCGCCGGTTCCTACGGAGGCTACGGCCGGTGGCGCGAGCAGCTCCAGGAGAAGTACAACCCGGACCGCAAGGAGACCGAGCCCTTCTTCGAGCTGATCTGGTTCGCCGACAACGCGGGCACGATCGGTTCGCTGGCCGCGCAGAACCTGCTGGCCGACTTCGAGGCCTACGGCCCGGACCACGAACTGGGCGCGCTCGACGATCCCTACAACGGCCCGTTCGCCGACTTCCACAAGGCGTGCAAGCTCGCGGCCGAGGACGGGCTCATCGCCTTCCACTGACTCCCCAGGTGTGCCTGGGGACGCGGAGAGGCTCGCTGAGCATCGTGGGGCCGCCGAGCCTCTCCGCACCGCTCTACGGCGAAATGAGAGGCCTGCTCGGACCTCCTCGCCCTACCCTGATGATCACCTGGATGCTCCAGGTCGGCGGGCGGCGCGGGGCGTGTGCGCCCGCCCTCAAACGGCGGTTGACTCACACTACCTGAATAGGTAGTGTCATGAGTACACCGCAAGACCGCACCGGAGGTCACCATGGACATCACCGCTCAGGCCAACGCCGCGATCAGCGCCTCGATCGCCCGCGACACCCGACCCAAGGCCACCTGTCGCGACTGCGGCTGCACCATGGTCGCCTGGGTGACCTCGACTCGCACCGGGCGCCCGTACCTTGCCGACGCGACGCTGTCCAGCGCGATCGCTGGTGGCCGTATCCCGGCCAAGCACCTGCCGCACTTCAAGCGCTGCGCCAAGACGCCGTGCGAGTGCGCGATGTGCCGCGTGGGCGCCAGCCTCCACTCCTGATCACCCGGCGGGGCGCACCCTCTGCGTCCCGCCGGACCTTCTCCGCTTCTCGACCACACTGGAGGTCAAGATCATGTCTCGGCTCACCTGGACCACGAAGCACTCGTTCAGCGGCACGCAGCACGTCGGCAACCTCGGACAGCTCACCTGCGCCTTCGTCTCGGGGCAGACCGAGCAGTTCACCGTCGAGGTCACCCTGGGCGGTAAGGACCGCGACCGGCACTTCACCTTCGCGGACCTGGAGGCGGCCAAGGCCGAAGCCGAGCGTCGCGTGGTCAAGGTCCTGAATCTGGCCGGTCTGCTCAGCGAAGATGGAAAGGACGCCTGATCATGTCTCTCACTAACGCCCAGGTCCGCTTCGAGGCCGCCGTGAACGGCGTCCGGGCGCGAGGTGTGCACCTCGCGCTGAACGTCATGACGTGTTGCCGGAGCTGCACCACCTTCTCCGACCTGGGTCTGCCGAGCGCCGAGGCTCGTACGGAGCAGCCCCACGCCTGGCACTTCGGCGGTCAGGGACAGCAGCTGGTGTGGCGCAACGGTCAGCCCCTCTACCGCAATGGTCGCGCTGAGGGCGAGGCGTACGAGATCTTCTTCGGCCACGGTGGGCCGGACCTGGTGGCCGCCCAGACGCTCACCGAGGTATTCCGGGGCGAGGGCTTCGAGGTCGAGTGGACGGGCGATGACGCTCACGCGGTCATCGTCCACCTCTCCTGATTCACCCCTTGACCGACCCTACCCATTCGGGTAGGGTCGGTCATACCCGCTGAACGCCGCACCGGAGGCCACGATGCTGAACGACTTCGACGAGATCACCGAGACCGCCGAGCTGACCGAGGACGCGCAGGACCTGATCAACCTCTACCGCGTCCAGCGCAACAAGCTGGAGGAGATGGTCGCCGCCCTCGGGTCGGGCCACGCCGAGGTGCTCAAGTACGTGAAGGTCGTCTCGCTCACCGCCCGCGAGCTGCTCGCCGAGCACAGCGTGGACGCCGACGAGGTCGTGGACGCGATCGAGCTGAAGGCGCGCGCCACCGAGATCCTGGGCCGCATCAGCGCGGACAACCGCCGGGCCTTCGCCTTCGCGCTGCGTTCGGTCACGGCCACCACCGTGGTGCACCGCGCCGACGAGGACAGCCTGCTGGACCGGAACTTCTGCGAGGTCATCGGGCGCCTGCCCATCGGGATCCCGGAGGAGCGCCGCCAGGCCCTGCGCCGCCTGCGCAACCTCAAGGCCCTGGCCTACGACATCCGCCCGGCGAAGGTCAACGCCACGACGGTCGCCTACCACCAGGTCATCCTGACCGACCTCGGCGAGGCCCTGCTGGCGGAGCTGGACAAGTGATCATCGAAGACCGTTTCCTCGACGTCCTGCGCGGCCACCGCACGCCGCAGGAGATGGCCGTCACCGACCTGTGGACCGGCCACTGGGTCGTCAAGGGTCTGGACGCTGCCACGGCCTCTCAGGTGGCCCAGGAGGCCAACGAGAGCTTCCGTGCGGCCGCCTCCCGCCGCATCGCCCAGGCGCCCGATGAGCTTGAGCTGGAGGTGCTGCTGGAGATGCGCAAGGGCACGCTGCTGGAGCACAACGCGTGGTCGTGGCGCTTCTACGAGCGGATGGGCACCAGCGAGTGGCGTGCGCTGCCCTCGGCGGTGCGCACCATGCTGTGGCGCTGGCGCCAGGACGACAGCCTCGCGCTCAAGTCCAAGGTGATCTTCGACGGTGTGAGGAAGCCGCCGATCGGCTGTTTCCAGCAGCTCATGTTGTCGCCCGTTTCCGCTGCATGGCTTGACGCACACTACCCGAACGGGTAGGGTTCAGGTATCACCAACCGAGCCGCACCGGAGGCCACCATGCAGATGCTCACCGCCGAGAACGCCACCGCCGACCTGGTGGGGCTCACCCTCGTCGACATCGAGCTGCACGCGCGGCTCATGATCGACGAGGTGGTCCCCGAGCCGGGCGCCGTCATCGTGGTGGCGCGCGTGATCGAGGCGGGCGACCACTACGACATGGAGGCCATCCACGAGATCCCCGTGGGCCCGGCCCACGACGCCGCCAACCGCCACCTGCGCATCCAGGCCTGAGGAGAGCATCGTGTTCGACACCTACATCAGCATCGAGACCCCCGGCGGCGGCGACGAGCGCCACGACCTGTACCCGCTGCTCCCCGAGGGCACGGTCTTCCGGACCGGCGGCCACTTCTACGTGGTCACCAGCTCGTTCGTCGACCTGGATGACGCGCCCGACTTCGACGCGGAGGCCGTGCAGTACGTCAGCGCCTTCCCGCGTAGCTGAACCACTTACGCCGTGCACTTCTTCGAAGAGAGCGATGATGCTGAAGACCTACGTGAGCGTGATCAGCAGCCGTCACACCCGCGACTGGGTAGGGATGATGCCCTTTGTGCCTGTGGGCACCATCTTCCATCGCGAGGGCTTGAAGCTGGTTGCCGTCGAGGCTCATATCATGCTGACCGACGGTGAACTGAGTGAAGACGGTGTCGCCGTCCAGCACGTCACGTTGACGCAACCCTGCTGAACCCCTTGCGCCCACCCTACCCGATCGGGTAGGGTGGGCGTATCAGTTCAAGACCGCACCGGAGGTCGGTTTCCATGCCGCAGCTCAAGATCTACGAGGCCAAGCAGTCCTGCGACAGCTACCTGCCGCGCGACACGCGCGAATTGCTGGGCGCTCGGCTGGGCCAGTCCCAGGGCACGTGGTACATCGTGGCGCACACCGCCGCCGAAGCCGTGGAGATCGCCGACCACGCGGGCATCCCGCACGTCTCCAGCCCTCGCTCGCTGCGGGTCTGGGGCGGCAGCGTGCACGCCGAGGCGCTGAAGGTCGTGGGCTACCTCCGGACGCACGGCGAGGTCGTCGCGCACATGGACAAGGGCGGCACCAACCCGGTCGCCCGCTTCACCGGCAACGGCTGGCTGATCATCGGCCAGTTCGAATACGACGCCCGCGCTCGTCGCGAGGTCTTCATCCCCGAGGAGAGCTGATCCATGAGCACACTTACCTGGCGCCGCGTCCTCAGCCCGGTCGACAACACTTGGCAGGCTCGCCTGGGTCGCGTAGTGGCTTTCACTCTCATCGCCGACGTCCCTCAGACGCTGGACGAGACGCTGACCGGCGTCTACCGGTGCGAGTGGCAGCTGAAGAGCCACCTCCTGGGCGGTCAAACGGAGCGGCTGGTTCCGATGAACCAACTCGACGCCCGCAAACACGCCGAGGTCGAGCTGGAGCGTTTCCTGAGCCTGACCGGCCTGGTGACCCCGCCGGAACCCGTCGGCCCCTCGCGCGCCGAACAGATCACCGATGAGGTGGCCAAGACCCTCTCCGGGATCATCGACGAGCCGTGGACCACGCTGCGCGTCGAGGGAGCCCGCGCCGCCTTCACCACCACCCAGCAGGCGCGCACGTACCTGGGCGAGATCGCGGGCGAGCTGGTCGACGGCGGCGGCCACGCCTTCGCCGAGTTCGACCTGCGGCTGGACGACCTGCTCACCGAGCTGCGTCGCCTCGGCTGGGACAGGGAGCGCTGATCATGGGACGCATCACGTGGCAGCTTCAGCAGGACACCAGCCACTGGCTGGGCAATGTGGGCGCGCGCGTGGCCTTCGTGGTCAAGCCCAGCCCTGACAACCAGGCCTGGGACATCCTCTTCAACTGGACCGGCGTGACGTTCGAGGGCTTCCCCAACATCGCCAGCACCCGGGACGCCTGCGAGCGGAAGCTGGTGATGTTCGCGGAGCAGACCGGCTTGACCCTGCCTGAGCCCGTCGAGGAAGAGGCTTCGCTGGCAGAGGCCCTTGCCGAGCGCCTTCGGGGTGAGATGCGGTGGTTCAAGGCCGAGGACACCCCCGAGAAGCGCGCCGAGTACCTCACGGTCCAGGCCATCAGCACCTTCCTGGAGCTGGTCGTCAAGCCGCGCAAGTACGTCGTGGACGGGCTGAGCAACGACATCGAGTACACCGCCGCGATCATCGAGCTGAACGACATGCACGAGCAGCTCCAGAACGCCCTGGTGGACCTGGGCGTCGAGCTGGATGACAAATGACCGATCTTGCGATAGGTCCTGCATTCGCAGGGACTTCTTGCTACATTGCGCACCACAAAGTCTTACAAAGAAGATGACTTTCGCCCGCATTACCGCCGCATTGGAGGCCCACAAGTGACTGAATTGATGAGCAGCCTGGAGAAGCTGCACCGCACGTTCACCGGCAGGACGGTGGCGCTCAAGAGCATCGACATGCTGACCGCCGAGGAACGCCGTGGCCTGCTCCGGTACCTGTTCGACGAAAACGTGACCCCGCACCCGGCCGAGGTCGTCGAGCCCTACTCGCAGACCGGCCTGCCGCAGAAGCTGCGTGGCAGTATCCACGAGCTGACCCGCAACTACCCGGCCAACCTGGTCGTGGACGCGGCCATGCTGGAGATGCCCGAGGACCGGCGTGAGGCCGTGGCCCGGTGCTTCCTGCCGGTCGAGCCCGAGAACAAGCACGAGGTGCAGCGGTACGAGCTGGTGGACAGCGAGACCGGCGACGAGCTGTGGGAGGGCGACGAGCCCTTCACCCCGCAGCGCTTCGACTACGTGGCCGCCGACGGCTCGGTGAAGGGCTACCAGCGTGAGGGCTTCATGGCCTACGAGTTCGGCCCGGGTGCCGAGGGCATCACCGGCCGGAGCTACTACCGCAGCCTGGAGGACATCGCCGAGCAGGAGGAGGCGAGCCTGCGGGAGCAGCTGGCCAAGCTCAAGCCCGCGCCGAAGCCCGAGCCGAAGTACACCTACATCGACTCCAACGGTGACCAGCTGCTCCAGAGCGACATCGTCGAGACCAACTTCTTCATGCGGGACGTGAGCGGTGAGGTCACGCACTACCGCCTCATGGACACGATGCCGGAGTACGGCCCGGACGGCACCCGCCGCGTCCTCGCGCGCTACGTCGAGGTCGTGGTGAAGTGAGCGCGCCGCGCCCGCACCACGACGAGATCGTCGCCTCGGCCCAGTCGCTGATGGACGCCCTGGACCTGGGCGAGATGCACGCCTTCGTCGACCGGCAGATGGACGCTCTGGAGGCCGTTACCGGCATCCTGCGCCAGGTCACCGAACTCGACCCCGCGTACGCGGTCAACGCCGAGGAGAACGCCTACATCCGGGGCAAGCAGAGCCTGGCCCGGCAGCTGCTCGAAGCGATCGTGCGGGTGGCGGAGGCATGAGCGAGTTCGCCAAGGAAGCGCGGGACCTGCACCACGGCATCCAGGAGACCCGCCAGCAGCTCCGTGACGAGCACTTCCCGTACGAGGGGAGTACCAGCCCCTACGAGGCCCTGCACGCCGCTCTGGGCGTGATGGAGGAGGCCGTCGAGAGCTTCGTGAAGTGGGCCGAGTACTTCCCCGCCCAGGAGCCCGCCCGCGACGAGGGCATGGCGCGCTTCCGCTTGATCAGCCTCATCCACCACTCGATCACGGAGGTCCTGGGATGAGCGACGAGTACGCCTGGCTGCTGGCCGACGTCGTGGCGCTGGTGGACACGCTGGAAGCCCGCCTGAGGCCAGGCCAGGTCATCAGGCAGCAGCAGGACGCGCTGTTCGCCGTGCTGGACGGGCTCGCCGAGGTCGGGAATCTCAACGCCGAGGCGAGCGGCACCGACTTCGGCGAGGGACACACGGCCGGGCAGCTGTACCTCGCTCGCGGGCTACTGGTGAAGATCAAGAAGGAGCTGGTATGAGCGACATCTGGGATCTCTTGGCGGGGCTTGGAGACCTGCGACATGAACACGGCCCCTTCACCACGGCCAGCACCGCGACAGATCTGCTGCACCCCAAAGCGATCAAGCTGCTGATCGAGCGCAAGTTCGTCCAGCTGCCCTACGAGGACCGGCTCTCTGTGCTGATCTCGCTGGAAAGCCTGTTGAGGGCCCCTAAGGAGGATTCCATGACCGACACGATCAGCAAGGCGCGGCAGGCGCTGCGCGACTACGCGCGCACGGCGCACGAGATCGAGCTGTCCACCCAGCCCGGCTGGGTCAGCGCGCCGGTGGGCGCCATGGTCGGCGTACGGCGCGGCGAGGCGGCGGGCAAGGCCTTCATGGCCGCCCAGGAGGCGCTCACGGTGGCCGAAGAGCTGCGTGAGGAGTCCAAGGGGTGGGTCGAGGGCACGAGCCCTGATGAGGCCTTCGCATGGCGGCAGGCTCAGGAACAGATCGCCGACCGCATCGAGGCCGCCGTGCTCAAGGTCTTCAGCTGATGGCCGCCGAGGAGATCAACGAGAACCGCGTGCTGCTGGCCGAGCAAGCCGATCGGCTCGTGGTCGTCAACGTCAACGGCACGGAGTACCGCCGGGCCCTGGGCGTGCTCGGCGGCGAGGTCTTCCGTGCTCTGGAGGACGTGATCACCTTCGCCGAGGGGCTGCGTGCGCTGGGCTACGCGCCGCTGGCGAGCGCAGACCCCTACGGCACTATCGCGGAGCGCTCGATCAAGGCTGAGCAGCGCCGGGTGGCCGAGCTGCTGGAGCATACGATCCGCAAGGCCCTGGAGAGCTGAACGACCCGCTTGACCGACCCTACCCACTCGGGTAGGGTCTACCCATATCTACCTGCCCCGCATCGGAGGAGCACCCCATGAACAAGAAGATCGCCATCGGCGCCAGCGCCATCGTCGCGCTGTTCGCCCTGAGTGGCTGCGCCGGTCTGTCCCAGCAGTCCGGTCCGGACCCGCTCCCGGCCAACGTCAAGCCCCCGAAGATCGTCGGCGCCTACCAGCTGCCGGACGGCTTCCGCAACGTCATCGAGTTCTGCAACACCGCAGGCGACTCGCTCGCCGTCACCTCGCGAGGCTCGGACACCGCCGGTGGCCAGAACGGCGGCGGCCTGACCTCCACCGTCACGCTGGTCAAGCTCGCCGACCCGCGCTGCTCTCGCTGATGATCATCCCCGAGTGCCCCGTGTGCGGCACGTGGGTGTGCGCCCAGTGCGGGTGGAAGCGCTCCGGCGCCAGCCTGACCTGGCGGCACGCCTGCCACCGCTGCGGCGGCACTCGGGGCGTGCTCATCCCCTCCCGGCACCGCAACGAGGCGATCCGAGCCGATCACGCTGCGGCCGCCGCCGAACTCAAGCAGGAAGGCGAGTAATGCTGCCCATGATCAGCACCACGGAGCACGTGGTCTGGGGCTACGTGCTCCCGGCCGACGACCCCGAGGACGAACAGTTCCTGCCCTGCGGCAACGAGGCGGACGCGCGCGAGTGGGTGCGGCTGTCGCTGCCCGGCGCGCGGAAGCTCGCCAAGCGCACCATCGGCCCCGTCGAGCGGGTGGACGAGTGATCCACTTCGACGACCCCATGACCCAGGCGCAGTACGAGCGCCTGCGCACCGAGCCCTGCATGCAGCGAGGGATGCTCGCCCACAACCTCTTCTCGATCGAGAAGCGCGTGCGCTGGTTCCGACGGGCGAAGCGCACACACTGGCGTTGCACCGAGTGCTCGCTGGACGTGGTCCGCGCCAAGGGTGTGTGTCAGGTCGCCTGCGCCGGGATGTGCAGCTATCCGAAGTGCCTCGGAGAGGGTTGAGCATGACGTTCCATTCCAGCCGCAACGCGGCCAACGAGGCGCTGAAGGAGGCCGCGAAGTCCGACGGCCTCAAGCGTGAGCAGTCGATGGAGCTGGCTCAGGCGCACATCGCCCTGGCCCAGGCCGAGGCCTTCCACGACCTGAGCACCGAGCTGGGCAACGTCGTCCAGGCGATCGGAAGGCTGCGGTGATGAGCGGCCAGCATCGCAGCTCGGAAGAGCACCGGCCCGGATGGTGGGCTCTGGCGGGCGTGGGCTTCGGCCTGATCATGGTCGCCCTGACCTTGCTGATCTGGTTCCCGTGGTGGGGCGCGCTGCTGCTGGCCGCGAACTTCACGATCATGGCAGGCCTGGCCTTCATGCTCGACTTCTTCGTGGGCTGGAACCACATCTGGAAGGAGCTGACCGGCCGGTGAAGAGGAACAACGCCTACCTGCTGGTGGGGCTGATTTTCCTGGCCGACCTGACCACACTGGTCGGCCCCTGCATGCTGCTCAACCTCGGCCTGACCTACTGGGCCCGGGACGTGATGAAGGTGGACCTCGACGGGTCGATCCTGGGGCTGATCATGTTCTGCCTCGGCGCGGCCAGCCTGGCCCTGTGGTACCCGTACTGGGCCAGGCTCTGGATGGAGCGCCTCACCGAAGGCCCCCGGAAGCGACTTATTGCTCGCGCCCGGGAAGACGACAAGGACTGATCATCATGCCCATCGCGAACTACACCTCGACCGTGGCGCCGACCAAGAGCGTCAACGAGATCACCGAGATGCTGATCAAGGCCGGTGCCCGGGGCATCGCCACCGAGTACGACGACGCCCGGCGCGTCACCGCGCTGACCTTCGCGCTCGTCTTCGACGGCGACACGTACCACTACACGCTGCCGGTGCACGTCGACAAGGTGAGTGCCACGCTGAAGGCCCAGAAGGTCGACCGCCGGTACTGGACCTTCGAGCACGCCGAGCGTGTGGCCTGGCGCATCCTGCGGGACTGGGTACGCGCGCAGATGGCGATCATCCAGACGGAGATGGTCACCACGCCGCAGGTCTTCCTGCCGTACATGCGCACCAGCACCGGCGGCACCGTCTACGACAACTGGGAGATCGGCCGCCAGCTGCCCGCAGGGAGCCCGGCGTGATGCGCCAGCCGCTGCGGTGCAGCGTGTGCCTCTTCCTGGAACCCGGGGAGCGCCCGGTGGCCTGGCTGGACGCCGCGCTGACCGTGGTCAACGGCTACCTCATCTGCATCGACCACGCGCACTTCGCCGGGCCGAACCATGCCATGACGAGCTGGTCCAACAACGAGCTGGCGCACGGCCGTGCGCCGAAGGGATCGGGACCAGCATGAACCCCCTCAGCGATCGCCAGCAGGAGCTGCGCAAGACCGGGCCGGTGGAGAACGACGAGGACACCGTGCTCAGCGCGCTGTACGACGTCGAGGACCTGGAGCAGGACGCGAAGCAATGGCCCGACGGCCAGGAGATCATGGACCGCGCCGGGGACGCCGCCAAGGCTCTCGACGACCTGCACGGTGCGGTCAAGGCCTGGTTCGAGCGGCATCCGGAATGACGGCCCCGAGCCTCTTCGACGAGGAGCAGCCGGTATGCGAGTGCGCGCGGTGCTGGGCGGCCAACCGGGACAACGACCCTAAGGCCTGGCCCACGATCCCGCCATGGCACACCTGGTCACAGGGCACGATCCGAGTGGCGATCCCCTGTTTGGTGCGCACCCCGCTGGGCTTTTTGCGGGACATCGACATCACCAGCGAATGCGAGTTCTTCGGGCACTCGCTGAACGAGGCGCGCCGCGCTGCCCGGCTGCACCTGCGCGACGCCAAGCACTGCCCCATCGCGAGCGAGCACAACACCATGCTGATCTGGCCGAACGGGTCGATCGAGCGGTACCCGTGAACGACATCACGAGGGTGCCTGTCCGATTCCTCGGCGAGCCCTGGAGGGTCGGGCCCTGGACCATCGTGAGCATCGGCGACGGCTACCACTGCGAGGTGCTCTTCACGCCGAGGCGCACCGAGATCGAGCAGGGCGACATCCTCTGGGTGCACGCCTACCTGCGCTCCGAATCGGCGCGGAATGCCCGCGTCGACCCGCGTATGTGGCGCTACGTAGAATAAATCACAGAGAGTAGTAATTGATCTCCAGGTGCCGAGGTAGCGCCTGAGGCGACTCGACACTTTCCCCAGCTCAGAAGCTATGTGACAATGTGTAGTCACGACACGTCTTATGCTGGGAAAGTGGAGATTCTCTGGTCAGAACCTACCTAATCGGGTAGTCTGATTGGAGCAACCCGCACCGGAGGGAATGGAGGCTGATTTTGAGCAACCTGAGGGCCAAGAAGATGCCGGTCACACCGCAGCTGGCGAAGAAGTGGCTGCTCACGAATAGCGACAACCGCTCACCGTCGCCTTCGTGGGTCGGCAAGATGGCCCGGGACATGCGGAACAACCAGTTCCCCAACATCGGCGAGACGATCAAGTTCGACGAGGACGGTCACCTGATCGACGGCCAGCACCGGCTGGAAGCGCTGGTCGAGGCGGGCGTGACGGTCGAGTTCTTCATCATCGAGGGCATCCCGCGCGAAGACCGCTTCAAGATGGACCGGAACCGGCGCCGGACCGCGTCCGACGAGCTGAAGATGGGCCACGACGTCCCGTCGGCGAAATCGGCCTCGGCCGTGGCCCGGCTCGCGCTGCTCTGGGAGGTCGAAGAAGTCCGGGGCGAGGTCTACAAGCCCACCGACACCGAGATCGTCGACTACGTCGTGGCGAACCGCGACGCGATCGGCCAGGCAGTGCGTTACGGCATGGGGCTGCGCAACGAGATCGGCGGGCTCCCGGCGGCGTTCGGCTGCCTGTACTTCCTCACCTTCCGGATCGACGCGGCCACGGCCCTGGAGTTCTGGGAAGGCGTCATGCGCGGCGAGGGGCTGCACCAGGGCGATCCGGAGCTGGCCCTGCGGGCGTTGATCATCCGCCACGCGCAGAAGGGCGGCGAGAAGCCGGTGAAGCCGTTCCTGGCCGCCGGAACCAAGGCCTGGAACGCCAAGCGCGAGGGGAAGAAGATCAAGGTCCTCGTGCTCAAGGGGCTGCCCGAGCTGACCGACGAGCACTTCAAGCTGGCGTGATGGACGAGGCCACCGAGGAGATGCTGCGCAACTCCGCGCGAGAGTTCGATCATGCTGCACGAGCCGTGAACAGGGTCGACGACTACGACGCGCCGACCGGGCCGCTCACGCCCGGCCAGGTGAAGTGCATCAGCTGCCAGGAGAACGAGCGCTCGCGCGCGGCCAGCAGCACGGCTGACGGCCTGTGCACCTTCTGCCGGGACAGCGGGGACGCGCGGCGCGGCCACCAGTTCCACTTCCAGGTCATGGTGCAGGGCGCCTACCGCGACGGCGATGGGTACTACCGCGACGGCGCCGAGCCGGTGGAGTACGAGCCCTTCACCCTGACCGTGCGCGCCTGGAACCTCCAAGCCGCGTGCCGCCGGGCCGCCGAGACGCCGCTGGCCGGGTGGAAGCACGCCGGAGAGGAGCAGTCATGATCTTGCCCGAGGTATACCAGAGCCCGGAGGGGACCAGCCTCGCGGTCGAGACGTCGGACGGCGAGTTCATCGAACTGGGGCGCAACATCCTCGGCTCCTGGGACAAGCAGGGCATGATCGAAGTCATCCCGGACTCCTGGAGTCAGCTCGTGCCGAGCCCGCAGATGGGGCGCGTCTTCCTCGCTGGAGAGACCGTGCCCGCCGGAGTGCCGGTCATCGACTACGCAGGCAACATCTGGCGCGACCGCCGGGGCCGCGCGCTCCACGGCTGGGCCATCGAGATCGTGCTGCCCTCGGCCGAGGCCCTGGAGGAGCACGTTCAGCGACGGCGCTGGGTCGACCAGATGATGGAGGAGAACCGGTGAGCGACTACACGCCCGGCATGTTCTACGACGTCGGCAGCGCGGTCGCGCTGTTCTGGCCGGATCAGCACCCGGAGTTGAAGGAGCCCGCCGAGCAGCGCTGGATCGTGTTCGACTCGTGGGGTGGCCTGGAGGTCATCACCGGCCGCCTGCCGCGCGAGGATGGCGTCGGCCGCGAGATGGGCATGGTGCCGTTCCTGGTCCCCTCGGGAAAGCCGGTGCTGCTCGCGGTGCGCGGCCAGTCCGGCGAGGGCAGCCAGGCGGTCGCGCCGATCCACGGCCCGTTGTGCTCGGAGATCAACGGCGTGTGCGTCAGCATGCACTGCACGCGCTGCGGCGGGCCGACCGGTCCGCAGGGGCACATGGGCTGCTTCCCCGAGTTCAAGCAGTAAACCAGGGGCGGCGTGGACAGCCGCAGAACGACCGCGAGTAGCGCGCTGGGCTGGTCGGGCGCGGGCCGCTTCGGCGGAAGTACCGTGCTCGCGGTGGCCGCCCCTCCACACCGAAGGAGAAGATCGTGAAGTTCATTAAGCTCACCGAGGAGAACGAGCACGAGGGTGAGACCTGGCGCTTCTGGCTCCAGGTCGACGGCAACGAGACCGAACTGGAGCGGCTGTACATCGCCCTGGCCGCGCTCAAGGTGCTCTACGACGACGGCGAGCCCGGCTCACCCTTCGTGCTCGACTCGACCGACCACGCCAAGGACGAGTCCTACGTGGACGTCCTGATCGAGCAGGCCGACGAGGAGGAGGGCGGCTACATGGCCAGCGACCACAAGGTCACCGGCGTGCTGCGGGTGCCGAACTGGCCCGCGCCGATCGACTTCGGCAGCCGCATGGAGCGGGACCTGTACAAGGGCGGGGTCGCCAAGCTGTTCCACGAGACGGCGACCACGTGAGCAGGATCGACGACGACGCGGGCAAGCTGCGTTTCCTGGCCGACTGGTTCGACGAGCAGGACCGCAAGTCCGGCGCTCGCAGCACCGGAGACGAGGTGCAACAGGATCTGCGCCGGATCGCGGGCTACCTGTCCACGCACGTGGTGGTCGGCCCCAACCGGTACAAGCGCCTGATCGAGGACCAGGACAAGCTCAACGCCCTGGAGCAGTACGGCGTGGACAACTGGGTCGGTTACGACGACGCGATGCGCGAGCTGCGCGCCGCCGACACCGACGACGACTGAGGGAGACGATCATGCAGTTCCGCAAGTACCTCGACAGCGTCAAGGGCACCTTCTGGCTTCAGGTGGACGGCAACGAGACGGCCCTGGCCGACCTCGCCGAAAAGCTGAGCTGGCTCAACTACACCAACCCCGAGGACGAGCCGGTCCGGCTGCTCGACGACCTGGCCGACGAGGCCACGGTGGAGGGCTACCTCGACGACCCGACCGTGGACATGCTCGTGGGCACGCTCACGGTGCCGGGCTGGACCAACGCCGAGCAGGTCGAGGGCGAGCTGTACGACGGCAAGATCGTCGACCTGTTCGACGTTCCTGCCTGATCGAGCACACCACGGGCCCCGCCTGGCTTCGGCCGGACGGGGCCCGTGTCATGACGGCAGAAGTACCCTCAACGAACGGCCTACAGCCTGTCTGGCCTGTGATCATCCGGTTGGCCTCTTGAGCCGATCTACCCGAACGGGTAGCGTGATGCCCATCCATCTGCACGTGCAGGACCACACTGGAGGTCAGGATGAGCGAGACGCGCGAGATCGCGTGGACGCCCGAGCGTCAGGAGACGCTGGTGGCAGCCGAGGACGGCGACCTGCATTCCTTCAACCCGGGCGGCCTGGGCGTCAGTTACCTCCAGCGCGAGGTGTTCGTCCACAAGCCGCAGGACCGGCACCCCGTGCTGCTGCTGCTCGCGGCCGAGGCCATCGTGCACAGCGAGCACATCATGGTCGGGCACCAGGCCCGCCGCCGTCTGCGGGTCACCTCGAAGGGCGCCGACCTGCTGGCGAAGTGGCGCGCCCGGCGCGGGTAGACAACCACTACCCGAACGGGTAGTATCGTGGGGAACGCACCCAAGCCGCACTGGAGGCCGCGATGCCCACGAACGTCTGGACCTACACGCTCGACCTGAGCGACTTCTACCACGACGACACGCTGACCCTGGGCGAGAAGGCCAGCAAGGTCGCCGGGCGTATCGAGATCTCTGCGTTCTTCCGGAACGACTGGACGTTCGAGATCCAGGACATCCTCGACGAGTTCAGCGACTTCGCCAAGTTCGGCAGCTCGGTGGGGATGTTCGACGAGATCATGCGCGGCCTCTACGACTACGCCGACGGTGACCGCATCTGGATCAAGACCACCGAGGGGATGTAGATCATGCTGAGCCACCACATCGGCCGGAGCTGGTCCGGCCACCCGCTCGAAGACGAGTGTCCCTGCCCGAAGGCGCCGTGCGGATTGGTCCCAGAGGACCAGACCGTGCCCGAGTGCCCGGAGCACGCGCCGGAGCGTTGCAAGTCCATGCGCCAGCGCCACTCCCCCGAGCAGTGTCCTGGTCCTCCGGCGGGCAAGCCGTGTACCGGCCCGGACTGCCCCGAATGCCGTCTCATCGAGGAGTGATCCATGAAGCTCAGCGAGACCCAGCACCAGGTGCTCTCCGAGGTCGACTGGCGCGGGCCGGACGTCACGTTCCTGGCGAAGTCGACCTACGTCCGGACGCTCGACGCCCTCGTCCGGCGCGGCTTGATCACCGCCGAGCTGGCGGACGAGGACCGGGTCTGGAAGTGCAACATCACCTCGGAGGGCCTGTATGTCCTGCGCGAAGCGATGGAGTCGTGACCACGCCGGTCGAGCACCCGCCACGAGAGCGAAGGGAAGTCGTGAAGCACCGACTGAAGGAGGATCCGATGGATGGCACCACCGCAGCGCTCATCGAACGGATGCGGACGCACGGCGTGGCGGCACTGACCGTCCAGCAGGCCGACCGTGCGCTGAGCCTGCTCGAAGAGGCCACCACCTGCGAAGCGGTCGATCAGGTCGCCAGCCTGCTGACCGCGCTGCGCGACGCGTCCCAGTACTGGGACGACGCCCAGCGCAAGGCCTTCGAGGACTACCTCAAGGTCAAGGAGACCGGGTGGCCGGACGAGTTCCCGTCGAGTCAGCCGGAGGGCGTGTGAGCGACTACTTGGAGATCACCTCGCGGACTTCTTTCGAGGAGATCCCGGACGAGGTCAAGTGCGCCGTGGACGACATCGTGGACGGCTGGTACCAGGCCATCCAGGTCGACTGGGAGGACGTCTGGGACCGACTCGACGGCACGGTGCTCGACGACGGCCGGGTGGTCAGCGTGGAGACCCTGACCGGCCCCGCGATCGCGGGCCTGAAGGCCTACGCGCTGAAGATGAACGCGAGGAACCGATGACGGACCCCGGAGCCGTGGTGCTGGCGGGCGACTGGCACGGCAACAGCGGCTGGGCTCGCCACGTGATCGGGAAGGCCCGGCAACTGCTCAAGCGCGAGGAGCGCAAGATCATCCTGCACGCGGGCGACTTCGGCGTCTGGCCGGGCGCGACCGGGCGCCAGTTCCTGGACGACATCTCGTTCTCGCTCCAGCTCGCCGACATCGAGCTGTGGTTCGTGGACGGCAACCACGAGTGGCACCCCGAGCTGATCGCGCTACGCGAGGAGGAGCTGAGCCACGGGAATCACGGGCTCGTCCCGATCGACCGCCCCGGGCCGGAGGCGTCGATCTTCTGGATCCCGCGTGGGCACCGCTGGACCTGGCACCGCAAGACCTGGGTGGGCCTGGGTGGCGCTGTGTCGGTCGATGCGGCCGTGCGGGTCAAGGGCCGGTCCTGGTGGCCCGAGGAGACCCTCACCGGCGAGCAGATCAAGCACGCCCAGCGGCCGGGCAAGGTGCACGCCATGCTGACGCACGACTCGCCGAGCGCGGTGAAGATGGCCTTCGGCCAGCCGCCGAGCATCTGGGACGTGATGGACCTCGCGCGCAGCGACGCGCACCGCGATCAGCTCCAGGACGTCGTGGACAAGGTCCAGCCCGAGCTGCTCGTCCACGGGCACTACCACCGCGTCGTCCGGCAGACGATCGAGCCGTACGGCACCCGCGTGATGGGCCTGGACATGGACGGCGAGCCGGGCAACTTCGTGCTGCTCGACACCAGGACCCTGCAAGAGGTTCCGGCCCCGCACCTCTGGCTTGAGGAGATGGACGGATGACCGCGCCGAAGGGGCCGATGATCAAGATCGGCGATCAGTTCTACCCGGCGCACCCGACGATCGCCGAGGAGCTGAACAAGGTCCGGAGGGAGCTGCGAGACGCTCAAGTCCTCATCGGACTGACGCTCTCGCCGGACCAGCAGTACTACTCCGGCACGCCCGCCTTCGAGGTGATGACCGAACTGCACCAGCTGCGTGACTTCCGCAAGAGCGTCGAGAAGATCCTGGCCGAGAGCACCGAGTACTTCGACTGGGCCGAGGCTATCGCGAGCATCGACCGCATCCGCCAGCAGCTCAAGTCGCTCATGGACGAGCTGAAGAAAACCGAGGAGCAGACATGATCGAACCGATGAAGCGAGGCGCGCTGGCGCGCGTCAACAACAACAACACCAAGGACCTCGTGCTGATCCGGCAGAACGGCCTCGACGGCGAGCGTCTCTACCTGAAGGGCTTCGAGTTCGAGGTGGAGGACTACATCCCGGACGGCGAGGTCGACGGGAAGCCGTGCGCCTTCTACTGGGGCAACGCCAACGGCGGCGTGAACAACGTCTGCGTGCTGGCTTCCGACGTCGAACAGGCCAAGAGCGCCGAGGAGATGGCCGAGCGCGAGCTGCCGGAGCCGAAGGAGCTGCTCGACTTCATCGTCTCGGCTCTACTGACCGACAGCGACGGCATCCGGGTCAGCGAGGTCGGGCGCAGCGGTGGCGTGATCGAGGCGTTCGGCAAGACCGAGGACGGCCTGGCCTTCGGCTTCTCCTTCCCGGTCACCGAGGTCAGCATCTGGCGGACCGATGACTGATCCCTTTCTGGAGGACATCTCGGCAGCCGAGCGCGAGTGGCTGACCTGGGTCGAAGAGCAGCGCCGGAGGATCCCTCTGACGCCGGGCTGGTTCAGGGCTCGCAAACAGCGACGCCGGGCCTGGGATCGCTTCCTCACCGCCTACCTTCGAGCGGGTGGACGGTCTCGTTGACCAACCCTACCCGTTCGGGTAGTCTGGGTGGATCCGCACTGGAGGAGGAACCCATGTCCTACGTGAACTACGGCGTCGACCCCGAGGCTGACAGCCACCGGCACCGCGACGACGTGCACTACCGGCTCTACGACCACGCGACGATGGGCCCGGTCACGATCTGCATGCAGTGGTTCGACTACTCCGGCTACGACGCGATGCGGATCATGACGCCCGAGGCGTACGACACCGAGGAGGGCGCCGAGCTGGCGCTGGACCTCCTGCGGGTGCGCCGCGCGCTGGCGACCTCGGGCGGCGATACCCGGCTGCTCATGCGCGCGCTGGACGGCATGGAGCAGATCGCCCGTGACCACGACGGTGACTCGGCCGTCGAGCTGCGCAACCTGATCGCCGAGATCCTGCGGGACGTGCGCCGATGAGCTGGGAGATGTTCGGCTATCCCAAGGGCGACGGCGAGTGGATCGTGATCAGCGACTGCCGCACGGTGAAGATGCACGGGTGCGCGAACCCGGTGCCGGTCGAGGTGATCCAGAGTCCCAACGGCGACTACCTCGGCTGGCTGGACGATCGCGAGGGCCACCCGCGCAACACGGGCGTACCGGAGATGATCACCCACAAGAGCCTTTTCAACATCAACTTCGCCCATGGCTACAAGGCCGAGGAAGCAGCCGGGCGCGGCCGCGCGATCCGGCTGCGGATCGAGGAGCGGCCGTGATCGCCGGATACCGTCTCCCCCAACAGGAAGAAGACCAATGAGCGCACTCTGGATCACCCTGGCGGCGGTGCTGTTCCTCGGCACTATCGTCGCTCACGAGGCCGGGCACTACGCGTCCATGCGCCGCGCGGGCGTCCGCATCCACTCGGCGGGGGTGGGCTTCCCCTTCCCGCCCACGTTCACCGTCTACCGGAAGAAGAACCCGGACGGCACGGTGACAAAGTTCCAGCTGTCCCCCTGGGTGCTCGGCGCCTTCGTGCGCGCCGACGAACGGGACGAGAAGCGGATCGACGAGCTGCCCTACCGGCAGTTCACTTGGATCATGGGCTCCGGCGTCGTGATCAACCTGGCGCTCGGCTTGGTTCTGCTCAGCCTCGCCGCGCTGACGATCGGCAACTGGACCGGCTGTCTGGCCTACCTCGCCGCCGCGACGCTGCTGTGGCTGGGACGTAAGCTCTTTGCGGCCTACGTGGTGCCGGTGCTCGGGATCCCTGCGCTCGGCCTGCTCATCTGGGGCACCGTCCTCGCCGTGATGGATCACAGCCAGATCGGCGTCGTGGGCACCGTCCGCCTGTTCAGCCTGGCGGACAACGCCTCCCTGGCGCTCGTGCTGGCCGGGTTGCTCTCGGTCTCGCTCGGCATCCTGAACATGATCCCGCTGTTCCCCTTCGACGGCGGGCGGATCTTCAGCCGGGTACTCAGCGCCGCCGGGCTCAGTCCCCGCGCGGTGCTGGCCTTCGAGGTGGCGACCTCGATACTGGCGGTCGGCACGATCGCCTTCACGCTGCTCACCGACGTCATCTTCGCCTGACCCAGCCAGTAGGCTTGACCCACACTACCCACTCGGGTAGTGTGGGTCTTGTCAGTTCAAGGACCGCACCGGAGGTCATCATGGGAGCCCACTCCGACAGCTACATCCTCGGCCCGGCCTGGGCGGGGGACGGCAGCTCGCTCGAAGCGGCCATCAGCGCCACCGTGGCCATCGACGCCGCGAAGTTCTACGACGTCAACGTCCGCGAGTTCAACTCCGCCGGGCACCACGCGGCCGAGCTGCCCAAGGGCCGCGTAGAGATCGCCTGGTACGGCAAGGAGGCCTGGACCCTGGAGTACGTCGAGAGCGAGACCGGCAAGTCGCTGGCCGCTGAGCAGGACTGGACCTTCGAGGTCCGCGACGAGTACGCGCTCGTCATCGTCTGGAAGGACTGATCATGGACAAGACCCAGGCTGAAATCGAGGCCTCCGTCCGGCGTGAGGGGCGTGTGTTCGTGGCCATCGTGGTCACGTGGCTCGTGCTGTTCTTCGGCAGTCTCGCCGTGGTCTGCATCGGTGCGATCAACCAGAACGAGACGCTGGGCAATGTCGGGTTGTGGATCTTCGTCCCGACCACGCTGCTCGCGGTGATCGCCATCTTCGGCATGGCGTGCTCCGTCGCAGGATCGAGGTTGTGATCATGGACCCGTTGCCGGGCTTCTACGTCGAGATGTGGAAGCGCTACGCGCTGCTGTGGCTGTTCGTCAGAGCGGGGGTGCGCTGATGTACGCGATCGAGCTGAGCGACGACGGCTTCTGGACGCTGATGTGGGTCCTCGGAGCCCTGCTGTTCATCGTGGGCTGCATCCTCTTCGCGAAGGTGCGCTGATGTTCTGGGAGTACTTCTGGATCATCCTCTGGCTCGCCACCGGCGTGTTCTTCTGGCTCGCCGCAGTACTACGCGCAGCTCAGGATCGTTGGGCTGAGGTCATGCTCCTCGTGACGTTGGCCTCTGTGATCTCGGCAGGGTTCCTGGCTACCGGAGCCATCTACATCCTCGGGAGGTGATCCGCATGTCCGTCTTCACCGTTGATGTCCACGTCGTCGAGCACAGCGCGATGAAGCGCCCGCCGGGCGCGCCGGACCAGCTCTGGGGCGGCCCGTGGTTCACCCCCGAGGTGCTCGTGGTCGAGGTCGAAGCCGAGAGCGCCTTCGAGGCCCGCCTGGTGGCCGCGCAGATGGGCCACTGCACCCACGCCTTCGCCGATCCGTACGTGGTCGCCGCAAAGGTCCGATCTCAGTCCACCCCGCACACCGGCTGACGCAGCGTTTCTTGCCCCCAGGGCGTAAGGAACGCTGCGTCGCTGTCAACGTTCAGCAAGGAGAGATCCGATGATCGAACCCGAAACTGTCACCTGGCCCGAGGGCTGGGTGGTGTCACGGGAGAAGAACGCCAGCAACAATCTCTTCTCCGTGCGCGTCGACCTGAACAACTACGGCATCTACCAGTCCGGCGGCAACGAGAAGCTCTGGTACGTCGTCCAGTACTGGCTCGGCTCGCCGGAGGAACACGACACCGACATCACCGGTCAGTGCACCACGCTGGAGGGGGCCGTCGAGTGCCTGAAGACCTGGCTGGCGGGTGGCTACGTGCCCGATGGGGACGAGATCGTCGTGCGCGTCGGCGAGAAGAGCACCGGCTACATGCCGATCTTCCACAACCGCAGGGGCGAGAAGTACGTCGCGATCTCGGAGGTGATCTGATCATGGGCCGCAGCGTCGCGAACCCCCGGGGTCCGATCATCTCCGCACTCCGGCGTGTAGCCGAGCTGGCCCAGCGGGCCGGGAAGGAGCGTACGAGCGCCTGGTTGCGCGCGTGTGCCGAAGTCGTGGAGGCCGAGGGGTACGACGCCCCGTGGCCCGTGGCGCCCGCGTACAAGGGCCCTGTGGTCCACATCGAGGACCCGCAGAGCGACCTGCTCAGCATGGGATACATCGAGCTGGAAGACCTCGCCCGCGCGATCGCCAACGAACAGGCTCGCCGCAAGTGGCAGGAGAAGGGCTGATGGCCACCTGCGCACTCATGCTCTGCGGCGTCCGGTGCTCGTGCGCGGGCACCAACTCGTCCCACCCGACCGTCGAGGACCAGCACGAGCAGCTGGTCGAGGACCTGATGGCGGGCGGGCTGTCCCGCAGGCACGCGAGCATCGCGGCCGTGACCGTCAAGGCCAGCTACTTCATCGAGCGCAAGGAGCGGCCGCACCCGCGCCGCCGCGTTTGACCGACACTACTCGATCGAGTAGTGTCGACTCGCAACATCCTGCATCGGAAGGAATCCCCGTGATCCGTGACCTGTTCTTCAACGTCCCCGACGCCGACGCGGCCGCCAAGCTGGTCAAGCTCGGCGAGATCGAGGGCTGGACCGTCGGCTCCGTCTTCAACTACGCCAAGGGCGAGCCGTTCTCCGAGGCCGACGACCCGCTGTCCGTCGCCGACCCCTACATCCCCGAGGAGACCTACTCGTCGGTCACCCTGCACAAGCCGGACTTCGACTACGACGAGATCCAGGCCGTGCACGAGAAGGCCGACGAGCTGGCCAAGCAGGTCGGCGGGGAGTGCACCGGCGGCGGCTGCGCCATCGGCGAGATCGACATCGAGCCTGCCGTGGACGTCATCCCGTTCGAGGAGGACGCCCAGCCGATCGTCGACTACATCGTCTCCCAGGTCGGCTCGCTGGAAGGCGGCATGCGGGACCAGGCGATGGAGATCCGCGCGCTGCTCCTCGCGGCAGGCTGGACGCCGCCGCCCGCCGTCTACCTGGAGGGGGACGACATCCCCAGCCACCTGCCGATGATCGACCACCACGGCGAGGTCGAGGACGACTACAAGGAGTACGACCCGGGCGAGGTCCACACCGCGAACTACGACGTCGTCCACATGAACATCGACTACGACGCCGCCGTGACGCGGGCGCGCAAGGAGCGCGGGGTCAAGAACCCTCGCGCGCACCTCGCCGACGAGAAGGACTGATCATGGGCTGGCTCGACAAGATCACTGACGCCCTCTTCGACCGCAGGGTCACCAAGCCGATCTCCTACGGTGGCGGCCTAACCCGGCTGCCGGACGAGAACCCCGCGTCCGGCATGACCTACGGCCACGACGGCTGGATCACGTTCGACGCCTGGGCCGCGAGCAGGTGGGAGAACTACGAGGTCGGGCGCCTGCACTGCCAGCTCACGCCGAACACCGGGCAGGTGTGCCCGTACTGCTACGCCGTGTACCTGGAAGAGCAGTCGGCCTTCATGGCGGCCAACCACGACGACTCCGGCGCGCGCAAGCGCTGGGCCGTCGGTGTGGAGGAGCAGCGTCGCATGCGGGACGCTCTCGTCGCCTGCCGGTGCGAGATGCAGCTGCGCGCGGCCGACGCGGCCGAGATCGTCGAGCACCTGAACCGGCGGTACTTCCCTCTCCGGGCCGAGTCGCTGTAAGACGGGGTTGCCCCACACTACTCGATCGGGTAGTGTGGGGTCATCACCGAGACCGCACTGGAGGTCAGCATGGCGCTCCCCGAGTACCGCCTCTCCCCGACCAACCGCAACGCCCGCGAGGTGGCGCGGCAGATGGTCCCGCAGATGGACATGAACCCGCCCTACCAGCGCGACCACGTCTGGACCGTTGGCCAGCGCCGTGAGCTGGTGCGGTCCTGGATCATGGGCGTCCCGGTCGGCATCGTGATCATCAACCTGCGCGACAACCCCGGCTGGAAGAAGACGACCGGCGACGTCTACGAGCGCGAGGACGCGATCGTCTACGGCTGCGTGGACGGCAAGCAGCGCATCGAGACCGCGCGCTGGTGGTTCGAGAACCAGCTCACCGTCCCGGCCGACTGGTTCGACCCGGAGCACGTCGAGCAGACCATCGACTTCGGCGGCGCGCAGACCGGGCAGAAGTGGGTCAAGTACAGCTGGCTCACGCTGCCGATGCAGCGCCACCAGGGCCACGGGTTCCAGTTGCCGATGGTCGAGGCGCAGCTGCCCAGCCCGGAGTCCGAGGCCGAGCTGTTCCTGCTCGTCAACGGCGGCGGCACGGCGCAGGAGCCCGGCGTCATGGAGCGTGCGCGGAAGCTGGCGGGCCGATGAACATCACCGACACCCACGTGTCCGCCAACAACCCGTTCATCAGTCACCAGGGCCCGCGCGACGTCTGCCAGTTCCACGACTGCATCGCTCGTCGGGTGCGCTACGTGATCCTGATCGAGACCGAGGCGCCGTCTGCCGACGTGGCTCGACTTCAGAGGTGGCTGCCCACGGCCACAGAGCGGGAACTGCACATCGCCAGGCTCGTGGCGCGCGAGCGAGACCAGTTCTGGGCCGAGACCCTGCTGGAGGACAAAGAATGACCGCGACCGCACGGCGCCGGGTCCGAGCTGCGCTCTACGTCGTCTTCAGCGTGTCGCTGGCGACGACCGCCCTGACCCTGTTCCTGGGCGGCTCGGCCGCGATCGGCGTACCCACCGCCTTGCTGGCCGTTGTGCTCGGTGGCCTGCTGAACAACGGCTATCCCTGGAGGAAGAGCTGATGGGCATGTGGGACGGCTTCGATGAGCCAGCCTGGGCCCGGCGGAAGCCGGGTCACCGGCCGTGGTGGCAGCGGCTGCACGTCTACCTCACGGGCAACGACCCGTGGAACAAGCCGCCGAAGCCGCCCGCAAGCGGCGGTGGTGGCGCACTGGATCCGAACACCCAGCTGGCGGTCAACATCGCCATCGCAGGAGCAGTGGCAGGCGGTAACTGATGTCGATCCCCTACGGCCAGTTCGTCGGCATGCCCGTGCAGCAGCCACTCAACAACGGCTATGAGCGCTGGCAGCTGGTGCACCTCGATTGCCCGCGCCCTGGAGAGCACGCCGTGCTCGGCGAGTCCGTCGCCTTCCTGCCGCTGAACCAGCTGATCGAGGCGGCCGACGAGCACTGGGCAGCCTGCCACCAGACGGGGCGGCTCCCGCGCATCCCGGACGGCAAGTACCACTTCCGGCGAGAGCCGCCGAAGTTCATCCGGATGCCCGCCTTCGGCTCGGAGTGGTTCCTGATGGGGATGTCCGGCGATCTCCCTCTCGGCGCCGAGGTCGAGGTCGCGCGCTTCAGCGACCCGGACAAGTCGCGGGTGCTGATCACCGAGGAGGTGGCCGAGCGCGTGGTCAAGCACCGAGCGAACAGCTACCTCGGGCCCGGCGAGACGCGCTTCGTCCTGGTGCGCTTCGAGCCGTTGGTGGAGCAGTGACGCCGCCTCCACGCCGCGAGTGGGCGATCAGCCATCTGCGTCCGGGGATGTTCATCTACCACGGAGGCTGGTGGCTGCTGCTGGCGCGCCCGGTACGAGATGGGCGATCCTCGTGGCCGATTGCGCACGTGATCGGCGCTGAGGGACAGGTCCGACACAACTTCCGGCTGCGCGCTCTCACGGTGCCGGTCACCTTCGAGCGCCCGGACAGCTTCTCCGTGGAGTCGGTCAGGGACCGCATCGCTCGACGACGGAAGCGCATCGAGCTGTGGGAAGGGGAGATCTCCGATCTTCAGGCCCTCCAGCAGCTCCTGGAGCAGACCGACAACATCACACCGAAGGAGAAATGACCATGGGCACACGAGCGGACTTCTACGTGGGGCGCGGCCGCAAGGCTGAGTGGCTGGGCTCCATCACCTGGGACGGCTACCCGGCCGGGATCGACGACGCCGTCTTCTTCCCGACGACCGAGCACGAGTACCGCACGGCCGTGACGGCGTTCTTCGCCGCGCGCGACGACGTCACGCGGCCGACCGAGCCGTGGCCCTGGCCGTGGGAGAACTCGGGCACGACGGACTACGCCTACGCGTACGAGAACGGCAAGGTCTTCGCGTCCAGCTTCGGGCACGCCTGGTTCGAGGTGGACCCGAACGCCGAGTGCTACGGCGAGCCGGAGGAGCGCGAGGACGAGGAGAAGATGGTCTTCCCGGACATGTCCTCGCGCATGGGCTCGACGAACCACATCATGCGCAAGTCCGGGCTGATCACCGTGGCCACGGACCAGGAGGGCAACTCGTCGGTCCTGACCTCGAAGGACTGGCCGGAGGACTGAGCGGTGGGCGGCTTCGAGTACGGCATCCGCTACCCCGACCAGGCCCCGAACCAGACCCTGGGGCCCTTTCCCACCGAAGAGCGGGCCCGCCACTGGGTGGCCCAGAACAGCGAGCGGATCCTGATGCGGCGCCCTGCCGGGACCGACGATCACTGGAGGAACGCGCCATGAGACGACTGTGGAAGACCGTGCTGTCTGTGCTGCACCCGGACCAGTGCACGATCTGCGGCGGCTGGCCGGATGGCCACATCGGGAAGTGCCCGCGCCGCTGATTTCCTGCGGTCCGGCGGCCTTATGCACCTCAACTGGTGAAGCCGCCGGACCAAGGAGATCAGATGACTGCACTGGGTGATCACGCCATCGCCGAGTTGACCGCGATCAACGCGCCGGATGTGATCAAGACGCCGCTGATCACCATCGTCGGCAACTTCGCCGACGTCCCGAACCCCGAGACGAACTGGCCGCTCATGCGGACTTACCTGGAGAAGCTGCTGGCCTTCAGCCCCCTGACGCCGCTGACGAACAACCCGGCGGAGTGGGTCAGCCAGTTCACCCTCGTCGGCGAGATCGCGATCTGGCAGTCGACGCGCTGGCCGGACGCCTGGTCCAAGGACCCGAGCCACAACAACTACTTCCTGATCTCGGAGCTGAGCGCGGACGGTACGCTCCAGCTCCACCCGACCGTTCCCTTTACCCCGTAGGAGATCCATGTCTTCGACTGGGCTGCGCATCGCGCGCGCCTTCGTCGGCAGCGCCGCCGCCATCGTGTTCCTCACGCTCGCGGCGGCGTACTGCTTTCTGTAACCGGTTGACCCTACCCTTCTGGGTAGGGTAACCTGGAGGCTCACCCGACCGCACTGGAGGTCCGATCATGCCGGAGACCGAAGCCGAGAAGCAGGCCCGCGAAGCCCGCGAGAGGGAGACCCAGCGCGCGCTGGCCAAGGCCCTCAAGGACGCGCGGGAGAAGAACTGATGGCGGACCTCGTCCCCATGCCCTCGTGCCTCCACGACCAGGGCTTTCACGAGCGCTCCTGCTGGCCCACCGGCATCCCGGTCGACGGCGAGCCGCACGCGTCCACCTACGTCTGCAATCTGCCCGGCTGCAAGGAGGCAGCGGCCGCGTGGGTTCTGTATGTCACCGGCCACGAGGCCGTCATCGTCCCCCTGGAGGACAGGTCATGAGTACTGACGAAGAGCTGCGCGCACTGCGCGTCGAGGCGCTCTACGCCTTCCGCCGAGCCGCGATCACAACCCAGGACGCCGGGCAGGCGTTCGCGGGCGGAGCCGAGGTTTACGAGCGCGAGCTGCGCAAGGCGACCGAAGGGCGCGTCATGACGGTCACGGTGGCGGACGAGGGCCTCCAGGCCGCAAGCAGGGCGCGCGACACCGCCTATCAGATGCTGGACCGGGAGCCGGACTTCACGCCCGAGAGCTACGGGCTCCAGGTCATCATCGCCGAGCTGGACAAGGTGCTCGGACCGGACCTGGTGCGCGAGGCCGACCCGACCGGCAAGGTGCTCAAGCCGCTGCCCTACGAGGACCGGAAGCGGATGCTCGCCGCTCTCGACAAGGCGGGTCTTCCGGAGCCGCGTCCCCGAGGGCCGCGCGCGCCGGGCTACTTCATCGACGAGCAGGCCGAGGACGTGGCGCGGGGTGAGGGAGAGTGAGGGACCTGCTGGCCGTGCGCGCCGAGGCGTATCACGAGTACACCTACCCGCGCCCCATCGTCGAGATGCCGCCGGAGACCGAGGACACCGCGTTCAACCGCGCGGCCCGGGTCTACGAGGCAGAGATCAAGAAGCTCCAGGCCGAGCTGGCCGCTGCCCAGCGCCGCGTCGCTGACGCGGGCTCCTACCTCAACCACTGGGAGTCCTGATGAAGTGGCCTGACGAGATGGTTGCCGCGCACGAGCTGGGGCACCTCATCACGGCCAAGGAGGTCGGCCTGGGAAGCCGGGGGATCACGCTGGAGACCTCCTTCTGGTCCAGCGAGATCACCGGCGCCTACTGCGACCTGAGGAGCTTCAAGTACCCGGCGGACGGCAGCGCCAAGGACTGGACTCTCTACCGGGGGATGCTGCTGGTGGATGCCGCTGGCCAGGCCGCTTCCGAGTACTGGTTCCAGCTGCATGGTCTGCCGATCGAGTTCACCGCCGGATCGGACTTCGGGTTCTTCACCGAAGACGCGCCGCTGATGCCGAACGCGCCGACCTGGGACGAGGCGAAGGAGGAGGCCCGGCAGATCATCGTTCCGCGTTGGGATGAGGTCGTCGAGCTGACTCCTGGGCTGATCGCGGACCGGCGTCTGTCCGGGGGGCGGGTCGCGTAATGGAGCTGTTCACCTTCGGCAGTCCCGAGGCCGTCGAGGCACTCGTCAAGGCGATCGAGCGCGATGGGCAAACCCTCCACTCGCTCACCGGCTGCGAGGGCTGCCGCCAGGACATGGCCAACGCCCTGGAGATCGCCTTCTTCTGCGGGTGGGCCTGGGGAGAGGACTACACGGGGATCCCGATCCAGGAGTCCTACCGCTGGCCCGAGCGCCTCGGCGCGATGAACCTCACGCGCAACCAGCTGGTCGGATTGATCTACGCGCTGCGACAGGCGATGCAGCTGGGCGACGCGTGGGCCGGGAGCTGGCTCTCCGGCCTGGCCGAGGAGTACGAAATGGAATGGGTCTGACTGTCCACATTGGAGGACACATGGGTTACTACAGCAGCCTGGAAGGCCGCATCGAGATCGATCCGCCGCTGCCCTGGAGCGCGGTCGTGGGCAGCGAGTACGTGGATTCCCTCGGCGCGTTGCGGGGTGTCTGGTTCGAGCTGGCCGTGAAGACGCGGACCGAGGGTGACGACGAGATCATCACGCGCACGGCCGTCGCGGTCGTCGGCCCCGAGGAGCGGCGCAAGCACTACAAGCTGGAGAACCACCTGAAGGAGATCGCCGAGCTGATCGGCCCCGACCGCGACACGGTGGGCTGGCTGGTGCGCGAGGGCGAGGAGCAGGGCGACATCGTGCGATACGGCATCCGCCGGGGCAAGCTGATCATCGAGAAGGCGGACGTCCGCTGGCCGGACGGCACCTCGGTCTACTGACCCCGGACACAACGAACCCCCGCGCGGAGAGCACTGTCCTAGGGAGACAGATCCGGCGGGGGTTCGCTGCGTTGAGGCGGGCCCCTAACCCACGGGTCAGGGTAGCCGATCAGGCCTGCTTGCGGGCCGCACCCTCGCTGACGTTCACCACGGCGACGTCGCCCGCGACCACGTCCACCGCGTGGGTCACCGTGATGCTGCCCAGGGTGATCGTGCCGACCGCCGAGCCCGGCATCCCGGCGACGACCGTGGCCTGGCGCGGGTCGTTCGAGTCGATCCGGTAGGTGAAGACGCTCTCGTCCGAGCTGACGAACGCCGGGTCGTCGGAGGTGTCGCCCGCCTTGTCGAGGACCTCGGCGCCTTTGGCGTCGGCAGCGGTGAGCGAGACGTCGAATTCCTCGTCGTCGTGGATCTGGGCCATGGCAGTACCAGCCTTTCCGGTGGGTTCCAGAGTGTTCTGCTTCACGATGGGGCCGAAGGCCACTGTTGCCGTCGCGGGGCCGGTGAGGAAGGCGTAGAAGCGCACCGCCGTGGCGAGCACCGCATCTCGGTCTTCCTCGAACTGTTTGTCGCCGAACGATCCGGCGTGCAGCTTGACGGCCTCGGTCAGGGCCAGCGCCCGTTCCGGGTTCACCATGCTGGCGTTGCCCCCTCGGTTCCTGAGCGATGCTCGAACTCTGTCAGCCTATCTGGCGGGTGACCTTGCCACATCTCTACCCGAACGGGTAGTGTTGCGGGACCACCGCACTGGAGGAGGCCTCATGGGCTGCGACATCCACATGTACGCCGAGAAGAAGATCGGCGACACCTGGTACCCGTTCACCCCGCCCGAGCACAACAAGTGGTACGAGCCGGGCGACGAGAAGGAGGGTGGGCCCGCCAGCCGCCCGCTGGCCCTCAACCACGACGACGTCATCTGGGAGGACCGGAACTACCGCGTCTTCTCGATGCTCGCGGGCGTGCGCAACGGCATCGGGTTCGCCAGCGTCAAGACCGGCGAGCCGATCACTCCGATCTCCAAGCCGCGCGGTGTGCCGGAGGACGTCAGCGCCGAGGTGAAAACCGAGATCGACGAGTGGGGCTGCGATGGCCACAGCCACTCGTGGCTCACCCTCAAGGAGCTGGAGGCCGTTCCCTGGGACCACAGGCTGATTCGCCAGTGCGGTCACGTGGACGCCCGGCAGTTCCAGACCTACGAGAAGGACGGCGAGCCGGACTCCTGGGGTCAGCCGCTCAGCTTCCGGGGCTTGCAGGTCGTGACCAATGACGAGATGCGTGAGCTGATCGCGGCCCACGGGATCGAAGTGCCCGAGGACTCGTGGCACGATTCGAAGATCAACGGAGTCGCCTACCTGACCGAGGTCGCCTGGTCGCACACCTGGGCCGAGGTCGCCCGGGGGCTGCTGGCCAGCATGGCCAACCTCAAGATCGCCGGGGCGGCCGAGGGCTTCGAGCCGGACCAGCTGCGGTACATCTTCTTTTTCGACAACTGATCTTTTCTCATCCGGGGATCGCCCGCTGCTGCAACAGCGGCCCGGAGGTCGAGGACCCGCGTCTGCTTGGGCGAGCCGGACGCGGGCCCTCCCGCTTGCGTGACCCTACCCGATCGGGTAGGGTGGGCCACATCACCACCCGAGCCGCACTGGAGGCCACCATGAGCGTCGAATTCAACGTCGAGTGCACCAACTTCGACCACGACTCGGTGTGGGAGGCCTCGCCCGGCATCAACGTCAACAACGCCAACGCCGGGATGCTCCTGGAGACCCTCGGCCTGCCGACGGACCCGTGGAACCTCCCGGCGGACTTCGAGTACCCGACGGGGCACGACTTCCTCGGCCGGGTGCTGATCGCCCTGGGTCTCGCGCCGAAGGACGAGGGCCGCCCGGCGGTGGCCGATCTGGACAACCCGCGCTGGATCGAGGGCGGCCGCCGGTCGGGCTATACCCAGGACAAGCTCGGCGAGCTGCTCGCGATCGCCGAGTACGCGGTCGCCCACAACCGTCGCGTGACCTGGGGCTGATGACCTGCCGGGGCGGCGCTGCCATTACCTGTCCATGTGGGCGCCTCAAGGCACTGCGCAGGTCAGCCGCCCCGGCTCTCCCTGAAAGGATCTCGCTCGTGAACGAACCCAGCGCCATCCACATCATCTTCGACGGCCCACCGAGCCACGAGGCTCCGCGCTTCGTCGAGGTCGAGAACCCGCAAGGCCGGAGCATCCGCATCGGCGAGTGGGAGCCCGACCCCCGCCCGGAGTACGCGGGCCAGTGGCGGCTGCGGATCACCTTCGCGGACATGCTGGCCGAGGCTCAGCGCCAGCACGAGGGCGGCGACTTCGCCGCCACGCCCGAACTCCCCCAGGAAGGCTGATCATGCGCTGGAATGGAACCGGATTCACCCAGTCCTACGGCGGCAGCTCGACCGACGTCGTGGGCTACGCCTGGCGAACTGAGGAGTACTGCCCGCGCTGCACCCTGGAGGCGATGGGCACCAGCACGACCGGTCCCGTGCGCGCCGGTGCGGTGCTGGAGAGCGAGATCGAGATCTGGGCCGCCGAGAACGGCCTGACGTACCTGCGCGAGACCACCGAGGTCCCGCAGCCGATCTTCAACGGCGCGGACGCCCTGGACAACGACGGGCGTCCCAAGACCTGCTGCCGATGTCACGAGCAGCTGATGGAATCCAACGAGGAGTGATCATGAATCCGATCGAGAAGCTCAAGGCCTGGATCTTCCCGCCGCGCAAGGTCGTGTCGGTGGAGCCCGGCGAGCACGAACACGACTTCAGCGGGATGGAGTTTCCGTCAGACATGGGCCGCAAGGTCGTGACGTCGTGTCGCGTCAAGGGCTGCTACGAGGTCCAGGTACGGGCGGCCAACGCGGCCGAGCGCGCGGAGACGGCGCCGCTGGAGAACCAGGTCCGAGCTTTCCAGGACCAGATCACCGACGAGGTCGAGGACGGACTGAACCGCCGCCGTCGCTGAGACTCATGGAAACCAAACGAGGAGGACTCATGATCGAGGTAGTGCTGGCCGCCGACGCGGTGGTCTTCCACGAGGACGCCGAGAGCGGCGGCGTCTCGCTGTTGCTGATCCAGCGCCAGGACGACGGCAAGTGGGCGCTGCCGGGCGGCTGTGTCGATGTCGAGGTCTACGAGCCGGTGGAGGGCACCTGCGAGCGCGAGCTGGCCGAGGAGACCGGCCTGGCGATCCCGTTCGAGAGCAACAACTGGATCCCGCAGCCGGTCCGCGCGCACCCGGACCGCGACCACCGGGGCAGGTACGTCAGCTTCCCCTTCGCCATCCTGCTGACCGGCCCCCGCCCGCCGGTGCGGGGCGCCGACGATGCCCTGATGGCCGCATGGCTGCCGCTGCACGAGGTGAACGTGGACGAGCTGGCCTTCGACCACGGCGAGATCGTGCGCACGGCATCCAAGTCCTTCAGCCTCAAATTCCTCACCCTGGGACTGGGGCTTGCCTGACCCTACCCGTTCGGGTAGTATGTGCCGAGACGCATCCCGCACCGGAGGAGCACACCGTGTCCACTAACTTCTACCTGCACCGCGACCCGCAGGACTGCGGCGAATGCGGCAAGCCCGGCCGTGAGGCCGAGGTCCACATCGGCAAGCGCTCGGGCGGCTGGGTCTTCGTCTGGCAGGGCTTCAACGGCAACGACATCCCGGGCACCCCCGCCGGGCTGTTCGACGCGAAGACCTGGCGCGAGTTCCTGACGGCCGAGGTCACCTACGCCGAGGGCCGGATCGAGGACGAGTACGGCATCACGTACATGGTCGAGGAGTTCTTCCGCGAGGTCGAGCAGTGCCGCGACCAGAAGCGCCAGAGCGCGCACTACGACGGCTTCGCTGCCGTGGGCCCGGACGACGTGCACTACGGCAACTGGTCCTGAGAGGCAGCTGATGACCTTCTTCAAGAAGCTGCGCTTCCGGCACAGCACGACGCCGGGGATCCCTCTGGGCCGGTACGAAAGCGGCCTGGAGGCCGTCTGGGCGTGGCAGGAGCGTGCGCACCTGCTCGTGATCGAGCGGGACTCCTACGGCGCCGGAGAAAACCTGGTCCGACTGAGGGCCCGCAAGCATGAGGGCGACCGCGTTCAACTGGACCCGAAAGTCTGGTGGGACGAGGAGTACCACGGACCTCGCGACCGGCCGCCGTGGTGGCTCATCTCGCTGTCCAGCTGCGCGGCTCAGGTGGCGCGACTCAATCTCATCGCACTGGAGCGCGCCGCGCGTATCGAGCAGGGCGAGGACATCGCGCCGATGCTGGTGACGGTGCCGGAGCTGCACGACATCCTCGACCTCGCCACGCTGCCCGCGAGTTACGACCCGAGCGAGGCGGGGAAGAGCCTCCTGAACGGGCTCCAGCACCTGCTCCAGGTTGGCCGGGCCGGGCGGATCCACGTGCTGGCGAACATCCGGCAGGGCTACTTCTACAAGGTCCACATGCCCCAGGGGCTGCTCAACCAGTTCTCTGGGCTCCTGGTGCTCGGCAGGACTTCTCGAACCGTCACGGAGAAGCTGAGCCTGCCCCGGGTGTTCAGCGAGCCGCATGGCCGTCTCGGCGACCTTGGAGACGACTTCTGGCCGCTGGAGGTGCGACTGCGATGACCGTCTCGACGCAGCCGCACATGAGACTGGAGGGTGAGATTCCGGTCCCCTGCGGCTGCCAGCTGGGCTACCACCACCACCCGGACGGCAAGCCCCTGATCGAGCACCACCCGGACGGCGACGTCATCCGGGACATCGGCCGTCACCCCTTCTGCGTGGGCGTGTGCCGGTACTGGGGGACGCCCACCGAGGAGTTCGACTTCCGGCTGGTGACCGGCCCCCGGATCACCGAGAACCGGGTGGCTACCGGCATCGAGATCACCGACTACACGGTCCCGGACGCCCCCACGGTCTCGTGGGACAACGAACCCATCTCCGCCTGCGAGAAGGTGGGACTCGTCCGGCTGGCCGTCTGGAAACGAAAGGAGACACCGTGGACCCCCTAACCCTCATCATCGGCGCACTGCTCGCGCTGGTCTTCTTCGCCATGGGCCGCGCGAGCGGTCTCCGACAGGCGAAGCTCTTGCAGAACGGCGACGCGCCGCCTCCGAAGGCGATCTGTGGGTGCGGCCATGGGCTGCACCTGCACGATCTGAAGACCAGCCAGTGTCACCACGAGTACAGAAAGGGAGGCGGCCAGTTCTACAAGGACGGCAGTCTCTGGCAGAACTTCACCTGGGCCAGGTGCGGATGCAAGAAGTACACCGGGCCGATCCCGGCCGAGGAGTACATCGCCCAGCAGATGCTGCCCCCGATCGAGGGGGTCTGACGTGGACACCCTCATCATCCTCGGCGGCTCGGCGGGCGTCGGCACGATCATCTTCGTGATCGGGTTCCTGCTCGGCCGGTTCGCTCCGAAGAAGCTGGTCCCCGAACGTCCACTCCTGCCGATTTGCGGCTGCGACCACGGTCTCAACATGCATGGGACCGACGGGAAGTGCCACGAGATCGACCTGATGGCGGTCGACTGGGACTACACCGGCCGCGCGAATAAGTGGACCAAGCACCCGTGCACCTGCCAGAAGTACGTCGGCCCGAAGCCGGTCGAGGAGCTGTTCAACACCCCGATCCTGCCGCCGGAGATCCAGTCATGAAGACCGCCGAGGGCAAGCGAAGGATCAGCGGCGGAACCTTCTTCAAGCGGCTGTTCTGGATCGCTCTGATCGTCTACGTCGTGGTCAACCCACTGGACGCGGCCACCCGCGCGCACGACATCGCCTTCTGGATCAGGAGTTGGTTCGGATGATGGAACGGCTGATCGAGGTCTACTTCGATCCTGACATCCGGCGCTACAGCGTCAGCGCGCGGGCGAGCCAGTACGACACCTGGGCTACCCACGAGGGTGCCGAGACCGAGCTGGGCGAGCTTCTCGCCCTCGCGCGAGACACCATGACCGGCGGATGATTGTGACGATCACCGGGTAGGCGGTCACACTACCTGTTCTGCTATGGTGGTGAAGCAGTCGGAGATCAGGTTGTAGGTCGGGCCAGCGGTCTGGGTTGGAGCCGGTCACCGATTGCACCAGAAGCCCCCGATCACACCTCCCCGAGGATGTGGTTGGGGGCTTCTGGCGTTGGTAACGGTCTCACCCACTTACCCCGGAATCTCGCGATAGCCGCGCGAGAGCTGACCGAGATCAAGCCCCGCTTGCGCCCTACCCATTCGGGTAGTATTGTCGACGTAGACGACAGATCCCCTGCCGCACTGGAGGCGCCGCCTTGGCTTCTGCAACGTCTGCGACCGACGCCCACAAAGGAGACCTGTGACCGAGCGCCATCGCTGTCTGGCCGTGAGCCGCAAGGGCTGGCGCTGCGACTTCATGGAGCACCCAGGTCAGGTCCACTGGACGTGGATCAACGGCTGGCCCACGGCCTGGATGTGGCTCCCCGACCGCGACGAGTCCTGGCAGAACGAGGCTCCCACCGAAGACCCCCTGCGAGACGCGCCGCCCGCGCTGCGCGAGACGTGAGATCGAGGAGAAACCGATGGCGTACCCCTGCTGGAACGGGAAGAGGCACTTCGAGTCCGAAGACGCAGCCCGCGTCCGCTTGAACGAGATCAACCGAAACCCTGACCCTTGGCGAGATCACAACCCCTGCCGCGTGATCCAGTGCGATTGGTGCGAGGCCTTCGTACTCACGAGTAAGGCGGTGCGGGACGAGGACCTCGTGGAGCAGGCCCCCGAGCCGGAGGAGACGCCCACTAAGAAGCTGGTCCGGCGCAAGCCCGTCCAGCGCGGTCGCCGGGCGTGGTCCGGCGGCGGTCGCGCGACGAAGTTCTGAGACGAGACGAAGGAGACTGCGATCGCCACCTGCGTCCATAGCCCCCTTGTCCTACCCGAACGAGTAGCCTACCCTTCTGGGTAGTATCCAACCCCGAGAGGACCCCATGGCCCGCGAAGAGATCACGGCAGACAAGTTCACCTGCGGCGGCTGCAAGGCCACTGCGATCGTCGAGAAGGGGGCCCGGCCCGAGGGCTATCACGGCAAGGTCGAGCTGGCGACCATCAAGGGCGAGACGGGCGGCGAGTGGTTCGCCTGCCGGAGGTCCTGCATCCGCGCGGCGGTGCTCAACGTCACCGGCGACGGCAAGGGCCTGAACGAGCCCGAGGACGAGCAGGAGAACCCCGTCGCCGATTCCACCGAGAAGGTCCAGCCGCACCCGGCCTACGCCAACCAGGCCGTCTGATGAACGAGGACTCCCTGTTCATGGGCCGCTACCCCGCTCGCACCCGGGTGCGAGCGGGGCTCCGCGCGCTGCTCGCCGAGCGGCAGGAGGGCAAGACCACCCAGCTGGTCGACTGGCTCGTCGATGGCGACCCGATCGACAAGTGGCCGTCCTGGAGCCGGGTGCTGATCGTCCCCGAGAAACAGCAGCTGATGAACATCGTGAGCCGGTTTCAGGTGGCCAACCACGCGCTCCGCGACAAGGGCTGTCCTGGAGGCCTCCAGAAGGTCATCCTGACCGCCGGTGGCTACGCGCTCACCCGGCTGCGGCTGGCCGATGTCGAGGTGGCCGTGGACAACGCCGAGCAGCTGATCGAGATGCAGCTGGGCATCCGCCCGGACCTGGTCTCGATGACGGGCTCGGTGTTCGGCGCTGAGCCCGCGCGTGTGCCCTTCAAGGACGCCAAGGGCGTCATGCACCTCTGGTACGCCGTCGAAGGCGTCTGGGGCCACCTCAACCGCAAGCTGGGGCCCTGCGAGAACACGAAGTGCGCGGACTACGGCCCGGACTCCGCATGGGAGAGGGGACCGGAGTGACCGTCAAACTGCTGCCCTGCGGGTGCGACTCGGACGACTTCTGGCACGAGCTGTTCGACGAGTGCCGAAAGGACTACGTTCCGCCTGGCCGCATCTGCTGCGGGCTGCCGAGTGACGGACCGCTGATCCGGCGGGTCTGCGAGCACCACTGCTGTGTGGAGTTCTACTGCCCCTGCGGTGTGCACGACTTCTCCGGCGTCGGCCCGGCGGGCTGCCGGTGCGGGCACGCGGACTTCCGAGGGCACTGGGCTGTCGCCGAGCGGCCGATGATCCCCACCCCGAACGGCCGGGAGTACACCCGGCGCCAGCGCGCGAGGAGGCGCCGATGAACATTGACACGCAGCCGCAGCGGACCTGGGTCTCCCATGACCCGGATGCCAAGATCCGCTGCCACCTGGGCCTGAAGGGCCGGGTCACCCTCGGCGACATCTACAAGCACTTCGCCGAGCACTACCCGGACGTCGACTTCTGGAACGTGGAGTGGTCGGCAGGCTCGGCGACGTGGGAGGACGAGCCCACGATGACCGAGATCAAGCAGCGCGCCGAGTGGAACCAGAAGGCGCGCGATCGCACCGAGGCCTGGGAGCGCAAGACCTACGACCGGCTGCGGGCGAAGTTCGAGGGGCTCGACGTCATGGACGTGGTCGAGTGAGCCCTGGCTGCCGTTTCCGCACAGGAGGAATCGCATGATCAAGACCACCGATAGCAAGCCGACCAAGCTGGACGTGAACCTCTCCATCGGCGAAGTGATCGTCACCGTCCAGCACGGCATGGAGTACGGCTCCGTGGCGCTAGAGCCGATCCGGGAGGGTGACGAGGACGCCGCGTGGATGGTCGAGCACGCCGAGATCGTCATCGCCGGGAGCAAGCTGATCGTCAAGGTCCCGGACAAGCCGGGCTCCGGCGGCGGAGTGACCATCCAGGGCCACCGTGGCTCGATCAGTATCGGGCGCGGCTCGGTGGTGGTGGGCAGCGGCGTCACCATGGTCAACGGCGTGGTCGTCAGCGGTGGCGGCGTGCAGATCGGCACCTCCGGCGTGCGGATCCGGGTCACCGTCCCCTCCGGAGTCGCGGCGAAGGTACGCGGCGATACCACCGACGTCCGCGTGATCGGCATGCTCGCCTCCCTCGACGCGCGGACCGTCAACGGCGAGATCGTCTCCGGCCAGCACCAGGAAGAGGTCGAAGTCGAGTCCACCAACGGCTCGATCTACCTGGAATCGGTCGGCCGCGCCGAGATCCACTCGACGAACGGCAGCATCACGGTCAACCGGGTCACCGACAAGACCCGGTTGCGCGCCACCAACGGCAGCATCGACGCGGTGACCCAGACCGACAAGTTCAGCGCGCGCACCACGAACGGCTCGTGCCGTGTCGTCGCAGACGGCGTCCAGCTGGACGATGACGCGGTGAGCACCGTCAACGGCCCCCGCAGCCTCATCCGCCGCTGAAAGGAAGATCATGAAGCACTTCTACGACCTGGAGTTCCTGGAGCGCTGCGAGCCCGACGAGCACAGCGGGTCCATCGACCTGATCTCGATCGGCATCGTCTCCGACGACGGGAGCGACTACTACGCGATCAACTCCGACATCCAGACCGACCGCAAGCTGCACGAGGCCGTCTCCCAGCACGACTTCCTGGCCAAGGAGGTGATCAAGCACTTGCCGCTGCTCGACGACCGCAAGGTGGCCGAGCAGCTCCAGAAGGCCGGGATGTCCAAGTCCCCGAAGTACTTCGGGCCCACGGAAGCCGAGTGGGGCAAGCCGCGCGAACTGGACTGGGCGCTGGACCTGACCGACCGCGATGTGAAGCCCCGCTGGGTGATCGCGAACGAGGTCCGGCAGTACTTCCTCGACCGGCTCGACCACGGCATGCACGATCCCGAGATGGACGACGAGGGCGACGTCGAGCTGTGGGCGAACTACGGCGCCTACGACCACGTGCGCCTGATGTGGCTCTGGGGCCCGATGGTGGCTCGGCCGAAGCATGTGCCGATGTTCACCCACGATCTCCAGCAGCTCGCGAGCTTCATCGGGGTCTCGCGCAAGGACTTCCCGGAGCAGGAATCGGGCAAGCACGACGCGCTGTCCGACGCCCGGCACAACCAGCTCGTCTGGACGTTCCTGGACGCCCAGCGGCGCCGTCAGGAGGCCGGGGTCTGATGGCCTACCCGTTCCCCGAGGACTGGATCAAGAGAGAGCAGGAGCTGAAGCGCACCGGCTCGGTCCAGCACGCGCTGGCGATCGGGCCGATCGCGTGGCAGGCCTACCTGGACTCCGGACGCCGGTGCACGCTGGAGCAGGCCGCCGAGGCCGCCGAAGAGGCCATGGAGGTCTTCGGAGCCGAACGGGCGACCGTGCTGAGCTACTTGCAGTTCGTCGAATACACCCGGGAGCTGATCCTGGCGCACTTGCGCGACACTACTCAATCGGGTAGTGTGGGACAGGACAGCGGAGAGCAAGACCCCGCAAGCTCGTAACAGACCGGGGGCCCGCGCCGACTTCGGAGCAGGCCCCCGGCCACGAGACCACTTCACCGCACTGGAGGTGACCCCTATGGGGTTCAAGATCGGCGCCAAGGACGAGCTGGACGACCTGCTGGAGAAGTGGGTCAAGGACATCAACACGGGGCTGTAGCCTCAAGGGTGCTCCGGCGCGGGTCGTCGGAGCACTACCCGGGTTCGTAGCTCAGACGGAAGAGCGCTCGCCTGAAACGCGAGAGGTCGGTGGTTCAAGTCCACCCGTTCCCACGGTCTCGACAGTCAACCGCCGCTCTCCCCGAGGCGTGGTGCACCCGGCGGTGGGTCGCGAGATGCTGTATCCGTGAGGACAGTGGCAGTCTCAGGTCCTAGGCAACCTGGGGCTGTCAGAGGGATGTAGCTCAGCGGAAGAGCAGCCGTCTCCAAAGCGGCCGGTCGGGGGTTCAAATCCCTCCATCCCTGCAAGTGGCAACAGGGCGTGCACGCCTGGAGGACTTAAGAACACCCCGACCGGCCTCCGTTGCCCCGGTCGGACGGTAGGGCCCGGGACGTCACGAGCCTTGCCACTCGCGCGCGAGCATGGTGCCGGAGGAGATCTCCGGACGCCTCTCTTTGGGTCATGAAACACTCGCGCGCACCCGGCCCCCTAGCTCAGCTGGTAGAGCATCCGACTCTTAATCGGAGGGTCGTGGGTTCGAGACCCACGGGGGCCACGCAGTACAGACGTCCTCAGCTCAAGGACGACCTGCCGGAACACCGGGAGGTGCCTAACGTCCGTGGCGAGCAGACCTGGCGGGCCGCACCCGTCGGGGAAGGCGGGGTTCGATGCCCTGGGGGACGGCGGCGGTGCCTGCGGAAACCCTTACTCCGCTCGGGTGCGGCGAGGCCAGCTCCAGTGATCCGCGTGGCGGCTCTCCTGGGGCCAGATCCCGCACGGTCGTAGTAGGCGGCCCCCGCGTCTGGTGGTGCAGGAAGAGCGGTTCAATCCCGTCGGCCTGCTGGAGAGGCCTCTCCTGCCGAGTTCGATCCTCGGCACCACCCCGATCCGAGATGGCCAGCTGGACGATGTCGTGGCACTGATGGGTGATAGGTGTCCCACCAGACGGAGTCCAGCCCCTGCGGGGAAGCGGCGCGATCTCGGCCTCACCCAGCGCTCGGGGCGTAGAGCCGGTGGATGTCGCCGGACGGGAGTGGTTTCATCCATGCCTCCTCCCCGCTGATCACCCGAGCGTTCCCCGCCGCACCTGGACGGCGGGGCACCACACCGAAGGAGCACCACATGATCGAACGTCAGTGGCAGAAGCCCGGCAGATGCGAGCCCAATGGCGGCGAGTGCGTCGAGGTCGCCGTCCGAGCCAACGAGGTCGCCGTCCGAGACGGCAAGCTCGGCGAGGACAGCCCGGTCCTCGTCTTCGACCTCGCGGAGTGGGCCGCCCACCAGGCGGCCATCCTCGACGGTCAGTACGCCCTCGACGGCGCCGGTAGGGTGGCTGCGATCGCCGAGGCGATCGGCTCGCTCTCCGACATCGAGATGCTGGAACTGAGCGCCACGATCAAGTCGCGGACGATGGACCTGCTGCTCCGCAGCTGACCTGCGAACTTCACGCCCCCGAGGCCTCCCTCCTCGGGGGCGTGATCTTTTGTCCACGTTCTGTCACCAAGGTGGTAGGTTCCAGTCGACAATTCCCCGCACTGGAGGCGATCATGTCCTGGATTCACATGGCTGCCGACTTCAACCCACTCCACCACCCGTTCCCGTGGATCGTGTCCATCGGCAACGTGACCTCGGTCTTCTTCACCCGCCGAGGCAAGATCATCGGCTGGTGGATCCTCGCGGTCACCCAGCTGATCTTCATCATCCACAGCATCACCACGCCGACCGACACCGGCTTCATCATCGGCAACATCAGCATGCTGCTCGTGTCGCTCGACTCCGTCCGGCTCTGGAGCCACCGGAAGGACGGCCGCGTGCCGGACCACCTGCGTGAGCAGCTCCCGGCGGCCGGGCAGGTCCGACACGTGTCCGCCGTCGTGGTCCCGCCCGTGTCGGAGTACCCCGCGCCACGCTGATCAGCAAGGCCTTGCGCCCACCCTACCCAATCGGGTAGGGTGGGCGTATCACGTTGACCACACTGGAGGTCCCGATGTCTGCGAAGACGAAGACCCAGCAGGTCCAGGAGCTGCGTCGCAGCTCGGCCGCCAGCCCGCACCGCAACAAGAAGGCCTACCGCCGCACCCGTAAGCACGCGGGCCGAGGGTGGTCCTGATGGAGCCGGACTTTCTCGACCCGAACTACTGGCAGAAGCGCTACGAGGCCTCCGTGGCCGAGTACGACGTCCTGCCGCGCTGGCGCTGGCTCAAGCGCAGCAATCTGACGGAGAAGATCCGGGCCGAGCGCGGCTGCGCTCTCGCAGAGGTTCGTGCTCAGCTCGCCGAGTTGAAGCGCAAGCGGGAGGGGAGCTGATCATGGTTGAAAACCCGTATAACCCGCACAGGAGGAACAGCATGGCCCCGAACACCCCCACCGCCAAAGTCGAGTCCGTCGACCCCGTCAAGGCCCGCAAGTGGCTGAAGGACCACAACGTCCGCAACCGCAAGCTCCGTCCCGGCCGAGTCGAGGACCTCAAGAACGCGATCCTGCGCGGTGAGTGGCGAGTGGACGGCTCCCCCATTCGCTTCAGCGCGGAGAAGGTCCTGCTGGATGGCCAGCACCGGCTCAAAGCGATCGACGAGGCCGGGCTGACCGTGCAGTGCTTCGTGGTCCGGGGACTCGACCCGAACGCCCAGGAGGTCATGGACCGCAACCTGGCGCGCACCTACGCCGACAAGCTCCAGATCGACAAGGAGCCCAATGCCACCACGCTGGCCAGCGCCGTCAACCTCATGTGGCGCTTCGAGCACGCCTACTTCGGCAAGGAGTCCTTCGGCAAGCGCGCGTCCTTCCCCCAGCTCGACGACGTGCTCAACCGGCACCCGGAACTGCGGCGCTCGGTGACGGCGGCGGGCTCGTACACCCAGAAGATCAAGATGCCGCGCGCCTACATCGCCGTGGCCCGCACGGTCTTCCTCGGGCTGGACGAGACGGACGCCGACCGGTTCCTCTCCGACCTGATGACGGGCGAGAACCTGACCTCGGTCGACCCGGCCTACCGGCTGCGCGAGGCGCTGAACCAGAACGCCCTGTCGGCCTCGAAGCGCTACTCCAGCGACCACCTGCTGGCCCTGACCTTCAAGGCCTGGAACACCTACCGCAAGGGCGAGCCCTGCAAGAACCTCTCCTTCCGCGCGGGCGGAGCCGCCCCCGAGGCCTTCCCGATGCCGATCTGAGGAGCAACACCATGACCGACTTCCTGCCCGAGCTGCCCGACGGCTACAGCTGGCAGCTGATCGCAGAGGACGGCCGAAACTGCACCGGCGAGTACCTCGCCGAGTGCGACGCCGTCGAGGCGCGGATCTGGTGCGAGAACGGCGATTCCGTGCTCGTGCTCAAGCGCACCGGCGACTTCGGCTATTGGGGCCCCGGAGGAGTGGACGGCGAAGGTGGCCTGCGCAAGTGGACCATCGAAGGCCACGCCCCCGACGGCCTGATGGACTGGGAGCAGTTCGAGACCTTGTCCCAGATCCCGCACCGGATCAACCTTCCCACCGAGGAGCACGCGTGACCGAACACGAAGAGCAGCAGCGGCCGACGCCGAACGGCAGCGTCCACATCCACGATCTGGTGTCCCAGGACCACCAGGACCGCAAGGCTCTCGGTACCGAGCGCTACGGCACCCCGCTCCAGGCCGACAACGGCCGCGACGCGCTGCGCGACGCCTACGAGGAGTCCCTGGACCTCTCGGTCTACCTCCGGCAGGCGATGGAGGAGCGCAACCTCAAGCTGGCCACGCTGCGCGATCGCCTGGAGAACACCGTCCTGAATGAGCTGGCCATCGGCGAGCGTGAGGATCTGGTGAACGAGCTGATCCAGCTCATCACGCCGTTCGTGGCCACCCCGAGCCGAGCGCCGGAGGTGCGCTGGCACGACGCCACCGGTGAGACCTGGCCCATCACCCCGGGCAAGACCATGCAGTTCCCGGGCGGTGTCGGCGCCTTCTCGCTCTCCTTCGGCGAAGAGAAGGTCGAGGAGCCCATCTCGCCGGTCGCCGAGGCTGCGGACGCGGCCTACGAGGCTTTCGTGACCATGGACTCGCACGCCTCCGAGCCGAACCTGGAGCAGGTGCACACGGCACTCTCGAAGGTCGACGAGGTCCGGCTGGACGCGCTGCTCGGGATGACCGAGACCCTGCGGACCGCGATCGTCCAGCGCAAGCGGGATTCCATCCTGACCCAGCTTCGCCAGGAGCGGACCCCCGAAGGGATGGTCTCCACGATCGGCGAGGTGTAGCCGCCGGGCCCGGGAGGTTCACGCCTCCCGGGCCTTGCTGCGCACTACCCGATCAGGTAGTATCGGAAGCACATCACGAGCCGCACTGGAGGCAGGTAACCATGGATCCCATCGGCACGGTCCGCCGCGAGGACCACCACGACGACGGCGAGGCGCCGGGCTACACGATCTGGATCCGGCAGCAGCCGACCTACCCGGATGACCAGCTGCCGGACACCGAGTGGACCTGCCTCTGGTCGACCTCGCCCGGCAACATCGGCGCCCGGCTCGGCGACGACATCACCGAGCACTCTGAGATCGTCGGCGCGGTGCCCGGAACCCCGGCGGAGACCGGCTCGGACGTCCAGGTCGGCGACCGCGTGGAGACGCTGCCCGGCGCGCTCTACTGGACCGATGAGCCCCAGCCGGGCCGTATCTCGGAAATTCAGGGTCCCGAGCCGCACTTCAACATCTTCTTCGACGAGCCGCAGTTCGTCGCCGGAGAGTTCCCGGCGACCTACACCCGCTGGTCCCTGCGGCGCCTGCACTTCACGCTGCTGGAGACCGATTTCAACGAGTCCACGGAGGACTGATGAGCGAGAAGGTCACCGTCACCACCCCTGAGTGCCGGGTGTGTCACCGCAGCGAGGAGATGCAGCTGGATGCCGAGAAGGTCAGGCAGTGGCGTGAGGGTGCGTGCATCCAGGATGTCTTCCCGGGCATGACGGCCAACGACCGCGAGCTGCTCCAGAGCGGTCTGCACCCGAGGTGCTGGGACATCCTCTTCCCCGAGGACGAGGACGACTGATGGTCAGCGACCGGGACAGGGAGCTGATGCAGCGCTACAACCGCGCGCCGTGGTGCGACATCTGCGAGCGCCCTGCCGTCTTCAACGAGGCGCTCGGGATGCGGCACAGCTCGCAGGACTTCCCGTTCGGCATCCCGGAGCACCTCGACGACAGCGACGGCCACGAAGTGACTATGCGGCGGTGGTTCGACACCCCGCTCTATCCGGCGGAGGGCTGATGACGGTCTACGAGGGCGAGATCGAGTGGCGCGTGGAGGACGGCGGTCAGGCCCTGATCGTCGATGCGGTGTCCGGTGACGCGCCGGGCGGCGTGGGCGTCACACTCACCTCCTGGGCAGACGAAGCCCCGGGTGTCTGGTTCTCCAGGTACGACCTCGACGACATCGCCAAGGTCCACCCCGAGCTGGCGAAGCTCATCGCGGGCAAATCACGCCTGCGCATCACAGTCGAGGCGCTGGACTGATGGCCAGGGGCAAGACGGCCAGGATCGCCGTGCACTTCTTCGCCGAGGACGGCTTCATGGTGCGCGGCGTGTCCGACCCCTGCGAGGCCTACCGGCTCGCGCTGGAGGAGGCCATCGACTCCGACTGGAACGGCCAGCGCATCGGCGGCTGGGCCTACGACGCCGGTCAGCCCGAGGTCGAGGGCGAGACGGCGTGGCCGAACACCGAGAAGGACATCACCGCCCTGGCCGACGAGGTCTGGGAAAAGATCAAGAGCGCCCGCGTCCGGCGCTGCCGGATCGTCCCGACCGGCCCCGACCACCCGGAGGGCTACACCTGGATGGTCTGGGAGCAGAGCGACGACGCCAAGGGGCCGGGGATCTTCACGGCCGTCATGTTCTTCTGACGAAGGGAACGATCATGGGAATGTCATCAACCGCGAAACTGGCCTACGGCTTCGACCTCGGCGGCGACGAGGACGGCTGGAACCTTCCCGACCTGGACTACGGCCAGTGGCGGCCGTCGGACCTGCCCGAGGACGAAGAGGACGAGTTCGACTTCGCCGAGTGGGTGGAGGACAAGCTCCTGGTCGACGCAGGCTTCACCGAGACGGACGACGAGGACGACGGCTACTTCACCCGCAAGCGCGCGGCCAGGGCTCAGCTGGGCGTCCAGGCGATCAGCAGCGGCAACCACGACTACTTCCGCCACCTGCTGGTCGCCTGGAGTGAGACGGGACTCGGCAGCGACCCGACGGCGATCGACTTCGCCGAACTGGAGCGGCGCCGGGTCGAGGAGGACTGGGACGCCAAGCTGCTCAGCGCGGCCCGGGTGCTCGGGATGCCGAAGATCATGGTTCCGAGCAAGCGCTGGGACGAAGAACTGGCCGTCGAGCAGAAGCCGCACTGGATGCTCACGGCCTTCTACGGCTAGTTGTAGACGCCCTCATATGCCGTCATAGGCGCGCGAGGTAACGCAACCCCCACGACTTTCTGGCAAGTCACCCGAAAGGACTAGCGATGGACGACCTGGACGGCATTCAGTTGCTGCCGGACAGCACCGAGGAGGCGCCGGAGGTGTTCGAGGTCGTCATCACGCTGACCACGCGCCACCCGGCCGATCTGGGGCCCGTGGTGGACGCCGTGGAGAACGTCGTCCGGATCGCGCCGAACGTCACCGGCAAGGTCGACGGCGGCGAGCAGTACACCCGTACTTTTTACGGCTGGGATCTGAGAGGTGATCGCTGATGGGTTTCGACGAGCCGTGGTGCGACCTGTACGACATGCCCTCGCTCGGGTGCGCCCACTGCCGGGGCAACAACCGCACCGTCGAGGAGCAGTCCGAAGCCGACACCATCGCGCTCCAGAAGAAGCTGCTGGCGACCGACCCGCGCTGGTTCCCGGCTCAGTGGCCGGGCACCTGCGGGCAGTGCGGAACGGGCTTCCCGCCCGGCACGCTCATCCGCCAGCCTGCGCCCCCGGACTACTCCTGGGTCGCCGAGTGCTGCTCATGAGCTGACCTGACCAAAATCCCCGCACTGGAGGAGATCGTCATGCCGACCCCGATCCTGCCGCCCATCCTGGCCCTGGTCGAACTGACCGACTGGGGTGCCGCCAACGTCGTGTTCCCGGACGTCGACCTCATCGGCTCGATCCGGCGAATCGGCCGTTACAGCTACATCGCCTTCGCCGAGAACGGCATCGAGGCGGGCCGGGCAGCGCGCTACGAGTCCGCCGCCCGCGCACTGGCCCGCCACCTGGGCCTGCGCGACAAGCACATGATCAACGTCGAGATCGTCGACTCCATCCCGAGAAAGAAGATCCACTTATGACGCTCAGCTCCAGGCTCGAAAACCTGCTCAGCTGGTCACTGCTGAGGATCTGGCTGGCCGACGCCAAGATGAAAGAGAAGGCCCTCGGAGCCAAGGTGAAGATCAAGATCACCGGCTCCGGCGACCAGTGCACGATCAAGGTCACCTGCACGGCCAAGCGCGAGGCCCTGTGGCAGATCGAGTCGAGCGGGAGCTACAAGGACCTGGCCGAGGCCGTGCTGGCGATCGACGACAAGAACGAGCGCCCTTCGACCGAGTGGTACAAGGCCAACACCCCCTAGACGGGTAGTACTCATTGGGGTAGTATCGAACGTAGAAGTACCCCCGACTCAGAGGAAAGAGAACGACATGAGCACGACCGAGCACCGTCCGCTGACGGTGAAGGAGGACGAGGTCTTCCGGCTGGTGGCCGTCGGCCTGACGAACGAACAGATCTCCGGTCACATCGAGACCGGCGTCGACAACGTGAAGTCGCACATCCGCAGCATCTTCGGGAAGGTCGGCGCGAACAGCCGAACCCAAGCCGTGAGCCTCGGCTTCCGGAAGGGGCTACTGGACAAGGCGGACATCGACGAACTCGCCGTGAGCCTCGACAAGAGCCCCGTGATCGTCGAGGACTGACAGTCACCGGCTGACGAGCGAGGGGTGCTTCACGATCCCCGGGAGAGTGATCTCCCGGGGATCGCTTGCACTACACGTTCGGGTAGTCTAAAGTGATCAGTACGACAGACCGCACAGGAGGTCCGACTGTGATCAAGCTCGCAGTCGCATCGCAATGTGTGGACCCATCCCCTCGTCAACCTGGAGCCGAGGATCATGACCGACACACTGCTGGACTCGGGTCGCCCGAGATCATTTCTCTGCGCCGTCGCCGCCGGACGCGCGATGCTGACCGTGAGCAGCGAGCCCGATCTGTTCATCGACGGCCTGAGCTGCGGAGATCAGCCGCTGGCCCATCAGCTGGCCCACCGAGGCCTGCTCGCCCCGGACCACATCGCGGCCCTCGGCGAACGCGTCCCCGCGATGCTGACCGCCGCCGGACTGGCCGCGCTCGGCCGCTAGCCGCCCCGAAGCCCCGGACGGAGGGTCCCCGACACTCGCCGTCCGGTCAGAACGAGCCCTCACGGTAACCCCGAGCCGTGGGGGCTCGTTCATCACCTGAGAACGTTCGACAGGCTCTGCACCGGAAGAGCCGCACAGGAGGAAAGATCATGGAAAAGACCCGGAAGATGGCCTTCTGCGCCACCAAGGTGGAGGGCCAGACCTACCAGGAGCTGGACGCGCGGGCGCGCGAGTACGGAGCCCAGTTCTTCGAGGTGCCGATCGAGCAGATCAGCGTCTTCGTCGTCGAGGACGCGCGCCCGGCCACCTACTCCAAGCACGGCGAGGGCGAGCCCGAGCGGTGGAGCGGCCGGTTCCGGATCGGCTGCGAGGTCGAGGCCGACGACGAGCATGCCTCCGACGACGACCTGGACGAGCCGGGACCCGAGGAATGAGTGAGTGCCGCAACCGGCACGACGACGGCGGCCAGGTCCTGTTCTGCGACAAGCCCTCGGGCAACCACATGCACTGCTCGGGCTGGAGCGACCGGGCGGGCGGCTTCGTCGACTGGCCCAACCCCAGCTACACGCCGCCCAAGGTGGTCCAGGACGCCCCGGCAGCCACCTCCCGGCTCCAGGCCATGGCCAACCGCGTCAACGGCGCGCAGGCGGGCAAGGCGGGTTCGGAACGGGCCGCCGACAGCTGGACGCCCGCGCAGCAGCTCACCGTCGAGTCGGTGATCACCGAGGTGGCCACCCGGCAGAGCGAGTTCACCACCGACGACCTGTGGGCCGCGCTCGGAACCATGGTGCCGAAGACGGCCGGGATGGCCGCCATGCTCCGGCGGGCCACGTCCAAGGGCCTCATCGAGGCCACCGACCGCTACGCCGACTCAACGCGCGAGCGTGCCGATCATGATCAAGGTCGGCGACTCCGGGTCTGGCGCTCCCGGATGCGCTAGCATCGTCGGCACTCCCCTGAGGTGAGTAACCTCAGTCTGACGCCCCCGGCCCCCTCCCACCCTCGGCCGGGGGCGTTTCTGCGTCTTCCTCCTGTACTCCCGGATGCCTTCCCGACCCAATGTCCGAGAAGCACCCGCGAGGAAGGCGTCAGTCCATGCCCAACAGCCAAGACGTTGCGCAGTTCCTGCGCAAGGCAGCTCAGGCGGACTCGCTCGCCGAGCAGCAGCGGCTTGTCGGCGAAGCCGAGAAGGCCACGCAGGCGATCCGTGCCGAGGCTCAGGCGGCGCGCGACGTCGACCTGGCCACCACGATCATCGGAGACCGCTTCACGCCGGTCCCGGTCTTCAGCCACGTCACGGCCAGCAGCGACTGGCTGGACGCGATCGACACCGCGCCAGACCGCGACGCGATGGCCCAGCAGATCACCGCCGAGGCCACGCTCTGGTACGAGACCGTCAGCCCCGAGGTCAAGGCCGAGCGCGAGGAGTTCGGCCAGCACCTCGCCGGGCGCGCAGCCGTGATCGCCGGTCCCTTCGGCCAGCACGGCGGGGACGCCTACACCTCCTTCGTCGAGACCGTGAACGAGATGCGCTCCCGCGACGTGCGCACCGGCGCGGTCAAGGAAGCGGCCGCGCAGCAGGGCATGCCCGGCTCCGGGTTCGGCCAGGGCAACTACGACAACGCGTTGCCGCTGGAGGCCACGACCTCCGAGCGCGCACCGCAGATTCAGGAGCTGGAAGCCAATACCGGCTCCGGCGCTTCTCAGGACGTGGTGCCGGTCAACGACCCGGCCCTCGGGCAGTCCGACCCCTCGGCGGATGTGGCCAACGGTGACGCAGGAACCCAGCGAGACGGGAGCAACATGAACGGCAACCAGCGGTCGGCCAACCGCCACGAGGCGTACTCCGGCCTGGACCAGGTCCAGCAGACGGTGGACCCCAGCGACACCCAGCAGCGCCCCACGCAGCTGCCCCAGGACGTGGCCTTCCCCTGGGTGCTCTCGCCCAACAACGTCGGCCAGAGCATTCAGCAGGCCGAGCAGCAGATCGCCGAGCGCGACCAGCGCAAGGGCGCGGCCCGGCTGGCGGCCATCGCCGCGCGGAAGGCCTACGCCGCCACGATGAAGCAGGCGGGCTACGACGACTCGGGCTGGGCTGGCGATATGGGCGCTGGCGGCTACCAGCCGGGCGTCCCGCCGCAGGGCGCGGGCGGCAGCAACCTGGGCGAGGCCCCGCCGCCCTACGGCACCGGCGGCGACAACGGCAACCAGCCGCTGAAGCCCTACGGCGCCGACGAGGCCAACGACTACACCAACAACCCTGGCGACAACCTCCAGTCGGGGGCCGACCTGCACGCCGACCTCGGCGGCCGCGTGATGACCACCGGCTCGCGGTACGCGGCCGACCCGGAGATCAGCCTCGCGCTGAAGTTCATCGCCACCCGTGAGGCGTGGCTGGACCAGGCGCAGGGCTGACCGCGATGAGCCTGGTGCGCACCGCCGACGGCTTCTCGTCGGCCGACGTCGAGGGGATGGGCCTGGATCCGCAGTCCCAGGACCCGGCGGGCTACCAGACTCCTCGCGACCTCGGAACCCAGCCGGACACCGATGGCCAGGACCCGGCGACACCCGGCGGCCCGGCTCCCTACAACGGCGCCGAGCCCACCGGGAAACCGGTGACCACGGACCCGATGTGGCAGAGCCCGGACGAGCCGCCGAAGCCGCCTTACAGCCCGACGCCGTACCTCGGCCCGGGGCCCAGTGTGGACGTGACCACTTTGCACAACGCCCGGCTTCGACCGGTGGAGGAGACGATGACCGTCGATCTGTGGGTCGAGGCGTCCCACGACGTCGCGCAGGAACTGGAGCACGAGCGCCTGGTGCGCGCCAAGGTGGCCACTTCGGCCATCTGGCCGTTCCTCTCGGCCGCGCGGACCGAGCGGGAGTTCGGTCACCGGATGGCGCTGTGCGAGGAAGAGCTGGAGCAGCTCTTCCCCGAGGACGACTTCCGCACGCAGGTGACCGCGTCGCTGAGGCAGGACTTCCTCCTGGTCAAGGAGGCCGACTACGAGGTGGTCGACTACGGGACCCGGGAGATCACCGCCGATCCCATCGTGGCCACCGCCCAGGGTGTCGACTGGATCCGGCACGAGGCGCTGGCCGAGTCCGACGTCCCTGACGGCGGGCAGACGGGCACGGCCGGGAACCCGGCCTACTTCAGCAACGGGCCGGAGGCGGGCCCGAACACCGGCTCCGACGGCCAGTTCGCGCAGATGGAGCCGGACCCGTTCAACCCGATGAACGATCAGTACCCGATGCAGCCGAGCCAGTGGGTGGTCCCGCCGAACGCGGGCTGGGTCGAGAACCCGATGCAGTTCGGCAAGACCAGCGCGGCCGAGCCCGCCATCGACTGGGTCCACGACAACGGCCACGCCTACGGCTTCCCGCCGGGCAGCGACGACGAGATCGCGCATGTGCGTCCGTCCGAGGACGGCGGTGCGTTCGCGCACTACTACCACCGAGGGATGGACACGCCCGACGACCAGGTCAAGCACTTCCGGACCGAGAGCGTCGACGTCGGCAAGGGCGAGATCGAGCGCCTGCACCGGAACAGGCGCCACGGTGCTGCGGGCTACGTCGGCGAGGGCGTGCAGACCGGCCCCGGCCAGAACCCGAACTACTTCACCGACACCGAGGGCGCTGCGGGCACCGCGAACCCGGGTCTCGCGCCCGACGTAGCGCTTCCCGAGCCGGACGAGCGGGTCGACGCCTACGGCGGCGTTCCGCCGGTGCAGTCCGGCGGGTCCACCGGCGGGGACGTGCCCTATTCGGCCTCGGGCAAGCAGGCTGCGCGCTGGGTGGTGGCCGACAAGGACAACCACGGCGCCTGCGCGCACTGCAACACCCCGGTCTACCGCGAGGGCGACACCTGGAAGCACCTCGGCGGCAACCCGGGCCACGGCGTCCGGCTGCACGACGACCACCCCTGGATCGCGGGGCAGCAGGCGAACCGCGTCATGGCGGCGCGGCGGGTCGTCGGCGAAGCGTCCTCTTCGGACACCGGTGGCGCGACGGCACCTCCGGACAGTGGCGGCGGCGCGCCGACGCCTCCTCCGTCGATGCAGCCCGGCGGCCCCGGCGCGGAGGCGGGTCAGCCGCTGACGATCCCGAATCAGTCGGCCAGCACCAACCCCTTCGCCACCGGCGGGGGTGGCCCGGAGCAGGCGGGTCCCAAGCCCGACAGCGGCAACAACCCCTTCATGGCCAGCCGGTACGTGGTCGCGGACACGATGAACCGGCCCACGGCGGACAACCCGCTCGGTGTCGACTCCGGCGACGAGTTCGACCTGAACAACTGGAACAAGCCCGCCGAGCAGCGGCCCCGGCAGGACGCAGGCTCGCGGAACGTCAACACCCCGCAGCGGCCCGGCCGCCCCATTCCCGTGCGCTCTTCCGATGGCGGCGCTGAAGAGGAAGAAGAGGAGGAGCGGGAGTGAGCATCCAGATCATCTGCATGGGCTGCGGCGAACGCGGCGAGATCGATCGCCCCGAGCCGGAGATCCTGCACGCCTGTGGCTCGAAGAACGTCGACCTCTGGGACGAGGGCGACGAGGGACAGCGCCGGATCGCGGCTCGACGAGCCGGGCCGGAGCCGGTCTTCACCGCGTTCCTGCGCGCGGCGACGACGCAACCGCCGATGCCGCGCCCGAAGGACAGCAAGGACGACGGCTTCCCGATCGGTACGGACCCGGAGGCAGGCTGGGACGAGTACCCCGGTCCCGGACCGCACCCGAACGGCCTGAACGCCCCGGCGCACACCGAGACCAAGGGCCGCGCGCCGACGCGCCCGGTCCCGGGCCAGGTGAACGAGTCGAACCTCTACGTCTATGACAAGCACGATCCGCACCCCGGCTACGGCGAGAACCCGCCCGCGCCGCTGGTCGCCGAGCACGGCTACGACGACCCCTGGGTGACCAAGACGCCGTTCCTGGGCCAGCGGCGCGTGGCGCAGACGGACAAGCCCGGTCTGCTGCTCAAGGGCGCCAGCTGCCCGCGCTGCGGCACGGCCGACACGTCGATCGTCCCCGACCACCGCGACCACGCGCACTGGTTCTGCGGGATGAAGCTCTGCGGCTCGCTGGCCGACCTCGACCAGCACCCGGAGATCGACCCGTTCCACCCACCACGGGAGCGCGCGGGCGGCTGGGGTCAGGACGAGTTCCGACGCGAGAAGAAGCGCGTCTTCGCGGGCAAGAAGGACGGCCAGGTCCTGCGCAGGATCGCCACCATCGGCCAGGTCAATCCGGGGCTCTCCCTGTCCGAAGCGGTGCATCTGGCTCGTCAATCGGTGATCCAGTACCCGGAGGCGTGAATGTTCCACGAGGGGCAGATGCTCACCAGCATCGGCGACGGCAGCAACGGCATCCAGCTCGGCACCCACGGCAAGATCCTCGCCCTTGCCAGCTCGAACGCCGGGCACGTGCAGTGGTTCACCGGGACCAGCTCGGCCTCGGTGACCTTCGAGCGCGAGCTGGACGAGGTCGCGGCCCCGGCCACCAAGCGCGTCCAGGCGACGATGGTCGACCCGGACGGCTGGGAGGACTCGCTGGAGGTCGGGCCGGTGAGCAAGACCGGCGCCGCGCACCTGATGGCCACCGGCGGCGCCGCGAGCGTGATCCAGCAGCTGGCCAGCGTCGGCGCCTTCGCCGACACGACCGACGTCGGCGAGGAGGCTCTGGCGTTCGCCGAGGCCCGGCTTCGGCACTCGGCCAGCCTCCAGGCCTACCTCGCCGAGCTGGACGAGGAGGATCGGAACCTGATCTACCGCGTGGCCAGCCGGGACCTGCTCGTCCAGGCCTGCGGAGGGACCGATGACTGAGCGCTACATAGTCCGGCTGGGCTTCACCGACCTGCCGGAGAACGCGCCGCGCGGACAGCGGCTGGCCCGGCTGCTCGCCGAGGACATGCCGCCGATCCGGAAGCTCTCGCACGACTCCGGCGACCCGCAGGTGGTCTACCACTGCCCGTCCTGCGGGTCGGGGCAGGTGATCGCGCGCTCGGACGGCACGATCGAGTGCGGCTTCTGCAAGATGTGCTTCACCGTCCAGGTCCAGCCGCGTTACCCGGCCTTCCCGCAGACGATCAACGGCCAGCCGATCCAGGTACCCGGCATGGGCTCACAGTGGCCCGGCCAGGACGACGACCAGATGATGCAGGCTCAGGACGCCGCTGAGGGCATCGCGGTCGATCCCGAGGGCGAGGAGTCCGACAATCCGTTCGCGAACGGCCAGGACGCCGCTGGGCCGCCGGACGACGACGAAGAGGACGACGAGGACGACGGCGGGGGCAACCCGTTCGCGAAGAAGTCCTACCGGACGCGCTCAGGCGTGGTCGTCGAGCACGACGCCTTCCTCCGGCACGTGGCCCTGGAAGCCGCGCGCGACCGGAAGGCGGTCCTGAAGGTCATCCGCAGCCAGATCGGGGTTCACTGATGCCGCACTATCGCGTCCTCCAGGACGGCTGGACCGACGACTCCGGCGAGCACGCGCTGGACAGCACCGTCGAGCTGAGCCGCGACACTCCGGCCGAGGCCGCCGAGGTGGACCGGCTGATCAACTACGGTGTGATCGAACCCGCCACCCAGAAGGCTGCGGGCACGTCCTCCAGCAGGAAGAAGTAGGTGGCGGGTGGCCGACTTCCTGATCAACGATCGTCGAGGGCAGCAGCGTCCCGAGGGAACGCCGGGCGCCAGGCCCTCGGGCATCGTCGTGCCCACCCGGAGCCTCTCCCCTGGCCGGGCCTACACCGAGGATCCCGTGGTCGCCGAGATGCGCCGCAACCGCCGGGTCTCGGCGCTGCGCAAGCGCGCCACCGGTGGCGGCGGGATCGTCTCCGACACCTTCACCGGCGGGGGCGGGGGCGGTGACCTCGCGTTCGCGCTGGGGCGCCCGCGCGACCCGATGTTCTACTGGCGCCAGAACAACCTCCCGTTCGACATTTCCAAAGACGAGGAAATGGCGAAGCTGCGGGAATTCTGCCGCCTGCTTTACCTGAGCCACCCGATCATCGCCAGCTGCATCGACATCTACGCGAAGTACCCGCTTCAGGGAATGTCCATCAAGTGCAAGGACAACCAGCTCAAGGAGTTCTACGAGGACCTGTTCTTCGAGCAGCTGGACTACAAGAAGTTCATGGTCGACATCTCCCGCGAGAAGTGGATGGTCGGCGAGGCCTTCCCGCTCGGGACCTTCAACGAGATCCTCGGCGTCTGGGAGTCCGAGGAGCTGCTGCACCCGAACGACGTGTTCGTGGAGCGCAGCCCGATCAGCCGTGACCCCCGCTTCCTGATCAAGCTGCCGCAGGCCCTGCGCGACGTGCTGCGTAACCGGCAGCCGGTGTGGGAGTACCAGCAGCTGGTGGAGAGCTACCCCGAGCTGGTCGCCTACGCGGGCGAGAACAGCCGGATGCCGGTCAGCGGCATGCTGCTCAAGCAGATCAAGTTCGAGGCCGACACCTTCCACAAGCGCGGCATCCCGATCATCATGCGGGCGTTCCGGGCCGTGCTCCAGGAAGAGATGCTCAACACCGCGCAGGACGCCATCTCGGACCGGCTCTACACGCCGCTGCTGCTGGCCAAGCTCGGCGCCACCGCGAGCGACCTGGGTACCGACGTCCCCTGGATCCCGACCCAGGACGAGCTGGACGACTTCCGCGAGTCGCTGGACGACGCGCTGGCCGCCGACTTCCGCGTCATGGTCCACAACTTCGCGACGACCATCGAGAACGTCTTCGGCAAGGAGGAGATGCCGGATCTCTCCGGCGACTTCGACCGCATCGAGGACCGGATGCTCCAGACCTTCGGGTTGAGCCGGACCATGCTCCAGGGCGCGGCGCAGGGTGAGACCTACGCGGCCGACGCGCTCAACCGCGACATCGTCACGCAGCTGATGACCGACCACCAGAAGCAGCTCAAGGACTTCTTTCGGGACCGCGCGCGGATCGTGGCCGAGGCCCAGGAGCACTTCGACTACGACGTCCGCAACGGCAAGCGGTACGTGAAGATGGAAGAAGTCCTGCTGCGCGACGAGGAGACCGGCGAGGACAAGATCGTCGAGCAGCCGAAGCTGCTCGTGCCCGAGCTGGAGTTCGACACCCTCAACCTGGCCGACCAGGCCCAGGAGCGCCAGTTCATCGAAGCCCTCGTCGCCACCGGCGTGCCGATCCCGCAGGAACGCCGGATCCTCGGTACCGGACTCGACTTCGAGGACATGCTGGAGCAGAAGAAGCAGGAGCAGATCCGGCTGGCCGTGGTGGAGCAGCAGACCCGCAAGGCGACCTACGAGGCCCTGCGCGACGAAGGCCTGCCGATCCCGGACGACCTGAAGAAGGACTTCCAGCCGATGGCGCTCAACGCCCAGGACCCGTCCGAGCAGGACATGGTCATCCCGACGATGGGCAACAACGACATGCCGACGCCCGCGCTCGCGCCGTCCGAAGAGGACCTGGCCGAGGGCGAGGACGAGGGTGCCGACGAGACCGACTCGCAGGCCCAGGTGATCCCCATGCCGATGTCCGCCCAGGCGCCCGAGGAAGGCGACCAGCGTCCGCCGGAGTCCGACGAGCAGCGGGCCAGCATGCCGAAGCCCGCCTCGCGCAAGGTGGCCTCGTTCCGCTACCGCTACGGCCAGATCCGCCACGCCATCGCCGCGCACTACGTCCCGCCGGACAACTCGATCGAGGACCTCCACGACGAGGAGACCGGCACCGTCACGCCGCGCCCGCAGAACTACCGGCCCACCGGGCTCTACGGGCCACCCCGGCATATCGGCATGCGCCGGTACGTCGAGGTCCACCCGGACGAGAAGTGGAAGCCGGAGTGGGACGAGGAGACGGGCTGACGCTCGGCCTGCCGGTCGCGGTGGCCAGGCCACCCAAGCACTGAGGAGGCCACATGACCACGCGGCACGTCGGCGGTGTTCGGTCCGAGGACTACTGGGAGTACCAGCTGGGCGAGCACGTCATGACCATCGACGGGTTCCCCGGCGTGGTCGAGCAGGTCGAAGACGGTCCGATCGCGGGCGCGGAGAACTACGTCGTCAAGCTCGACAACGGCATGGGCGGCGGCAACTACAGCGCCTCGATGCTGGCCAGGATGCCGACCAGTCGGTCTGCCGCCGGAGTCCACCTGGCCGTCGAGGACTACCCCGAGCTGGGCGGCATCCTCGACGAGCGGCCGGACCCGGGCAAGATGACCTTCATGGCCGCCAAGGTGGTCCCGGACGCCGAGCCCGAAGAGGGCCGCGCCGAGGAAGACCCGGGCGGCTCCGGCGACCAGCCGCACTCGTGCTCGTACTGCGGCTCGACCGACTTCAAGGACCTGACGGACAACGGCCGCGTCCGGCAGGCCACCTGCGCGACCTGCGGCGGCACGATGTCCGCGCACGAGGGCGCCCAGTGGACGCCCGAGCTGATCGGCGACCCCTCGAACCACCCCTCTCCGACAGTCGACCCGCGCTCGGGCGCGTCCGGCGCGGGCGACCAGGCCGGGATCAACGACTTCATCGACTTCGACTCGCGCGTGAGCACCACGGCCTCGCTGGCCGCCGAGCACGGAATCTCCCACGTTTACCGGGGCGTGCACGGGCCCTATGCCGCCTCGGCGGCCGAGGCAAATCGCTCTGGTGATCTGGGCTCGGGCATGTACGGGAAGGGCTTCTACACCACATCTTCGCCGGATCTCGCGACCGGTTATGCCCAAGCGCACAGCGGTGATCGAACCGGCGTGTTCATGCACGGCCAGGTTCATCCGGACGCCAGCGTCAGCCACCTCGACGACGTACCCAAGCACGTCCAGCACGGCACCGAGACCGACTGGGCGCGCGAGAACGGCCATGACGTGCTCACCGACGGCGTGCACACGCACATCGTGACCAACCCGCACGCGATCGCGTGGGACCCGAAGAACTACGACATCGGCGAGGCGCATAAGAAGTTCAATCGCTGGGGCGAGGACTACGACGCCAACCCGCCGGACCTGCACACGGCCTCGCTGGCCGGGCACGACTGGTGCACCTGGCGCCGGGAGGCGCGCTGCACCTTCCCCGGCGACTCCACGGCCGTCTCGATGGCCATTCCGCAGGACCGGGGCCCGTGTCCGTGGGAGACGCCCTGGCAGCAGCAGGTCTGCCCGATCTCCGAGCCCGGCCCGATGGCATTGATGCAGGCCAAGGGACACCGTACGGCGGCCACCCCGGCAGGTCCGTGCCCGACGTGCAAGGGCGCCGGTACCACCAGCTGGCGTGATGAGGATCCGGACTGGAAGGGCGAGCCGGAGGACAACCCCGGCGTCACCCTCAGCGCGCCGTGCGACGACTGCGACGGCAAGGGCCATGTCCCGGCGGTGTCCGACGAAGAAGAGGCGTACCACCGCAAGCGCTTCGACGATGCACAGGCCCGGTCGCGCGCCGAGCACCTGGAGGAGAAGCACCCGCCGGGCAAGGAGGTGACCTTCGCGGACATCAAGGGCTGTGGCCCCACCTGCCCCGTGGCCAAGGAATGGACGCGACGCCGGGACTCCCGGCAAGGTCAGCTCAACCCCGAGCCCGGCGCCATGCTGCGCACCGCCGCGCGGGACGCCGACTTCGGCTTCCATGTAACGGCCAGCTGGGCTGACGTGCAACGCAAGGCGAAGCGGATCCGGTCCGAGGGCGGCGTGACGATCGTCATCGCCTCGAACGACGGCGTCGGCGGCCACGTCAAGGGCGACCACGGCACCTACGAGGCTCTGCTGGTCTACCGGCCGGGCACGCACAAGGTCGCCGACTGGACCTGTGGCTGCAAGTGGGCGGCCTACGCCTTCGAGCGCAGCCCCGGCTTCCAGCGGTTCGAGGGCCGCAAGTGCTCGCACGCGCTGGCGCTCCAGTTCGAGGCCCAGAGCCAGGGCATGTTCGGCAAGGAGGTCCACCCCGCCGAGCCGACGTCGCGTGAGCGGTCGATCGTCCGGTACGACCCGGACGAGGGCGCCCACGTCTTCGCCCGGCCCTACGAGGGCTCGCTGATCGGATCCCTGGTCGCCCGGCTGCGCGAGGAGGACGCCGACCCCGGCGAGGTCATCGGCAACCTGGTGCGCGCCGGAGTGCGTCACAGGACGGCCGTACTGCTGTGGAAGAACGCGGGCAATCTCGGCCCGCAGAGCTGCAAGTACTGCGACAGTCCGGCCACGAAGGCGCACATGTGGGCCGAGCACAAGGCCTACATCCCGACCTGTGACGCGCACGCTCAGCGCGCGGTCGCCCACCTGGAGGGTCAGGGGGACGAGGTCGAGGCGGTCAAGGAGCTGCCCCAGAAGACCGCCGAGCACCACGAGGACGGCGAGCGGCGCTGTCCGCACTGCGGCGGCTTCATCGGCGTGGAGGCCGTCGAGCACCACCGGTGCCCGCACTGCGGCGCGCCGCTGGGCGGCGAGGGCCACGAGCACCACCACGAGGGCGCCAAGGCCGAGGAGCCGCCCGGCCCGAAGGTCTCCGGCATCGCCCTGAAGGCGCACGACACCGGCCGCGTGCTGATGCTCCAGCGCGGGCTCGACGATGCGGACGACCCGGCGGCGGGCACCTGGGAATTTCCTGGCGGCCACCACGAGGACGGTGACCAGTCCAGCCTGCACGCGGGCATCCGCGAGTGGGAAGAGGAGGTCGGGCAGGAGTTCCCGCTGCACGGCGCGGTGAAGCACGTCTGGTCCTCCCCGAACGGGGTGTACCAGGGGCACGTCGTGGTGATCCCGTCCGAAAAGGACCTGTCCATGAAGGACGGCCGGGTGGTGCCGAACCCGGACGACCCCAAGGGCGACTGTCACGAGCAGGCTGCCTGGTGGGACCCCGAGCACGCCCGGAAGATCCCGAACCTGCGCGACGAGGTCAAGGCGAACACCCCGTGGAAGGAGATCGGCAAGGCTTCGCTGGACGCCACGAAGGCGGCCAGCGCCTGGGACCCGATCTCGAACGCAAACCCGCAGCCGGGGCGCGGTACGAGCGAGCCCGCGCACTCGAACACCACGAACCCGGCCAGCACCGGCTGGGCGGCGGGCGAGGATCCGGACAACTGGAACAACCTGGACGCGAACCCCGAGCCGCTGACGCCGTCGCTGGGCTTCGACGCCGTGCTGCACTCTGAGCCCGAGCCCGCGCTGCCGACGACCTACGGCGACGAGGACGCGACCATGCGCCCGATGGAAGCGACCCCGGCCGATCTGGACCCCATCCCGGACAACCCGCCCGCGCAGGTGGCGCCGGACCAGGACGCGAACATCCACCTGCTCGACGGCGGCAGCTCGCTGCCGAACAGCTACCACGCCAGCGCGGAGCAGCCGGAGAGCCAGGACGTGGCCGACGTGATCGCCGCCTTCCAGCGCACGGCGGCCGGGCAGGAGCTGGCGGCGGGCGCGAGCAAGGCCGACGACGACATCGCGGCGGCCGCGAAGGCCCACCTCGCGAAGGAGGCGGCGGCCAAGTTCGACTTCGCCGAGCAGCAGGAGCTGATCAACGAGGGGAACGACGGCCGGAAGGCGCGCAACCTCGGGGACCTCAAGATCGAGGGGACCCACTACG